TTAATCAATTACCTTTAATTCTCGCATAACAGGCTCAACAATTGAATGTATAAACCCGTTGCCTCCTCTGGATTCGTAGTCTTCAAACAATTCCCAAAAAGCTTCTTTTTCCAACTCAGACCATTCACCAACCACACGATACTTATTATAATAATTGATAAGAGTATCTTTCAATTCTTTAACCTTAGTTTCATTATTTTTTCGCTTCATATCTTCAAGATTGGTGGCAATACTATTAACAGTGTTGGTAAGAGCGGAAAGCTCTTCCTTAATAATCTTATCATGCTTAATTGATTGCTGAGTATCTTCTTCGTGCTTTTCGTGTAATTGCTTTAAATCCTGAACCGTCTCAACTAACAATTCGTGGTCAGCCTTTCGTTGTTTCATTGCTCCTATCGGCTTATTGAAAATGGCACATACTTTACATATGACCTCATAGAATGTTACAATGATTGCCATTATCATAAAACCAACAATAATCCACGAAGTCAAATCTATATTTTGTAATTCTGATATTACTTCCATTAGCCCTCCTTGGTGTCTTACTTAATAGTACCTTTGCTTTGTAAAATATGTAGAACATTTGCAAATTTAATACAATCTATCCCACGAACACTAATATCATTCAAACAATTTATCACAGCATTCATATCCTCTATTTGGAACTCCACTGTCTTTTGAACAGTCTCAGCCATTATTTATCACTTCCTTTTTCTGCTTTTAACTCATCAGACTGTTGTTGAGTTATCATACCTTTTACTACAAACTTATCTAAATCAACATCGGTGTAATACTTCTTTGGATAACCATAGCCTTCAAGATAATATTTTCGTATCATATTGTAATACATTATTCCTCACCTCCGACAAGCGTTAACATAAGCTCAGCATTTTGTTCCTCAAGTATTTCAGTCTCTGTTTTAACTCCCATATAAACAACAAATGAACCATCTCTCTTGTCAATAATATCACCGGCTACTACAAAATCAGTTAATGGATAATCTTTTGTATACTCAACTTCTACATCTTCATAAGTTACTTCAGGTATATCTTTAGTATCACTTTCAGTATTTTCTTCTTCAGATTTAGTTACTGTTTCATTTGTTTCTGTCGTTGAAGATTCATTAGTAATTTCTCTTCTTTCAATTTTAGTTTCAGTTAATCTTCTAATAATTGAAGCACCATCTGAGAAAGCATTTACTAATGTATCATAAGTAACACCATCTTGTTTAGGAATTTCTATTTGAATGCAAACTCGTTTACAACCTCTTGTGAAATAATCTCTTTCATAGATTTCATTTTTTTCTTTAATTTGAATCTTGTCATTAATTATAAGCAACCTAAATCACTCCTTAAATTTTTATTTATACGATAGTTGAACTATCTTTTTTATATTTATAATCATTTACTATTTTAATTGTAGATGAACTAGTTTTATAATAAATATTTTCAACTTCGACAACGGTTGAACTGTCTTTCTTATATGATATAAGTTTAGTTTTATCTAAATCACTAACTTTAATTTTTCTATCTCCATTAATTGAAACAGTTGTACCTGGCACTGCATTGGATACATATGTAGTTTTTTCATCTGTACTTGTAACCGTTAAAGTAATACCGAGATATGCATAAACATCTGGAGCAGGTAATTTAAAAGTATTACTTGTTGTATAAATATTCTTTAGTACACTATCAATTATATCTGGTTTCCCAAAGTTATATAACGTATTCCAATCGACTAACTGTAAACAATAGACTTTTTTAGCACTACTTGGTGCATATGGAACCTTAACAAAAGGTGTTGTGTTGAAAAGTACCCAGTTATCTTCGTATGCTACGATCATATACGTTTTAACAATATTTCCATTTTCATCAAGCCATAAACCATTAGATTCATTATATCCACTAGAAAATGATTTGTGATTGGTTAGAATATCATTAGTTAATCCATTTGAGTAGTTAGTAATATTTGAGTTATCTGTATTATACATTAACATTGTATTTGTTGTTTTAGTGATTGTACATGTATAACTTCCTCCGACCAATGCACCATCATGTGCATTACTCTCGTCAGTGTAGCTACATTGATTGATACATATAGTATCGATAGTTATATTAGATTTACTTATATTAGAAGACAACCTACCTATAAGTCCACCCATGAAACTTGTCGATGTTTTGTGTCTTACATTTAATGAGACAATATTGATATCTGTCAATTTTATTGTATAATTGCTACTAGTATTAGAATTATACCCAACAACACCGCCAACGAAATAGTCTGCACCACCAGATGATACCATATTTACCTCTAGTTCTATATTAGCTCGATTTACTGTAAGAGGGGCACTGTCTGTCCATCCTGTAATACCTCCAACACGAGCTGATGTTATTGCTGATTGCATCTGCATATTATCAATCCAAATATCTGAGATTGTTGTTGAAAGATATACTCTTCCCACAATCCCACCAACATAGTGTATAGATGTATTATGATCAAATATGCATGGGTTCTCAAGGTAAACATTACTTATCGTAGTATTGGAAGAATAACCTAAAATACAACCAACATATGTTGGCGTACTCGACTCTGCATTTGTTATAACTAACTTCGTCATTTTTAAATTTTTAATAGTTGCCGATGAACCCGCATATCCAAATAACCCGCATCCTGAATAAGTCCCATTTATCGTTATATAAGATATAGTATGTCCATCACCATCAAAATTACCAGTAAATGCATAGCTAGTAGATGTATATCCAATAGGTATCCAGTAGTTTGCATTCATATTCAAATCGGCTGTAAGTTTATAATACTTACTTTTATATGACGTTGATGTACTACTGTTTATCAAATAACACAAATAACCAAGCTGAGCTGGAGTGGATATCAAGTATGGACTACTTGATGTTCCACTACCACCAGCAAAAGAGGTTGCTCTTACTCCTGAATCTGACCAATATGCCATAAAAATCAACCTCCTTTATTATGATGGAATCTTAAACCATATATCTCCAACTGACATATTACTTGGCTGTGAACTTGCAACATGTATCTTCGTATTATATCCAGTAGTTGTTCCTACAACTTTATATGAAGTACTACCTTGCATATAAACTGGATGTGATGTAGAATCACCTAAATAAATTGTATCACCTCTATAATATGACGTTGTTGATGAACTGCCAAAATAACTATTTATAGCATTTGCACCAAAGTGATTAGTCTCAGCATATCTTCCGTAATAGTTGCTTAAATTGGTCTTATAAGATGAATTATAACTACTACCAAAATGATTAGTTATTGTAGTTGTATTAGCACTATTTCTATAGCCAAAATAGTTATACATTGCAGTAGCTCCACCTTGTTCACCAAAGTAATTTGAACTTGAATTCACCCTTAGCAATTTAAGATTGTTACTATAACTTGACAAAAAACCATATCCTGAAGTCAAAGTTGTATTGCCCGATAAAGTACCGCCAGATGTTTTAAGAAAATCAGAAGTACTTGGAATATCAGACTTAGTAGCTATTTCATTGCCATCGTAATACCATTTGCCACCCTGACTACTGGATATATACAATGGGTCAGTAGCAGAAAATTCAAATCGTTTACTGCTTGTATTATGTACCATATAGTAAACAAAATCAAATCCGTTATCAATATTCTTTTGAAAAATATCATTAAGTCCTGATGTGATTTCAGTTAATGAAGCATATCCATTAAATAAACCTGTATCGGAAAATACTACATCACCTGTTAAAGTTAAATTACTTAATGATAAAGTTTCAACAAATTCAAATTCAGCAGGAGCTGGAGATTTAATGGAACTAAGAAACATAGACGCATCGGCACTTAAAGTTTCTACACAAGCATCGAGGTCTGTTTTGTCGCTTGCACTCATCAACCCTGAACTTGAAGTAGTAGCATTACTATATGTTTTTTCAGTTCCCCATATAGCAGTGCCATCTGCCGACCATTTCAATATTTGACCTGATGAGCCTCCACTTGGTATGTGTTTATTGCCAGATGTAGTGGGGTGAATATAGTTATTTGCATTACTTGATATTCCGTTTAATTTTATTTTATCGCTTGACGACATTAAACCATTAATGGTAGTAGTAGCATTTGACGGAGTATCAATCAAATCGTTATAACTACCCGTAAAAGCAACTTTTTTTAAATCAGAGAACCATTTTTGAACTTTACCAAATAGAGTAGAACTCTTTTCATTTGAAACAATATTTTCCCTTACTGAAGCCTCTGTGAAAGCCACAGTAGTGTCAGAAATAGCACTATTTGAGTTTAGCTTATTGTCTACATCAGTTTTGTTGGCTTTGCCTTTTACGTCCGTTTGTAGGCTTGAAATTGCAGTTTCATCTTCAGTCAATCTATCCTCTAAGACTTTACCCTTACCATCATATACTGCTTTGGTGTGCGATATAGGATATACTTTTTCATTATTTTGTGTAAAATATTTTGCTTTAGCCATTAAGTTCCTCCTTTCTAATTTTCAATATCATCTATCACGTAAACAACGTGTTCTTTCATATAGTTCAATTCCGACTGCAACGATTGTATAGCACTCTGCAATGTGTTGATTGTTGCAACTGAATTATCCATTGAATTTACGGCATTGTCTACTTTTGTATTAAGAGCATTAACCTTGTCATATAGAGCAGATACAATAGCGGTGTCTTGCTTTGAAATTGTTTGGTCAATGTCCAATCCTTTAAGAACCGTTAAAGTAGCAGGAGTAGTTGTCAATTTGTATGAATTATCTAACTCAAATGCAATTGAAAACGACACTGTTCCTGCATAACGAGTAACGTCATTAGTAATTGTCCATCCAAGCTTAATCGAATTATTTTCAACAGTAACATCAGTGACTTTGTAAATATTCACTTCTTTGCCAGCGTTCACAAAATAGATATAAGCAGTCTTATCAGTTAAATCAATTCCGTCAAATGTAATAGACGGAACATGAATGTAAACTGTTTCGGCATTATTTTCAGTGGCTACACCTATTGTCTGCAATTCAGACGGAACAGTAATCGTTCTATTATCCATATCAACTGTTATCTCTGGTTCAGTATCTGGTTCAAGCATCATTACTGCCGGAGTATATGCAGATGTTTGATTTTTTAAGCTTTCTAAGCTTTCTTTAAGAGACATAGCCATTACGAACTTGCCTCCGTTTCTTCTAACGGTTCGTAAGTAGTATCATCAGTAACAGATATGTCGCCTTTATTTCCATCTATCTTGTTCTCGATGTTATTTACAACTATTTTTAAACCATTTAAATCTAAAAATTTCTTTTCTTCCATTTTCTTTCCTCCAAAACGAGTTATATATTTTTGCAAAAACATATAGTATCAAGCAATACAAAAAGGGAAGAGTCGTCACCCTCCCCTTAGAAATATGTATCACCTTGAATTAATCAGAGAATAAATTATTCAGTCACTTTTGTAAATAGAGCATTTATTTCATCTGTTGAGATTGCTTCAATAGCAACAGATTCAAGATCAGCCACTTTTGTTTTTAGTGTTGAAATATCACTTGTATTTGTTTTTACTGCACCATCAGCAAGTTCTTTTACTTTTGTATCTGCAACACCAGCCGCATCAAAAGCCGTTGTTTCAGCATATGCGGCAGACTTTAAACCTGCAACTAAAACATCTGTGCCATCGACAGCGACTGTACCGTCTGTTTTACCGGTAGCAACCGACTGAATTGCAGAATCGGCTTTATCAATAGAAGCTTGTACATCAGTGCCTAATTTTGCTTTTGTAACTTGAGCATCACCAATCTTAGCAGTAATAACTGCACCGTCAGCAAGTTCTGTTGAACCTACACCACCAGCAACAATTGTGGCACTAACTTCTCTTGTTGCAGAATCAATAGCAATCTGAACCTGAGTTGCATTGGCTTTTGCAGTGTAAATGTCTACAAGCTTACCAACATTAATATAAACTTTGTCACTTGTTGCATTAGATAGTGTCAATTCAAGGTATGTGCCTTCATCCTGTCCTTCAGGGTTGACAACCACTTTACCACTTGATACAACCATATCCTTTGGAATGTCAACCGTAGCAATAGTTGCACCATTCTGAGTGAAGGTATAAGACTTTGCATATCCTTCTGTTGTTACATCTGTAGTAACTACAACCGCGTCTGCTGCGATAGCAGATGTCTTGGCAGCGTCAGCCTTATCTACAATATAAGCTTTGATTTTACTGTCATATGTACCAAGACCTTCGTAACTTAAAAACTTTTGTGTTTCGTTTGCCATTCTAATTTCCTCCTTGAATTTAATGAAAGTGTATAAGTTATGTATATATTGAACCTCACATGGCTAAAGCCACGTGATTCTTGGGAACTTCCTACTACTGTAAGAATATTTACCAAGCTATCCCGATTGTTCCAACCGTTCATATGTATAATTACTAAGTTACTTTCAACAATCGAAATCCTTCATTAAGTATATTCTTAGCAGCATTTATATCTCTATCATGGTGAGAATTGCAACATGGACAATCCCATTCTCTAACACTTAAATCTTTTGTTTCTTTATTAACATATCCACAAGTATTACAAATTTGACTACTTGCATAGAATTTATCTACTTTAATAATCTGCCTTCCATACCAATTAGCTTTGTATTCTAATTGTCTTACAAATTCTGACCAACTAACGTCAGCAATAGACCTCGCAAGTCTATGATTCTTCATCATATTTGACACTTGTAAATCCTCCAAGCAGATTACATCATTATTTTTAATAATTTCAGTAGATAATTTCTGTAAAAAATCTTTGCGTTGATTTGCAATGTGTTCTTGAAGTCTTGCAACTTTTATCCTTGCTTTATTACGATTTGAACCACCTTTTGACTTTCGAGACAGTTCTCTTTGCACTTTTGCAAGTTTAGCTAATGATTTTTTAAGATATTTATGATTTGAAATCATTTTACCATTAGATGTTATACAAAATTCTTTAAGACCTAAGTCAATGCCAATTGAATTATTAGTTTTTTCTAATGGTTTAATATCTACGTCTGTACAACAAAGTGATACGAAATATTTACCACTTGCATTTTGTGATATAGTAGCATTAAGTATTCTGCCTTGTGGTACTAACTTGTTTTTCGTTTTTACCATTCCAAGTTTCGGCAACTTAATATGTTTATCACAATATTGGATATTTCCGTTAGTGCATTTTGATTTATAAGAAAATTTATGTGTTTTCTTGCTTTTGAATTTAGGATAACCGGAATGTTCTTTAAAGAATTTCTGATAAGCTGCATCTAAATCTTTAAGTGAAGATTGGAGAGCAGTGGAATCAACTTCTTTTAACCATTCCAATTCAGATTTAAGTTTTTTCATATCATTTGCACACTGCACATATGATAAAGATTTTTTCGATTCTTCATATAACTTAATTCGTTTTGCTAAATATGTATTATATACAAATCTACAACATCCAAATGTCTTTTGAATTAATTCTTCTTGTTGTTTATTTGGATAAATTCTATACTTATAAGCTTTTTCCACCGACTTCACCTCACTTTCTTTTCTGATTTTGAATATACCTTCTAATTTGTTCTTCTGTATTTTCTGATACTGTTGCCACAAAATATGAAGGATTCCATAAGTGCCCACCCCATAGTGTCTTCTTTAATGTTTCTCCAAATTCTCGCATAAGTATCCGAGAAGACATTCCTTTCATTTTTTGGACTATGTTGGGAATATAATGTTGTGGTGAACAATTGATTAACAAATGAACGTGGTCTTTGTCTGTATTACACACCAATACCTGAAAACATTCATAAGTCGCAACCATATTTAGAATTTCCATTAATCTTTTCTCAATTTTAGAATATAAGATTTTATGTCTATATTTCACACACCAAACAATGTGATATTGAATTGAATATACATATCCTCTGCCATGAGTAACTTCCATAATTATCACCTCATGTGTATATTCTCTCTTTAGCGGCGATTCATCTCACCACTGAAGTGGCGAGTGTTCTCGCCTTCATTAATAAAACGCATTGTTAGCCGGCATAATGCGATTTATCCTAAATTATTTAAATAGATTTTCTATCTCTTCATCAGAGATTGTTTGTTTTTCAGTATTTGTTATATTTTCAACGGTTTCATCAAGTTCATTCTTATCTATAAATTCTTCAATCTTCTTTGACGAATATGTTGTCTTATCAGAAATAACATCATCATTTATAAAATTGTCATGATGTTCAATAATCTGTCCTTGTAATTCGGTAATTTCTTCTTCCAAAGCAATCAACTGAGCAATACGTTGGTCAAGTGCCGCCATAGATTCTGACGGTACAAATTGAGCCCAGTTCTTTGTAGGAATAATTTTTACCTTACAAGATTGTGTTTTCAGAACGGGGTCTTGAACTACACCATCTTCGTCCATATAAACTTGGTAAAACGATAGTTGTAATTCAATATCCCCATTTTCAGCAGTCATTTTTGAGCCAATAGGAAGCAAATATTCTAAATATTGTTCATCAGCATATTCTACCAATTCCTCAGATAAAGTTAAAAATTCTTGCTTATACAAATGAGAAATAGGGGAGATATATTCCAATGATACAGTCGTAAAATTTCTCATATCATTTCCGTCATATGTTTGTGGAATTAAAAATTGAATTTTACCGACCATATTGTCATATTGCATAATCGCTTCTTTGTGAGCTCCATATAATCTTCTATCGTTTAACAGAGTAATCGTGTACATTAAACCCTCCCTCAAAGACCAAACGCATTACAACAAAGCACTAAAAAAACTCCGTTTTCTACTGTAGATTCGAAATCGGAGTCCCAATACTTAACGTCTGTAATTATGCCTTTATCACAAAGGCTATCAAGAAAATTTCTGCCCCAATGGTCTGTTTTTCTATTCTTGTATTTTTCTTTTGTACCGCCTGTAAGCTTATCAACCAAAGCCAATAGTGTAGCCTTAGAAATCCAGACGTTTAGTTTCTTAACCATTCCGTCAATATCCTCAATGACTTTTGTTCCGTCTGAAGAGCCACCATCTTTAGATGCTAAAGAGATGACATTTGGCTGAGCCCAATGAATACTTGAATTTGTTTTCTCGCTTGTCCAAGTGCCGCCTGAAAGCAAGTCGAGAACTCTAACTGCCTTTGCATTTGTCAAGAAATCAGTAAGTGTCCATTGAGATGCATCTGTAATAATACCCTTCGTTGCCAACTTATCCAAGGCAATCTTTTGAGGATTTTCTGCTTGAACAGTAATTCCTCCGGCAACAGCAAATTTAATTTCATCAAGTGGATAATATCGACCAGGACAATTACTGTCGCCGATTTCTCTATGTCCAACTATCTTTGCATTTGGATAATAATTCTTTTTAAGATATTGACATAACTCGATAATAGATTTCTTTTGTGCTTGTGGCATTGTCTTTTCTTTTGTATGATAATCACCTTCAGCACAAATGCCAATAGAACAACTGTTCATACCTTGAACGTGAGCACCAACCACATCAAGCGGACGACCACGATAAATTGTGCCGTCCTTACGCACAAAGAAATGATAACCGATGCCTGTCCAACCATTTGAGACGTGCCAACTGTGTATATCTTGTGGAGTACATTTAACTGCTTCTGCGTGATGTAACGCTATAAAATCTGTGCGTGAACGCTTTGTAAAGCCACCGTGCCATTTATAAGCAACTTCAATTATATTCATAGCAATCTTCCTTTCTTTAATTTTTGCACAAAAAAAGAACATTCGTATAGAATGAATGTTCTTTTATTTATCACTGTTAGGCGTGGTATATGTAAGTGCCGTTTTGCTATCTGTAATGCCTGTTGTAGTTGGGTCAATAATAGCATTATAAACACTCGTTGCCATCAACAGCAATACATATGGATTAGAAAAAGCTGTCAATATTACATTGCCTACTGCTTGCCATGTGGTTAGATCTTGCGCCGTAATTCCCATATACCCAAGTACAGGAACAAAAATAGCAACTACAATTTGTACCCAAAACATCGGATTTTTAATTCTTACTTTCCAGTTAATGTTTGTCATAATAAATTCCTCCTCTTAGAATGTTAATAACACTTCTATTTCTCCATCTGAACCATCAATAGATGCAACACATTTTTTTGTCACTTTACAAAATGCTTTCTTTAAAGCTGGTATATCTTGCGATAACATATACCCAACCTCATCATTATAAGGTAATTTGCCACTTAATGTGACACCATCAGGATAATCTATGTCATCTTGTCTATCGTTATTCAGTATAAATACTTCGTCCACATCACTTTTTATTAGTTTTCCGAAATACCAATCTTTAGCTGCCAAAGTGGAATATGTTGTTATGTCAGGGTGTAGTGCATAAATAAGAGTTCCTACTTCGCTTTGATTCTTTGAAGCATTATCGACAACTTCATTTATAGAATTAATAATACAATTTTTGTCAACGGTTTTTAGCATATCCAATGTTTGATATGGTAATGCTATTTTTTCAGAATTAATACACCAATCACAATCATAATTACTAATTACATATTGACTTGCCGGTTCTTCAGAAGAATCATTATAAACAACGTTTACTGTATAATAACATAAACTAAACTTCCACACTCTTGTTTCAACAGCATCTATAGTGTCTTGAGAAATTATTGAATTAGATGTTGTAAATTCTAAATGTTGCGTATCAAAATTAAATTCGCAATTAATATATGTCTTGTTTCTTGTAATAGGAATAAAAGAAACACTTGTCGTATTGTAAGGAAGATACCCCTTTTTTACAGTATTATCAAAAGGAATAATACCTTTGTCAAAAGTAATCTTGACTTCTTCTGAAGTTGTAGGATTTGTTAATTTTGGGGCTGGCAATGTTAAATTCATAATATTACCGCCAACTGTCCACACAACTTGTTTACCATATACATCATCCCTAAGTCCTTCCGCCAAATCAATCATTTCAAGATTATCACCACTTGCATATTTATCAATAGCACTTCTCACATATTCTGTGGTTGCAACTTGTCGTGAATTATTTGATACAGACGGAGTAGGTGCTGTTGGTATTCCTTCAAAATGTGGAGAATTAATACTTGCATAATTTGAATAATCAAAACTGCCTGTCAAATTGCCGATATATAACCAATTATGATTGCCATTATCATCTCCTACACAAAAATACACTGAAAATGTATTTGAGTTAAGATAAAAGTCCCCTACATTTGCAGGAATGTCATTATTGGCAACATCATTTACATTTGTTGTATGGGTTAATAGTGTACCATAGTGCCATATACCGGTTATTGTTGTATTTTCTAATTGTTTTTTTATTGTGCCTATAGAATTGTTAATTGAAGTATCAGAGGCTACTAATTCATTGATTGCTTCTAAAAATGAATTTTTATTTTTTGTAGCCAATGATGTCAAAGTATTCAATCCATCAAAATACATTCTTCTTGCATACATTTCAGAAATTGTTGCTTTCATATATGTTACATCCATCTTTGCAAAATTTCCTGGTTCAGGCTGTTCTGTAACTTCCAAATCAAGCTTGCCTGTTTCGGTTGAATAAAGAAGATTTATATATTTTTCTCCTTCTTCACCTTTTTCCGCCGAAAATGTTGCAGAAATTGATTCTGATTGAATAGTTAAACCATCCATAAGAATTTTATTTTTTACAGTTTCACCATCTATTGTCACATACCCATTGCCATATGATGTATTAATACTTATAATTAAATCTGCTTTTTCAAGACTATGGGTTATTGTGTGTGTGCTTATCCCTGTACCATACAAGGTTGTTTTATCTGCTTTAGAAGAAAGTGTTTCATTAATAGATTGAACATCAGATTTTCGTTCGCTTGTTTCGGTCGAAATTAAGGTGTTCAGTGATGAATCATTATTTTGTCTTTCTTGTGTTTCATCTTGAACATTTTTAACAATTTGAGCAATTTTATCCGTTATCCCATTCAGTGCTTTTCTTACAGTTGTAGCTTGTGGAGGATAGGTACTATCTTTATCTAAAGTATCTACAACTTCATTTTCCATTACTGCATTGTTAATAGCATTAATCAGTTGTTGCTTAAAATCTGCATTATCATCATTTGTGTCAATATCTTTGATTACGTTAATAAGGTCTCTTAACTCTTCAAGTTCATTTGTTTCAAATGATTGAACCAAGTTCAATAAGTTTTGAATAGTCACACCTGCTTGAATAAAAATATGTGCATCTTTTTTTAAATCAATATGTGCCATTTAATCACTCCTTTCTACCAAATATGATAATCTACACTGAATGAAGCAGAGTCATAAGATAGAGCATATGGGTTTCCAGAATTAGATATCTTAATGCAAATGGTATCTCCCATTAAATCAACCTGTTGAACTTTTTGGCTGCCATATGAATTAGTATGAATAAGTGGGTTAAACAAAGAATTGAGTTTATTCCCATCATACCAAAAGAAGATTTGAGATTTTGGGTCATTAGTTGTTTGGTCACTTAGTTTAATATTTATAACTCCACAATGTTCTTTCGATTTGTCAAATGGAATAGATATATTTCGTATTGTGTCATTTTTATCTCCACTAAAATCCCAGCTTGAATTTTTCAATGTACTATGTCTGCCCACCATAACTTTATCTACATATCCTTGAATATATTTTTGAACATAATCTTCAATTGCACTTTTAAATTCACCCATCAGCGTAACATTGCTTGTGTCTATATGTAAATCAGCCATTATTTATCACCGTCCTTTTCTGTTTGACATAAATATTCACTTCTTGAACCAAATGTTTGTCCAATATATTTCTTTAATCCTTGATTACTTATATACATCCTGACAAAATCATTTGGTTTGATTTTTATATTTGTATAGTTAGGTATATTTTCATATACTTCTTTTGTAGTTGTATCTTTCAATGTTGCGTGCAATCCATCGTCAGAAACACTTTGTACTTTTAAATCCTCAAATGTTTCAATATTCTGATTTTTTAAATATGTTGAAACTTCACTTTGAATAATTTGACGTATCATATTTACATATGCAATAACTGTTTCATCATTAAAATCTATTTTTTCTTCTTCATTTTTCATTTAAAAAATTACCTCGTTAATATTTGTCATTGTCAAAGATGTCGTTGCACCACTATCCATACTCATAGAAATAGAGTCAATGACATAGTTTTCGTTGTTAATACCCAAGCTTGGATAATTAACCATCACTGACTGGTTAACATCGAATATAGGATTATATGTACATGATAAATTTAATGTTTTTGTGCCACGGCTAAAATTAATCAATTCGTACATTGCTCGTGACATACACAATGAATCAGCATATAGCTTACTATCACTTATAACTTCTGGTATTTCGCCATTGTATTGAATACAATAGTCTGATTTTAAATTCTTGTTCTCGGCGATAGCACTGAATTGATAACCATTAGCAATAGCACCTTTAACAACAACTTTATTTCTGACTTGTGATGTATTATAAACAACATTTGCCGACACAATATCTTTGTCGTTTTCCTCAAAACGATATACAACAGGGAAGTTAGATGATATAAACTCATTGACATTAGAACTAACAACCATATTGCCAAATTCATTGTAGTAAACATCGGAAGAAATTGTTTCGCCCATACTTGTAAATATCTCACTGACTTTTGTACCGGCATCTTGCTTTATAGTGTAATATGTATTAACGTCCGTATATTCACTATTGAAGATAATTGGTTTTAGGTCAAATGGTTTACCATTTCCTCTGTCACTTGCCAATAGAGAAGTAAAAGCATTCTTCATTGGAACACCAACAGGAATGATTGTCTTTAAACTTGTCGTTCCATAAACACTGCCATCAAATAAACCAAACTTATCACATAATGATAATGAGATTGTTTGACTTGAATTTTCTCTTGATAATGTAGGGTCTTTAAAAACAAATACTCCTTGTTGTTTCCAATATATTGTGTCACCAATAACAATACCAGAATCAAATCTGAATTTGCTTCCAGTCCATATTAGTCCCTTGATCGGCTTAGGCTTCCACTTATTATCTATATTTGCAAGAGTAATATTCATTGTACGTCTTTGACCAGTCTGATATGTAATACTTAAACTCGCTGACATTAAATCATCGCTTGCGTCTATTGATATATTTTCATCTTCGTCCAACAAATACAATCTAAAAACAGGTATAACTATATCAGCTTTGAACACTTTGAGCATTCTCTCAAACCCAAGTTTGCTGAACGAATTTAGATATACCTGTTTTGTTATATTTGCAATATTAATATTATGGATACTGTCAACTACATATCCGTTCTTATATATGTTCATATTAAACCACCGTCCAAAAGGGGAGAAGCAAGGTATTCATGATATTTATTATCCGCATCAACCTCAATTGTATCTTTCAATAATGCTCCCTCACTATCCGACAAATATTCATAATACAATGGATTAATCGGCAATATCATACCCAGCACATCAACCGTATCAATATCATTTAACTGATTAAATGTAAACGTAACAGAAACATCGTGATTGTCATTTGTATCATATTGAAATGTTGGATTAGCATCTGTATCTCCAATAGTAATCAAGCCTCTCAAGTCTATAAGCATTTTTAAACTGTTACTTGATACAAAATTCTCCCAATTTATAATGTCGTCATAAGTATCTATATATTGACTATCACCTGAGCAATCTATCTTGCCAAGCAACCCTGTAATAGACATAGTTCTTTGTTTACGATTACCGCCAGTCGCTTTACCGTAAGCATTTTGGGTCTGATAAAATGTCTTATCCGTATTCAACGTGTAACCGTCATTAGTTAAATTAATATCTAATTGCCATATATTATCTTCGTCAATAGTATAAATATTATCTTCTTCTGTAGGAACAAGTCCGATTACAGAGACTGTTCCTCTATGTAGTTGGATTTTATCCGATACGAGAGGGGAGATTGTTTTGACATTTACTTGCACACCATTAACGTCCATTGTATTATTACAAATACCAAAAATATAATATTGGTAATCACATAAATCTCCAACAGTGAAATCTTCTATCACACGTTGAGTAGGATTTTCAGTTTGACATACTTTATGTAACGTATCTTGTTCGCCCAACGTTTTATAAACTTGAAAATGGTCGATATTTTCATATGAACCGTCAAAATTACTTCCCAATAACGTATCATTAAAGTTTGCCAACAACTTTGTATCAGCATTCCAACTATAATTCCCATATGCTTGTGTTAATGTCTCTTTTAAATCATCAGAATGAGAGCCTTCGTCAATACCAAAAGCATTGTATGTAACTCCGCCGAACAATTTCACTTTTGCCATTAACTATCACCTCCCGCAGTCTTACTGTCTTTTTGAGACATATTTTTAAAATAAACATTTTCAGTTTTTGTATCTATAATTACAAGCCATGTTTGTTCGCTTAAAGGTGTTTCAGTGTGATAATATAAGTCATCATCATACTTTATTTTACCGTTCATATACAAATAAGGAACAGAATAGTCCACTATTTCTTTTGCCATAGCTTCATTTATTGCTTTTTTCTGATCTCCGACAGTCATATTGTCCCAATTTTCATATGGGGTAAACACTCGTCCGTATGAAGAATACCCTGTACTTGGATTTTTTACTGATAGATAAAAATTCACACCATCCCACTTTAATGCAGTTGTTGTTTCATCATCATCCGTAACTTCAAATATTGTACCGGTATAATCAGAGTCAATCCTGAATGTTGTATATATTGTACTCTTGCCAAACGATAATTCCTTTTCGCCGTCTATAAAATCATATGTCAAAGAGTTACCTTTATCCAAGTGACATACATTATTAGAGACAGTCAATGTAGTATCTATTTTATCAGTATCCTCATTATATGCAAGAAACTGATGTCCACCGTCAATTTCTTCATTTGCAGTAATAGAATGTAATTCACTGAAATCAACAATTAAAGAATTATGTTTTCTGTATTCCTCAATTTTAATGTTCATAGGGTAGGAGATAGAATTATACTCTGCTTTAATATAAATTATTTTTTCAAATGTAGAGCCAACACTATCTGTTAACGACAATGTTAATCTATACTCATTTCCACTGATAAATTTATCATATTGCCAATCTATATTGGTTGAATATATGTTGTTTGAATAAGAAACGGTTGAATATTTTGTATCCGATTCACGTCTTTCTAAAAGAAAACTATAATGACTAACACTTATTCCTTCGGATTGTAAATACTCACCAGTGATATGCAAATTGCTATATGATAAGGATAGGGGAGCAAGTTGCGTGTTTTCAGATAAATCTAACTCTTTTGTCACATTTTCACCATTTACACTTGTAAAGTTTTCATATAAATTAATCTCAGGAGGTGTGTTTGTGTCGAAATAATATTGGTCTGTATCTATGTAATTACAATATATTGTATATGTATCATTGACAGAAACCTTAAGTTTACCACTTACAACCGCATAACCAAATTTAGGTTCACCATATGTATCTAAATCATCCGTTGAGTTGAACCATTTGACTGTCTTGTCGCCTCTCTCAGGGTCTTTTTTATATGCGTCATATTTTGGCAAAAAGTAATAATATTTTTTGATTTTTGCAAACGTATTCCCAACCTTAATATAGTAGTTCGCATTTTCATCATATCGTGTCCATAATTCTTTGTGTGGATTATCATCGGAAGTTTTTGTTAATGTACAATCCTTAAAATACATTTGCGTATGAGGATTTATCTTTAGAATTCGATTCCCATTCATTTCAGAACTATTCAAACCGTAATATGTTCCTTGATTAGATCCTGCGGACTCAGCCCCTGATAAAATTTCCATAACAGTACCTTTACCAATCCAAGAAGACGGCACATAATTAGACTTGGTATCGTCCTCATTAAACTTGGTATCGTCCTCATATATTCTCATCTTCCAAGTATACATTTCACCGGCAGCGAATGAAAACGTGGTTTTATCACTTGTTCTATTGCTGTCCGATTTGTATATCTTATATGTTGGAATGTTATTCTTAATAGGGTATGTAACCAACGAACTATAATTATTTTCTTGCAAATTTTGTATATCAAAATTATCAAAGTAATATTCATAATTGTTGTCATCTATCATTAATCGTGCTTTTGCAATCTTTCCGCTTGATTGTAATTCACATTGAAAATCAACTTTCTCATTTGGATTTACAACTTCTGCGTGTGGATATTGCAATGCTGGTTTTCTAAGCAAATGTTTCACCGTTACTGAAAACTTATAAAAAGTTATAAACCTTTATGTTTCATTCCTACTTCATCGTATATGCTTTTGACATGATTTCTCATAATCTACTCGCAAGTTCTTGTACACTCCATAGGCATAAATTCCTGACTAACGTATCAGTACATATCTGTAATAACTTGAAAGTGTTATGCTACAGATTGTTGTTTTAGGACATTTTCTCCATACTGTTTTAGATTCAAAGCCGCCTGATAATCTCTATCAATTACATTTCCACATTCACATTTGTAAATACGGTCAGACAACTTTAAATCTTTTTTAATACTTCCACAACAACTACATAATTTAGAACTTGGAAAAAATCTATCGGCTATAACAACTGGTATATTGTTCCACATAGCCTTGTATTCAATCTGTCTTCTAAATTCATAAAAACCTTGCTGTTGTACTGCTTTGGATAAATGTTTATTCTTCATCATTCCACTTACATTCAAATCTTCAATACAAATGAAACTTGGTTCTCGTTTCACTATCTCAGATGTTGTTTGGTGTAAATAGTTTTGACGAACATTTGTTAGTCTGTGATTTAGTTTTAAAAGTTCTTTTTCTCTTTTTATAATGTTACTTGTTTTACAGTAATTTGCTCCTTTCTTATTTTTCTCATATTTTCTTGATATGGAACGCTGTAACCTGCGTTTTTTCTTTTCTAATTTCTTTACCGTTTGCGTTTTGTTTATGTTCTTGTATGTATTGCCATCAGAACATATTGCTAAATGCTTTATTCCTAAATCAATTCCAATACCTTCATTTGATGGAAGAGTAGTATTATCATTAACTTCAATACCAATTGACACATACCAATATAATCCGTCATAAGTAAAACGTGGATTCATGTATTTACAGCCAGTTGGTATTCTTCCTTTTTCACAAAGTTTAATCCAGTTTAACTTTTGTTTATTCTGTTTTTTACTCATTGAAAAACTTTCAACTTTCACATGGGTATCGGTAAACTGAATTTTTATATTGTCTTGATAAAAAGATGGAGTAGAGTGTTTCTTACTCTTAAATTTAGGATATTTACATTGTCCTTTGAAGAATCTCTTATAAGTATTACAAGCATCTTTAATTGCTTGTTTTGTTACATTATTGCTTACTTCATTCAGCCATTGATATTCAGACTGTTTCTTTAATTGTGTAAATTCTTTTCGCAATTCACTATCTGATAAAAATTTGTTCCCTTGCTTATAATTATCCTGTTCTCTTGAAATAGCCCAATTATAAGCAAATCTAGCACAGCCTGCATATTGAAACAACTTAGTCGATTGTTTATTATTTGGATTCAATCTCACTTTTATTGACTTTATCATTTGATTCACCTTCTTCCTCAATTAATTCTTTTACTAATTTTCTAGCTTTATTTGCACGTTTACCTTGTAATTTACAACTAAAAACTGTAATTATTTGAACTAAATCTTCTACAAGTTCTTGTTGCTCTGATTTTTCTGTGTTATCAATAATTTCTATATCACAGTTATATAAACTTGCGATATATTCGACTAATTCAAATCCAAATCTTAACAATCTGTCTTTATAAAGAACCACAACTTTTTCTACTTTATTTTGAGATATGCGTTTAATCAGTTCTTTCAGTCCTTTTTTCTTATAATTGATTCCAGAACCTATATCAGAAATAATTTCATAAGGTCTTCCTTGTGCATTTAGATACAATTTCATATTCTCTATTTGTCTTTCCAGATCATCTTTTTGTTTATTGCTTGAGACTCTACAATATCCAATGACAATTCTATCTAAATTAGGTTTTATGTTCATAACCTGATTTAACTGTTCATGAGAATAATATCTGTATCCATTACTAGAAGTATGGTGAGGATGAAGTTTACCATTTGCGTCCCAATTTCTAAGTGTTTGTGCTGATACTCCTAAAATTTTTGAAAATTTATTGATAGAATAGTATTTACTCATAATTAAAATCTCCCTATAATGTTTATACCTAATTCTATCATTAAAAGTTATAAAAGTAAGCATATATTTATAACTTTTTATAACTTATAACAAACAGTTACATTCCTCCTTAAATTTTTGCAATAAAAAAACAGCTACGCAATATAACGTAACTGTTTATTAGTGGTTTGTATTGTTTTTAATTGTAGCAATATAAACTGTTCATATATTTATTTTGTTGCCTTAACTTTTAAATTATTATCTTTGTCTATCTTGAAGGTAAAATCATGAGTGTTCATATAATTTACCCAATTCATATAATCTTGATTAACCGTATTTCTTACTAGTGGTTTGGTTGTAACTATTGGCTTTTCACTCTTTATAGCATATACTCCCATGACAATTCCTCCTTTATAAATAATTTGAACTATATCTTTCAAAAACATTTATTTAATAATATTATATGCATTTCAACGAAGGTTATAATCACTATACTTTTATTCATTTCGATTATATAATCGCATAAAATTTCTATAACTATTATAACCGATTTTTTTCAAAAAATCAATACCAATCCACGAAATTCCTTGATTCAACCAATAAAAAATAGCATTAGACAGTCACTCCCAAAAAGGGAGCAACCATCTAACTTATAACTTATATTTTCGTGTTCTTTATAATTGGATATTGTGATTTGACTTTATCTGTTAAAGAATCTACAAAAGCATTTGCGTCCGGAACAGGGTCAGTCACATTTATATCGCCCGTAAACGTAATGCTTTCAGTAGTTGACGTTGAATTGTTAGTTGCAGGCATTTGTTGAGGAGATTGCTTAAAGATAGAAACTTGGTCAATAAAGTTTTGAGGATTCTTTGCAAATTCCCACAATACATCAGTCGCTTCCTTATCAAAGACCATATCGCCAGCATTAAGCATAGAATAACGACCGACAGACAACTTTCTTAACTTAGCCTCGTAACCATCCTCATCAGTAATCGCAAGACCACCTTTAGCTGACTTTGTTCCAGTTGCATAATGGGCAGTAGCAATAGAACCAACAGACGGCAAATTAGCATTATATTCTTCAATCTTATTTGTTATCATTTCAGACAATTTAATGCCTAACTGTTCATTCAATGCGGAAAGAAGTTTTGTATTGTCTTGACCGGTAGATAACAACATATCAGCCAAAGCAATATATTCTTCATGAGATGCATGCCAACTATCAAAGAATATAGCTTCTTGTTCAGTCAATCCACCATTCTCTTTACAGAAGTTTTCAATATCACTGTAATCTTGTGAAAAATCATTTGTAAACATCTGTGCCCCAAAATCACTTGTTTGTTCGTAATCTAAACCACTGCTATAAATCTTTAGATTTCTTGCAAGTTCAAGTCTTTGAGCTTTTGCACGGTCTTCAGCTGACAAATAACCATTCTGTTTCTTTGCTAATTCATAGTATTTTTCTAACTCAGCAGCATAATCAGTAATCTGCTCAGTTTGTTTCATTTGGACTTTTGCATCGCCGTTTGCACCCATAGGCGAAGTCGATTCAAGTCCGTCATGTTCAAAAGTTTGAGGAGCATACTTACTGTTAACAGGGTCTGCCGTAAGCTTGTTGTTGCGATGTGTTTCATTTATCTTACTAAAGACTTTGTGAATTTCTTCAGATATAACACCATCTTTCAAAAGGTCATCAAGGCTACTTTGGTTTAAGTCATAGTCCTTATTATAGTAGAACTGTCTGCCTATTTCTACATTATTAAGTCCCGCAACTTGTCCGTTAAATGATTCATCAGAAGTTGAATATTCATTCGCCCAACCGATATTACTACCGCCAAGCATAATATTTGATGCAATAAGAGCTTCAGTAGATTCCAATGTTTCAGCATGACGTTTCTTTTCATCGTCACTTAGTCCGTTCAATACTTCAATGTATTTATCATTCGCTGAAATCATCTTTTGAGTTATATCACTTTGTGCCTCCATATCACGCACATTTTGATTTTCTGCATTGTCTTGCATAATATTATCAAGTGACATTTGTGCCTTAGTCGCTTCTAATTGAGTATTATACAGTTTTTCAGGGTCAGCAACATTCACCCATCTGTCGCCGACAAGAATACGAGTATCACGTTCTTTTAAAGTGTTTTGGAATTCAGCATTTTTCTTTGTGACTTCAAGATTCTGTTTGGCAACTTCTAATTGCTCTTTTAACTGTTCAATACGGCGATTATAAGCATTTGTAATTTGTTGTTCTTGATAGTAATCTTCTTCACCTAATGTACTGATGTCAGATTTATACTTCTTATAGGCTCTTGCCATTTCATTATTCAAGCCATTGATAGTATTCATCATATCTGAGTAGTCATTCTCATTAAAGAGCAATGCCCTTGTATCCTCATCTAACCACTGAGAAAGATTCTTATTTGCGATAAGTTCACTTTGATAATCCAAAGCAGCATCTCTCAATGATTGCTGGAATGAATACTGTTCTTGTAATGCAGAAGTAATAGCTTTCTCTTTGTTCAAACGAACGTCTAAGATTTTATTAAGCTTTTCATAACGACTGGTTTCCAACTCAATCTTTTGATTTGCTTCTTCTTGCTCTTGGTCTTGAATTTCATTATTTAAGTTACGAATGTTTTCAGTACCTTCAAGATATACTTGAGAATTTTTCTGCATTTCAGAAGCAAGTTGCTTAAAGACCTGAACTAAGTCACTTCCACCAATACCCTCCAATAACTCAACAGTTTCATTATATGCTGCATCATTAAAGCTACCGTCCGCATTATATAGCTCACTCATCTTAACATTTTCTAAGACTGTTTTTCGTTGTCCCGTAGCATTTTCGTATATTTCTTGATTAGCCTTATGGGCAGCATCTACACGTTCTTGTTCAATGTCACGTTCCTTTTTCATACTCTCGGTAATTTCTTTTGCAAGTTTGGCTTTTTCTTCATCATCGGTTGACCTATTGTATTGGTCTTGAAGAATATTTCTATCATACTGCAACATACCGGTTTCACGAGTATATTTAGAATCTCTGTTACTGATGTCTTGAAGTTTACGTTCAGTAATTTGCTCCATAGTATCGGCATAATTTGACTCAATCTCGTCTATATTCTCATTGATGTCTTTAAGTTCATCTCTTGCTTTTTGAGCTAATTCAGCCGTAGGTGCGTCTTGAATAAGCTTTTTTAGAACTTCTGATTTATCTTTTAAAGCATCAAGAGCGTCTTTCATATTATCAGCAACAAGTGTTTGTTGAGTGATAAGAGATTCCGTTGCTTTCTTTGAAGCCTCATCAGCAAACTTAAAATAGTCACTCATATAGTTGCCGTCAGTCGGATGTTCTACCCATTTCTTAAAACGTTCTTTAAAGTCAGATTGCCAAGAATCATACTTATCCTTTTCAGCATAGTATTTTTCATAGAAATCTTCACTATAAGAATTCAATATATTAGATAAATCATCTTCCGCCCATTTCTCATAATCGGCGAAGTCTTTCGCATAATCCTTAAACTGCATAAGAATATCAGAAGTGATTGTATCATCATCGCCCCAACTGTCAGTCAGCTTATCAATGGCTTCAAGTGTTGGTAAGTCAAGCTTTTTAATATCATCAGACAATACACCACTGTCTAATTTGCTCTCAATACTCTTTAGTGTTTGATTTATCTTTGATGTATTTTCTTCTGCTTTACGTTCTTCGGCAGTTTGTTCCTTTTCTTCGTCTGTATTATCGGCATTGACACTGACTGATGTATTACCATTCTTTAAGAACTGTACGGGCTTTTTATCACCGCCATACTTCTTAATCTGAGCATAATCATCGGCATTAATAACAGGGAATGGCTTATCAGAAACAAACACTTGCGAAGTACCGTCACCTAACGGAACAAGATTACCTTTTTCGTCAATAGTTGCTTCTGGCTTATTATGTTCATTCACTTGTGCGATTGTGCCAGCAGAAACAATACCACCTTTTTCTTTTTGAGTAAACGGAACATCAAAACTATAATTACTTTGCTTTTTGTCACCTAAAGACTTTACATTGCCAACTTTAGTAGCCGATGTATGAGTGTTAGTCTTAAATGTACCATAAACTTGTTGAAGCTTAGACATAAACTCTTGCATTTTTTGAGTTAATACAGACGTACCACCAACATCAGGCATATCAGAGAAATCAAAACCTTCCAAACTACCTAAATTTTCAATCATACTAATTGCATGATTCAAATTGCCGTAAGGTGGTGTACCGCCATTAGCTTTATAAGCAGGAGCAATAGCTGATTTCTTAACTTCAAATTCAACCATATCTTGTCCGTTGTTATGACCCCACTTGTTGGCAGGGTTATTATCGTACCAAGTATATGCTTGCGACTTCTCGTCCATTATGATACCGTAAAATACACTACCGTCATCTTGAGTGTATCTCATAACATCTCCAGGCTTACCAAAAGTAGATGTCATTGCTACAAGACGAGCACCTTTATATGTATAGATGCCATTCTCATCGGTTGATAAATCACCGCTATCCAACAACTTCTTAAATAGTTTCCAAGCACTGGAACTTGTATCCCAATATCCAAGCGATGAACCCAAATATCCATTTTCGTCAAAAGCGGTATATGAATGTGACTTACCTACACCTTGTCCGAAATCATTTGTATCCCAAGATTGTTGAACTGTATTATTTGTTATACCCGAATTATTACTTCTTGTAGAGCCGTTATTCACTCTATTCCTGACATTGTTTATGCCTAAAATCCTTGATATAGCGTCTTTTGCATTTGGTGTACCATTAGCATAAGCATGACGTACATTGCCGTTTAAAATTCGCTTTGTATCGGCATAAGGGATAACAGTATCACCTCTGTCAAGATTAACAATCTGTGTGCCATCTAAACCAGTAAGATATGCTTTACCTGTCTTTTGTCTGATAAGAATTTCAGGTGTAGGGTAGTTTAATCCTCTTACTTCTGCTTCATCCCCGAGTTTAGCAAGCCCAGGCAATGCACCCTCAGTACCTTTATAATAACGTCTTGCACCAAGATAAGCACTTGTCCAATATGTACTAAAATCACTCTCTTTTACAACATCACCAGTGTGTGGAGAATGAATAATCTTATTATTGCCTTCATAGATACCAACGTGTGTTGCTTCGCCATTTCCATAGAATACCAAGTCGCCTGCTTGAAGTTGACTCTTATCAACTGCTTGACCTGACGCAAATTGTTCCTGAGAAGTTCTCGGTATTGACTTACCGTTCTGTGCCAATACATACTGTGTAAATCCCGAACAGTCAAAGCCAGATGGTGAAGTTCCGCCCCAAACATAAGGTGTTCCAAGAAATGATTTTGCAGTATTGATTATTTCATTATCACCTTGAGGGTTAGTTTGAGAATTACCAGACAAAGCACCATTATTAACATTGATAGCAAAATTCATGTCAACTGTATTTTCACCAAATACTTCATTCATTAATGATATGATTTCTTGTATCTTATTAGCAATTAATACTTGCAATGCGTTCCAAGATTGCTCCGATATAGACGGTGCGATTATTTGTAGTGACTGAATAGCCCTTGCGCCATTGGCAGCAATAGTTTGAGCATCTGTCATATATTGCCCAATAGTATCATTCATACTATTCCAAGAAGATGATAACAAAGTCAATGCTTGCAGTGGGTCATCTTGTACAAATTTATCCCAAGCGTCTTTGCCATTAATACCTGCTTGTTGTAGCAGAGAAGTTACATTGCTGTCAAGCAAGTCCCAACTACTCATTCCACCATCTTGCATTAGGTTAAATGCTTGAAGTGAATTGTTTGAGTCTTTTATCCAATCAGTCCAATTATCTGCATTTACATTCAATTCAGACAATTTATTCTGCAATTCATTCGGTAAATCATTCCAAGCTGAATTTTGCAAAATAAGTCCAACAACCGAATCTGAAAGTGTACTCTTATCAGCTTTGTCAAGCGACTGCGATGTCATATTAACAATAGTGTTAGACAAGTCTTCGTACATCTTCTTATCAGTCAGACTGTTCTTGAATGCATTTTGTACGGCACTAAATTTTATATTGCCTTTTAAAGCATTAAACTCATTGTTGATTTCCGCAATAGTTTCTTCAACAATTGCTTGTACGTTAACATCTGAATACAATGCTTGCGTGGATAACGCATTATATGGAATAGGGGAAAATGAAACATTTGTATTGCCTTGTGCAAACTTATCAACCGTTGCAGATTGAATATTTTCAATAGGCTGATAGAAATACTTCATACCAGTATATTTAATGATATTCTGCAAGTCTTTTGCATTGACAATGCGAGTATTCGGAGGTAGTTCAGATAGTTGTGCTTCATTATTGAATAGATGAAGTTTGCCATCTTGTCCTATATACGCTTCTTGTCCTGCATATGCTCCCGTACCGTCACCAGTGATTGTAAGTCCTTGTGATGTTGTACCACCTTTAGCATACTTTTCAGCGTACACAAACTTACCATTGGAAACCGTCCACGTACCAAGGTCTTGTTTTCCTCTGTAAATATGTTGATCTTGATTAATTGTCGCATCATTAGGAATGCCGCTTATCTTATCGCTAATATTCTTGACTTTGATTGATTTTTTGCCATTAGATAACTTTTCAAAAAGACTTGAATTATCATACTCATATTGAGTGCTTGTAAATCCGTTCTCATGAGATTGAGCGTTATTTGCTTTAACTCGTTCTTCCCAGTTGATGTTCTTCATTGCGTCTGACATTCTCTGAGCAGCATTTTCCGCCTTATCGGCAGTATTCATATACTCATCGCCAATATTCTTAACGCTGTCTGAAACCTCAATATTTTGACCTATAACATCATTAATCTTATCTTGATAATCCTCATAAGCTTCTTGAAGTTCTTCTTGATATTCTTGACGTTGCTTTTCACGTTCCTCTTTTTCTTCCGCATACGACATATCTGTTGCTTTTTTACGGATTTTAGCAATAGCGTTTTGATAGCGTTTTTCTTCCTTGATAAGCTTATTGTTTTCTGCTCTCTGCTTAGTAACCTTGTCTTTTGAGATGGACGGTAGGAGAGTAGCCGACCAGAAACCATCACCCGACAATGAACCATTCTTAATAACATTAAAGGTATTATCCAAAATACTCTTAGCATTGTTTACTTGTTCAACAGTAGTACTCGCAGATTCGCCCAAATAATCTGTTGCTGTTTCAAACAATGAATTTCGATACTCAATGATATTCTTTTCATTTTCAAAGAAACTGTCAGATAAACTTTCAAGTCTTGAAGCAAGTTCTTCTGCTTCATCTGCCGTTTGTGGCTCAATAGCCAATAACCTCTCAAGTTCAACACGCATTTCACCGCCGTAACGTGAAGCTCCTAAGAATTGTTGACCGATAATACTTAGCTTTGCACTGTAATCTTTTTCAAATGTCAAATCAAGCTTTGAAGATAATCTATCAAGTGATTGTTCAAACTTGTTAAGGTCTTGAGTAATTGTTTCAATACTGTATTTTAAGTTTGCTAAATGTTCTTCTTTGTCAAGGTCTGCAAGCTTTTCATTGATGTCTTTGACTTTATCTTCATAGTCCTTTAATGCTTTTGCTTTATCCTTTTCAGACTTAGAACTGCTTGAAGATTTGCCTAAACTGCCTTTGTTAATTCCATCTATTGCCGCATTCGCCCAAGTTTGATATGCTTCTACTTGTGACTTTAAACGTCCTGCAACATCATCACTGATTGTACCTGCTGCTTGAGCCTCTGCTATCTTTGCATATACCAAACCCCATGTACTTTCAGTTGCTCCGTTTGTTGCTTGAGTCAAATATTGAAGTTGCTCGGCTTCACTGCCTAACTTTGTTACACTGTCTACTAATGTTGATGCTTGTTTTGCAGCAAGGTCATTTATTCTTGCCTCTGTAAGCTTATATAAGTTTTCAGAAGTAAGTGCAAGTGTACCGTTTTCGTCCATCAACAGATTTAAGTATTCAGGCTCTAACTCCATTAAGCTTTGGAATGTATCTACCGAGATATATCCGTTCTCATTGTATTCTTCAATGGCTGTCGATGCTGTTTGATATGCTGATTGGATTTTGTCTAATGAGTCATTTAAAGATTTAAGTGTAGCAAGATCGGTTTGTGGAGCAACTTTAAGATATTTCTCTTTTGCTTCTTCTGCTGTATTACAACTTTTAGCAACTTCTAACCATTTATCAATTTCTTCTTGCGTATTAATAGAGTTGTCATCGAAAAATTTCTTTAAATCATTTTCCGAACCACCATATTTATCAATCGAAGTTTTGATTGCATTATTATAAGATGTAAGTAAATCATCAACGTTGTCAAATCCAAGTCTTATCTTTAATTCATTTTTATCTTCGTGCAAAAAACTTGATATTGTAGAAAGATATGAATCTACTGTTTCCTTCGCCTTTTCAGGGGATAAAGTAGACAAGTCGGTTGTAAATAAGTTTGTAAGAGCTGTTTGAAATTCTGGATTGTTTTGTATTTCTGAAACTAACTCAGAAACGTATGCACCAACATCTTCTTTATTTTTAAATCCAGATGCTATATTCTCATCAATGCTATTCACAATCAAAGAAGCAGCATTTTTAGATGGTTCATTCAACTTTTCATAATCTTCATTTGTCATGAGATATGCATTTGCTAAAGTCTGAACGTCTTTTAAACTTGATTGATATTCTGCTTTAAGAGATTGAAGAGTAGCTTTCAATGTTGGAATTAATTTATAAAAATCTTCTTCAGATGTTTCAGAACTAAATCCCAAACTACCTAAATATTCTCGTCCATATATACTTAATATATCTGAACCATCATTTAATCTTGGGGATAATGCTTTTTTTGCTTCGTCATAATTTGAATTAATAATTTTCTTCAAATCTGAAATTGCGTCTTTATATGTGATACTTCCACCTGCATCAGGTTTTCCAACATCAAATAATATCGACCAAACATTTTCCTCGTTATGATTTTTCCAATTTTTAATTATGTCATTACCGTCATTATCTTCTCCACTGGTAATCAATAAATTATAAGCTTCTTTTTGAGCCTCTTTGTAGGCATCTCGCAATCCTTCTACATTGCCTTTTAATGTTAAAATGGCATTGCCCTCGTCAGTATATCCTGCTACAAGAGTAGGAAACATATCGGCAATCTGATTGACAATATCATTATATTCTGCATATTCAGCAGTAGTTAATGAAACATTTTCGCCTAAATTATTAACGCCAGTGGACAAATTTTCATATTTGTCTGCTAATTTTTCAGCTGTTGAAGCATTATCGTTTGCTGTATTTAATGCACTATCATAAGTGTTCATTAAATCATTAACTCGTTCTTTACATTTTTGTGCCGAATGAGCCAAATTATCAATACCTTTAATTATTGCCGATATAGCAAAACTGATTCCCATGCTTATAAGTGCATTGCCAACCACAGACAGTGCTTCTAATCCTAAAGTTGCAGCCTTAGCACCTAAAGTTTCTTGTTGCAATGCTGCATTATGCTTTAAGGCAGACTCACGAGCGGCATTAGTGGCTTGGACTAAATCGTCACCTGTAAGCTTAGATAAATCTTTGGTGTTCTTGATTAGCTCGGTTATATGTTTTTGACCTTGAATATTTAAATTTTGAAAATAATCTTGCCAATTTGATGTTCCATTAGTAACCGCAATTGATTGTGCTTGAATTGCCTTGGCTAATTCATCCGCTTCTTCTTGAGACAGTTGAGGAATATATGAATCAATGTTATTTTTAGTAACAATTTCACCTTGTGCATTTTTTATCCAATCCAATTTGTCTTTTGGAACAGTGAATGCAGTTTTCATAACACTTGAAATTTTGTTGAGTGTTGTATAGAATTTATTTGCACCTGTTTCAGCTCCATTAAAAGCTTCTTTAACTTGCGAGCCCCATTCTGCGAATGTACGTTTATTAAAACCTAATTTATTAAATATACCATCTAAATCATTTTCATATGTTTTAAATATCACACTATCAAATTTTATATCAAGTATTGTGGAGGTACTTGCTTTTTTTTGACTTTTATGGTATTATAAAATAAAAAAGGAGAGAATAATGATGTCATTGCCATATACATATTGTAAGAAATGTGGAACAGTAACTTTTTCATTAAAAAAAGATCCAAGTAAAGAGCTTTGTATGATGTGTGGAACTCTAGGAACTCGACAATTCGTACCTAAACAATATCTTAACGAATATGGAGATTTAAAACCTGGGGCAAAAGAACAAATTTTCGAAGAGCTGGTCAAAACGTCACCAGAATTTGACCAAGAAGCTTACGAACGTGTACCATTAGTTCTTGCGCAATATGAGCGACAGTCTGCTATGCTTGCAGCCGAATCAAAAGGCGAAAACACATCAAATACATCCTCGTCCGTCCGTTGCCCTAAATGCGGTTCATATTCAGTTGCAACAACGAATAGGGGATATAGTCTACTCACGGGATTTATAGGTTCAGGCAGTCCACGAAATGTATGCCAAAAGTGCGGTCATAAGTGGAAACCGGGGAAGTAAGAGTAATGCGAACGAAAGATAAATCAAATACTCGATACAAAGGAAAATCTATATGCCAAGTTTAAAACAACAACATTTTTATTATGGAGCAATTTTATCTGCTATTATAGAATACAATCCAGATACATCATTAGTTTTACTTCAACCGAGTGAGGAGTCGAGAAATAAATATCGCATTCAAACAAACACCGTAAAACAAGAATGCATAATATTCTTCAAACATGCATTTGAAAAAGAAGTTGGTTCTCGTAGTTGGGTATATAATTTTTCAGATAAAGACAAAGAATTTCTCAAAGAATGTCACAAAGAAAAAATTCCTGTGTTTATTTATTTGTTATGTGCAATGAAAAATCTCAAAGATAGTGAAATAGCCGTACTACGTTATTGGGACGAATTTTCACAAGTCATTGATAAGAAAAACTTCACAATTAGTTTAAAAAAGAGGTATTCAAATTTTTATTTACATAGAAGTAAATTAAGTGCAGATGACATTTTAATCCCAAGGAATCGTATAGAGAAGAATTTTGATGACCTTATAAACGAAACAATAAAACAGTCCAACGGATATTACTGTCCTAAATGTGGACGTTGTATGATACATGGGCATTAAATTAATGTAGTATCACCGGTTCTCTATCAATATCTGTTTGAACAAATTATATGCTTTTTGTTCATCGAATGGATATTTTAATTCACAATCCATAAAGCAAAGCATAATATCGCCACCTTCTTTGCCAAAGTTAATATAATAAAGTCTTCTAAATGAAGGTGCAAAAAAATCTATTTTATGATTGTGTTTCTTAAAATATGATAATACAAAGTTTAATTCGTCTGAAGATAAATTAAACATAACAACAACTCCTTTCTAAAAGCAGAGGTAATAAAATGAATTTAACAAATGAACTTGATATAAACCCACAACTTTTAAATACAATAAATAAAATTAAGTCTGATATAAAGGTTACATCACTCTGTGGTATTGACTTTCTTAATATAGAAGATAAACGTGCTGGGCATACAGAACGTGCAATTTACAATAGTGTACCAATATCAAAATTGTATTTAGGTCATATATTACAAAATATGTCTGAAACTAATCAGATTAATATTATTGCTCATGAATTATACCATATAAAACATTTTGAAGAATTATCACAACATATAGATTATAATGCAATATCCAAAGCAATTGAAAATCCACTTACTATTAATGACTATAAACTTGGATTAGGATTTGCAATGTTAGATGAATACGTTGCACAAAGAAATTCTTATAAATATCAAAAGTGTCAACTTGTTCCTGAAAATCACGCATATGTTCCCAAAGAAATGTTTAAAAATATAATTATTCACATCAAAAATTATAAAATCTTTATGATTAATAACCGCCTACATACAATGGGAAAGGCATTCTTTAAACTTTTCGATTCATTTCAGGACTTTATCTACGATATGATTTCAATTATGGCATTTAGTGATGAAAATAGCCCTATTGAAAAAGAGATAATTGAGTCTTTATTACAGAGTGAATTGGGTGAAGAATATATCCGTCCTATTTTAGAGTTTGTAAATAGATATTATAATAACCCTAATTATAATATTGATACATATATTGAATTTAGTCAATTGTTATTTAATATATTTAATTTGTGTGGGTTAGGACTTCAACAAAAAGGAAAGGACATAATGTTTAAGTTACTTAGGTAGACAATAATTATGCTCCGCCGGCGAGAAAGTAATATCAGGTGCGTTATTTGGTTTATTTAGCACTAAGATAAGAAAAAGTTATAAGTGTAATAATTGTAAGTATATGTGGTAGGGGGATCAACAATATGGCTCAATATGTTGTGATGGCTTAATTTCTTCATTATCAACATTTTTTGTTTTATTGCCATTGATATAATCCAATGTTGTATTATATTCAAGATTTTCACGTTGTTGTCGTATTTCACTTAATGATAGAGATAAAATACTCTCTGCTTCAGAAAACGTGCAATTATATTTAGATAGTAATTGTGAAATCTCAACAACTAAATATAAGTTTTTAGAATTGGGATATTTAAAATCCAAAATAAATCATTCCTTTCTGGTGGTAATTATGGAGGTATAATAATATGCAAATGAATTTAGAGTGCATAAAGGACGTTCTTTTGTACTGTGTCAATAACATTAAAATCAAGAAAGTAGGCAACGATTGGAAAATTGATAAAGTAAATTTAGAAACATTATATAATGCAGACGAATTAAAAAAATACGACCAAATAGATATAATGTATTCAGTAATAAAATTAAAGGAATGTCATTACATTTCAATATTTAGTTGTTTTCCTGAAAATGGAGCAATACTTAAAAGATGCTCAATTGACGATGTTACAATCGACGGTCACAAATTTATAGATTCTGTTAAAGAACCGACCATATGGAATAAAACAAAATCTATTATAAATAAAGTAGGGAATCATACCTTAGAATTTGTAGAAAGTGTTGCTCATGATGTGGCAGTAGAATCGGCGAAAGAACTTATTAAAGGCACTATAACTGGACAACCGTAACTTGCCCATATTGCCATAGTACAAACACAAACAAAATTTCAACCACATCAAAAGTAATCAATACTGCTTTGTTTGGTATATTCGGGAATAAGAGAAAACACCAATGGCATTGTAATGGGTGTGGTAGTGATTTTTAAGCAATAAAAAACGGCTCAATAATGAGTCGTTTTTGTATATTATTTATGAGTCAAAATTGTTTTGTCAGAATATGTTAACTTGCTATTCTTCTTTGTAAATTGATTCATAATTTTTTTCGCATATAAATCAGGATTATAATCCGCATTTAAATTGGATGTGGATATCCCTAAATCTTTATATAATTTCTCAATTTCAATTGGCTTCATAATATTCTCCTATATCTTCGTTATAAATCATTAATATCACTCCTCATCTACTATTTGAATCGTCTGCAAAATTTAATTCTAAATATTTCAAGCGTTCTCTCATAACATTAGTTGAAACTTGAAAAATTTGTGCTAAAACCGACAACGAAGGCTTCAATAGTTGATTATAAATAGTTATTAAACTCGAATAGGGAACAAGAAGTTCACCAGTAAAAATATTTGCATCACGTTCTTTTAACGAAACATTATTTGTTCTAAGTTCCAGATGATTTATTTCTAAAGCATCATTGTGCAAGCAACAATGAGCTATTTCATGAGCAATAGTAAATCGAACCCTATTCAAAGTTAGGTTATTAGCACATAAAATATCAAGATTGTCTCCATCAGATAATGCTGCACCAATAATGCTACCTAATGGATAATTTCCAGCCCTTTCAGCATTCGAGAAATCATATCGGATTAATCTAATTCCAATATTGTCAATCAATCTTTTTATATCAATCGGCGGCGATAAACTTATGTCATACTTTTCAAGAAGTTCAAGAGCAGACAAGCCACCAATTTCTCTAAGTATCTTACACATATTATTATCATCCTTTCATGTTATAATAAACCATCTATGAAGACATACCAAGTTCTCTCAAAATATATTGCTTTTCGGCTTCCGTACAACATTTAAAAATATCGTCAGATAAAATATCCTTACCAATATAATTTAAGAATAACTCTTTAAAGAGTTCAACAACTTGTTTATTCAGTTTCAAAGAAAACATCTCCTTTCGAAAGGTGACTATGATTATAAGTTATACTCTAATCAAAATTTTTTCAATTCTATTTGTAATATTGCATAAATTTACAATTGACTTTGCTACAATTTGACGAATTTTACATCAAAAGATTGAAATATGTATTAAATTGTATTATACTATCTATATATTAATAAAGGAGTGATGACTGTGAAGAAAATAAATTCTTCGAAAATTATTACGTTACAAGCAGTAATTAATACAATTAATGTTATAAATTCATCAATAGATGAATCAGAATCTATAAAAGTTGATAAGAAGCCTCGACTATGTTTGCATACCAAAGCGGGCATATTCATTGGAGAGCCAAAAATATTCAGTGAAGAAGAAATTTCAGAATCTGAAATAATAACTTTCAATGAAGACAAAACACAATTTCACATAAATTCTGCTTGCATAATAAAAAATGCTAAAGATAGTTTAAAAGACAATGTTGATGATGATTGCATAATAGAAAATTATATTATATGCCTAAAAAATGCGGAATTTACAAATAATGGGGAGAAGAGTATTTGCCCTGAGATGCTGATTTTTGCTGAAGACGTTGTAGCATTTTCTCCATGTTTTTAATAAACTTTTTTGAATCCTTAATTGGTTCACTAAGTTTTATGTCGGCTGACATTACATGTAGTTTCATTTATATCATTCCTTTCAAAATATTTTTAAACACAAAATAACAAAAGCCACGGTATTAACCGTGACCTTTGCCGTTTGTTATTGTGAGAATCATGGTTACACCAATCATCTCTACCTCCATTTCATGACTTACATATAGCGACAGTTACACCGTTCTTATCTACAATGAAAGTATATCATATTTATTTAGCTTTTACCCAAAATCATTTTATTGATATAGGAGCTAATATACTATTTAATTGTATGTTATCTTGATGGGAAAGAGAAATCTCAACTTCTTTTTCATCACTTGTCAACAAATGTGGCTGTCTAATTATATCTAAAGCCTTGATTACTTCCATCACAGTATATTTCTTTCTCTCATTCAAGAACTTACACATATATCTATCTACACCATGTGGCAATAAATTCTCTGGAGGAATATCGGCATCGCAATTTAAAAAATATTTTACAATTAACCAACCTTGATAAAAAATCTCCATGAATGATTCATCATAAGGAACAGGACATATAACAAGATTTTTCATGTCATTAACATAAATCTTATCGGACTTACCTTGTCTTGCCGGCACAATTGCAAGTCTTAATCCTCTTGCTGCCTCCAAATGACGAGGATTAATTTTTACTGTTGTTCCTACCCATTTATCTGGTTCGGATTTACCAACAAATAAATCAGCTTTCCAAAGACCATTGATGCTATTTGGTAACTTTTCTCTCATAGATGGCTTCCTAAAAGCATTAATTACTCCTTGGATGTGTCTCTTTAATTTTATTGGTTGTCCTTTATGTCCAGTTAATAATTGTGAATCATCAGTTAAATGTTCTTCAACACTATCTATAAGCTGTAATGCTCCTGATTTCTCCGCACCAAATAAAATAGAAGACGGATCTCCATTCTTAATTTTACAATGTTTAGTCAATGCAGTATCTATTCTATCTAATACGTCGGGATTATTATTTATGATTGCGTCATGTACTGCATATTCGAAACAAATACCACAATCTCCATCACCGCTACGGTATAAACGAGCTAATTTCCACAATGATATTTTATCATATCCGCCCTCATCAGTAACTATTTCTCGATTCAAAGAGAGCAAAATTCCTTTTAAAATAGGAGAAATAACTGCGGCGAGAGCTTCTACTTCAGATTGAACTTCATTTTCTTGACGATATTGTAATAATTTCATCTTTAGTCTCTCCAATTACATTTTCCTCCATTATATCACATTATCTTTGAATAGTCAAATTTACACACTCTCCACAAAATCCACAACAACATCACCCAGGTGAATAGGGGAGAGTTGATACTTATTTATATCATTAACAAATTTTTTAACCCTATCCTTGTCGGCAGATATATCATCTATCTGTAAATCCCCATATTTAACGCCGTAGACAGATATATCATTCTTCTTTTGTTCAGTTAATTCATACATTTCTTTCGTCCTCTTTTTCATAATGTTTTCTCTATAATTATATAACATATGGCATTATATAGCAATACATCATAATTAATTGTAAATAAGTTGTAAAATTGTTATTGTAATTTTGTTACATACAAAAAGAACGTATCCGAAAATACGCTCAAAATAAGAATATATTGACAGTTAATGTTGAATTTGATATAATAATGTTGTGGAAATCATGCCGTTATACAGTTGAGTTTTCTCCATCTTTGTAGACGGTATGACGGTTTATGACGGTTGCCTTTCATCTCGCCTGAGCGGAATGGAGGCTATGTATAAGCTCTTGTCGAGAAATTTTCTTGAAAGGAGGCTGATACATATTACTTTAGTAAATATAGCTGCTATTTGTGGTATTTTAAGTTTGATTTATCAACTTATAAAAGACATAATAGCGATTATAAAGAAAAAGTGAGCCGTCTGCTGCAACAGATTGGCTCACTATAATTGAGATTAAATAATCTCAAATAAGTGTAAACATTATCAGTTGTGGCAACCGTCTTTGGTTTCCACATTTTTTATTTCTATAAATATTATATCACATTTAGTTATATTGTCAATACAATTTTTTATTATTATATTCATCTTGTCAGATGAAAAGTTTGCATTTCTTATCATAGTCCTAATGCAAAAGAACTCCACAACGTAGAAGTAGTAGATAAGTTACTAACTCATAATTTCATAGCTACGTTTCTATGATAGTGCCGAGTACCTATTCTCATTGGCAGCGTTTCATATACCAAATCGCGCCCATGTTACTACTGTGGCGGTTTCTCCTTATATAAAGGAGACTTCCGACCTGACCACACGAATTCACACATTGTCACTATAGCCTAATTTGTTACCAAAATAGGAGAGTAGTGTGAGGTTGACGTGCTTCCCAGTTGCATGTTTATGACATACAAGTCCTTCAGACGTTATCGGGCGTTTATCATCGTGTATTTCACGATTTAGCATATTCTAAACTAATCGTATCCGATAGAATTATATATGCTGTCGGCATATTCAAAACAATGAGAGCTAACTAATATAATTCGCTCTACCGACATTTTTTACTCCTAAGATTGTACCGATTGTTAAACCAGCAGTACCAAACAATCCAAGTTTATCTGTTATTTTATTTATAAGGTCTAAAACTGTATTTAAAACTTTAACTCCTGAATTAAGTGTATCTGAATCAAGAATGTTTTGTACAGTATCAGTCCAAGTATTTGATAGCTTATTAAGGCTACCTTCTAAGCTATTGGCTGTCTTTTCAGCCTCTTCTGCCATTGAACCGTCGCCATCAGCATATTGCTGTAACATATTCTCATATGTTGACCAATTCTCAAGAATTGCATTCAAAGCGTTAGCTCTGTACTTTCCACCAATAGCACTTAACAAATTTGCTCTCTTGGCATCATCTTTATCAAGTTTTGTATATTCAGCCGACAATTCTTTAAGAATTTGCATTGGCTCTTTTAATGAAACCGCACCGTCTTTGACTTCACTTAAAGAGACGCCAAGTGCTTCACAAGCTTTTTCGTATTTTGTCAAGGACTCTTGATCAATTTCTTCTCCGTCCACTTCGCCAGTAACTTGTCTAAGATTCATTAAGATGCCTTTAAATGCGTTACCCATTTGAGAACCGCCTTGTTGTGTAACGGCAATAAGAGTTCCTAACGCAGCGGTCGTTTCTTCTACACTAATTTGAGAAGATGCGGCTTGAGAACCTACAACTTTCATACCCTCCGCAAGTTCAGTCATATTTACTGCATTATGATTAGTAATTTCATTTGCACCGTCTAAAGTTTGCGTTAATTTTTGAACACTACCTTCCATCCCGTAAGCTTTATCGGTAGCGATAATATATGAGTTTGCAAGTTCAGCTGTCATATCTCCTGCACCTTGTGCGGCAGTTGACAGTTCAGCTATATTTTCCGCATTCTCATAGCCGGCACGAGATGCTTCTTGGACTCCCGACAAGTAATCAGTTGCTTTCTTACCGTATTTTGAAGCTGTTTCAAATGCGTTGTTTCCAATATTCTTTAAATCAGACTTAGATAATTTATCATTTGTTTTGCTGATTTCAGTCAAAATAGTATCTATTTCTTTAAGTTCTGTAACAGCCTCTTTTGTTTTAGAAACTACTAACATAACAGCGGCACTTGCAGACAACCATGTTTTAAACGAATCAACTGCTTGTGTCCACTGGTCTTTAAAAGCTAAACCAAGCTTGCCCATACCACGCTGTTGTGTATCGATCTTTTTTAATTCAGTTTCGATATACTTCAATCGTTCAGCCGTAACCCTGCCTTCCGACAGTTCTTTAAAATAAGCCTCTAAAGAAGCTCTGGCAGATTTTGAAGCCGCCGTGTTCTTAGACAACCAATTTTGAATATCATTAGACAACTTATTTTGTTTGTCTAAATTATAAAATTGCGTTGCATCTGTTTTGAGTGATTTATAAGCATTACTGACCTTATTTAATTCTTTCGCTCTTTGTTTATCTGCCTCTATAATTGCTTGATTATGTTCTGTATCCGATGAGAAATTCTTGCTATCAATTACATCAAGTAAATCTTGGTGTTTGGCTCGTAAATCACTAGTTTGATTAGCAACTTCACTTTCGGTAAACCCAAGGTCTCTAAACTTCTTTTCAATTTCTTGAATCTGATTAGCATAACTAATCTTACCCGTACCATCGGTTGCACTTTTGATATTGTCAATCGTCTTACTATTTATAACAACATCATTAACAGCATATCCTGCCGCCTGTGCAGCATCTCTGAAGGCTTTAAACTTGGTGTTTATAACCGAAAAATCACCTTGAGTGTTTATTTTTGACAAGTCACTCAAAAGACTGTCTATTGTTACGTCTGCACCTGCTATTTGAGTTTTAAAATTTTTGATTTCTGGATTAAGTCTTTCTAAATCTGCAAGCTTAGACTCTAATCCCGAAACATTTATTTTTACTTTTTGTGCCTTATTAAACTCATCAGCCGATGCTTTTGCTCTTTTAAAACCTGCATCTAATTTGTCAAGACCGTTTAAAAATGTCACTAGTCCAGAAGCATCAACTGCGTTTGACAATACATTTTTTAAATTATCAGCACCGGATTTAAACCCATCCGTATAAACGCCAGATGATTTCATTTTACCAACAAGCACATCTAATTTACTTGAATACTGTTCTTTGACAGTTCCAATATCTTTTGACCTAAGAGACGTAGCTACTGTTTCGGCATTACGGAACACAGACACCATGTCTTGTAATTTGGCAATTTGCTTATCAACTTCGTTCTGCATATCAGTAAAATTAGATTTACTAGCACTACCTAAATTATTAATTGCTGTTTTAACTACTGAATATTGCTGTTCAAGTGCAGTAACATGTTCATTGGATTTTATTGGCTTGGATGCATTTTTATCTTGATATCCAGACTGGGCAGAATTTAAAGCAATTTGTGCCTGACTAACTGCCTTTTTTTGCTTCTCAATAAAAGTATCAGTTTTTGTATTGATTTCATCTAAAGACTTAGAATATTGTGAAGCAACCTCAACAAAGCCATAAACAGGAGATTCATTACCTTTAAGGTCTACAGATGTTCCTGTCTGTCTTAGAGCAATAGTCTTTTTTATTACTTCGTCTAATTCATTCCTATATGTAACAGTTGCCTGTTGTAATTTCTCGACATTAGCATCCAAACCTTCATCATAAGATGTTCTTGTCTGAATCTTTATATCTTTTACTGAACCTTTTCCATTAGTCCAATCTGAAACTAAATTTTCAATTTCCTTTTTAAAATTATTTGACACATTGGGTCTTATCTTAAATGCTTTTCCAATACTGTCAGATAAAACATTGTCAATTGCTTTTTGAGCTTCTTTTCCAATGATTTCGCCAACCTGTTGCCCTGCTTGTTTTGCTTGATTTGGAAGATTATTTGAGCCATTTCCAATATTAATATTTGAGATTTGTATACCCCTAAGTGCATTGTTGATTTCGCCGACCATTTTAGTCAATGCTTTTGGTTCTACCTTAACATCACTTAATTTTATACTTAGGTTGTTTAATTGTTTTTCTAGGTTTTTTGAAACATTTGCATCTATTTTTGCCGATATTTCAAGCTCTTTGATTTGCTTCTTTAAAGTTTCAATATCTGCATTAATTTTTGATTTCGATTTTGAAATGTCTAATCCACCAAACAGTTCAATTTGAAAATCATTATCTATCTCCGCCATTTACATTCTCCTTTCTAATTTTGCAATAAAAAAAACACTCTCGAAAGGAGAGTGTACAATCATCATTTAATTGGAATACCTGCTTTTTTACAGTTTCTTTTGAATAAATTTGGAATGCCACCATATATCTCATTGATTTCTTCTATGGCTTCATCCCAAAATTTATGTTCACCTTGTACTCTACCACCATGAGATTTATCATTAAACCAATAAAGAACTTGCTCACCAGTTGCTCCGCCGGTGTATCGCATTGCGATATAATAATTGTCCCATCCGACAGTACAAGATACACCTGTCTTCTCAAATTTTATATCTGAACATTGCAATGAATTTCTTAATTTCCAAGTTCTTTCATATAAAACAGGTTGATACTCGTCATAATATTCTTCAACCTTCTTTTCCAAAATCTCACGAATATCCCATTGTGTCAATATTAAAGCAGTACCAATATAGTTTTTAAGAATTTCATTCAATTCTTTTAAATTTTTAGCCATTATTATTCATTTTCTGTCTTATTAACAACTTCATTATCAACCTCATCTTTATGGATTACGTTGACAATCTGACTAATCAATTCTTGTTGCAAGTTTTCAGTTGGAGTATTCTTCAAAGTTTCATAAATTCTCATAACCAAATCAAGCATATCTTGTTTTTCAACAATAAACTTATCCACTGCCGAATACAAAGCAGTTTTTACACGAATTTCTTTCTTCTTCATTTCAATAAATTCTTTAATCATATTTCTATCTCCATTCTTTCATATACGTTGCATATGAACTTCTCTATGTTATAAGTATAATTTACTTTTTTCTTTCGATTTTCAATTATAATTGGATTGTATTTAGACAAATCTTTTTCATTAAAAGACTTCTTATCTAAACTGTTTATCATCATATCAAAATCATTAATATGTATAAAATAACAATTCTCAGTTCCATCACTATGCCTAAAATTTAACACAAAGCCCGCAATAATGTTTTTATATCGGCTAAAATTCCTCAGTCCTTCAATTTGATGAAAATGAATAACGCCTTTTTCTTCTTTTGTTCTTTCAAAACTTATGGAAGATGTGCCGACAGATTTTAGCTCTAATGCAAATAGGGTAGGGGATTTGAATAAGAAACAATCACATGGATTTTTTAAACTGAATCTTAATTGACTTGCCCCACCAAATGATTGTGCTTGGTCTTTGAGTCGATAATAAAATATATCATTTGGCATACTTGCCTTCCAATTATTTTCAAACTTTTTCCCTATATTATTTGCCATTTCTTTTATTCACATCTGGAGTAGTTGCCTTCCACTTCTCCCAACAATCCTTTGTACGAATTCTACCATAATAAGCTATTAATTTCCCATCGTATGGGGAACGGTCAACCCAATCGGCTTGAATTCCACAAGCTCCAGCATAAAACAAAAACTGTTGTAGGTTTACGATTTTTACTATATCGCCATTATAGTAGTCATATACTTCGTCCAAACTTTCAAAAATATTTCCTGTACGAATTTTCATTCATCCTTTCTAAACGTAAAAAATAGGGATTGACATTACTTTTTACATTGCATAGTAATAATCAATCCCTTTATTTTTATCAATACACAATGTCCAAAATATATTATATCTCAGTATTTTTAGAAGTCTCATCATTAGAAACCTCATCCTTTTTTACAGCCTTTTTAGTATCAGATGTTGTAGCTGTCTCAACATTATTAATCTTTTTCTTAATGTCTGTATTTGTTTCTACAGTCTGCTTTTCAACTTTGCGTTCAACCTTTATAGTCTTTTTATTTTGCTTTTCTCTGTACGCAATAGTATCATTGATATACTTTCTTGCACATTCCTCAGAGCAAGCAAAATTTCGCCAGTGAAAAACTCCTTGATTTGCTTCACAAGATTTACAACCCTTGTATTGCTTACCACAAACACGACATGTTAGTAAATTACCTTTTGCCATTTCAATCCTCCTTGATAATATTAGAGGTATAGACCAATTTCTTAGCCTATACCTCATAATTTCATAAATTAATCATCAAAGACAATGAAGTCCCAAAGGTCAGTCTTGCCTGTACAAATATCAGGAAGTGAAGTAAATTCAAATCCATGTGTAGCAGGGTCTGAACCGCCGGCAATATCAAATGTACCACTGAAATCTGCTCTCTTGATTAGGAATTGACCGTGGAATTGATTATCACAAGCATCTTGGCAAGTAACATCAATAATAACCTCAAGAACCTTGCTATAATGGTCACTATCATCTGAAATCTTCTTACCTTCAACCTTTGTATTATAGAAAGTAATAACTTCTACACCATCAGCTACATCACCATCAAAGAAAGTGATTTCATTTGTGTCAGGATTGTATGAGAACTGTCCTGTCGCAGGAGTGCCAGAAGTCTGTGTAAGTCTCTTGCCACCAGAAATATACTCTTGATCCTTATTTCTTATGTAAATATAACCAATTTCGTTACCAACTGTACCCTCAGCTTTTTTCGAAGTATTACCTTTATTGGCTGTAACAGTAATAACATCAGTCCATTTTACAATTTGATCACCATCTTCGATATCAGCTCCAAGTTGAGTAGCAAGAGCACCACCAGAAAGCATACCATTAGTACCTTTACCAGTAACCTTCTTGTTCTTTTTCTGAGAACCAATAACTCTACCACCCTTACCAGTGATATCATTCTTTTCTTCTTCTTGAGAAAGTGTAAAGTCATTAATCTCATCCATAACCAAAGCCAACATACCAGCCTGTCTATCAAAACCTGCAATTTGGTCATATGATACGATAGTAAACTTATCCAAATTCATAATTTTATCCTCCTTTAAATTAAATTTTTGCATAAAAAAAAAGACCTTAACGGCATTACCGTTAAGATGCTATTTACTTACTTGAAACCAAGATAAATCTTGTGTATTCATCTTGGATGCATTGACCGTGCCTGCATAGACACCAATCATTGTTTTATCATAGTCTATTTTATGTCGAATCTGCTTAAAACTTTGATTGAACTTATACAAAGATAAATTCATACATTCCTCATAGTTATAAGGAAATTCGGCAGTATTAACCAAGGAAACGACTAAATTTTCAAGATAGGGAACATAAGGCTGTTTTCTTTTACGCCTCAGTTTCCTTCTTTCTTTTTCTAGCAAATATTTTTTTGCATGTTCATTTCCTGGTTTACTTTTATCATGTTGAAATAAATTGATTTTTCTGATAACATCAGCAATCTCTTTATAATCTTCTTCAGTAATTGTCAAATCTGTTGTTACATTATAAAAATATTTTTTGCCCTCTTCTTCACGAAGTTCAAATCCTGCAATATCAGTATCGCCAAATATTAAGTTGATGCACAAGTCGGATAATTGATTATCATATTTTTTCATGCCTTCTTGACACTTTCGGTATTCTTGGCTATTTTCATCAAATTGCTCCTGAATTCTTTCCATAGTTAGTTTTTGAAGAACTAACATTCTTGCTTGTTCAGACAATTGTTGAAATAACATACAAAATAAATCCCATTCACTTATAGTGGTATAATCTTTTTCTGCATCGTCTAATTGAACCATAAAGCTTTTAGGAGATGCGGTTAAAGATGTAGCCAAAGAATAATATCCTTGTTCATTATGTAAAACTTCGCCAACTGTAGGAATATAGAGGTTAAGACCGTCTTTGATATGTACTTCGTTTGATTTAAGTAAACTTGTTTTATTTACCATACTTCAACCCATTTGTAAAGTCTTTAACAGTGAACCTTACAATCCTTCCTTTAAACTTTTGTTGAGGACAGTAGGGGAGATTGTCAACTAAAACAGTTTTACCGACACCAAGGATATTTTTTTCACAAAAAATATTATCCAATTCACAAACAACTTTGTCATACCAAAGATATTGTCTACCATTTTCAATATATCGTATAACGTCTTGATGACAAACAACAAAGAAATATATTGTTAAATTCTTAAATGTTCTATTGGTTTGGTCTAAAGCCGCACTGATTTCAAAATTAATAAATCTATCCGTTTCAAGAATTTTATCAGGAATATATTCATGAGGGAACACTCTTGTATAAGGTATTGTATCTTCAGGATATTCTGAATTTTCTTCGCCGAGTAGTTTTACAAGTTCTTTTGACTGCACAATTTGATTCATTATCAGCTTTCGAAATTCAATTATTTCATAACTTCTTGATTTGCCCATATGTCACCTCCTAAAAATCTTCTACAATAGAAATCTCTTTGGAAGTAATCACTGAACCATTCACTAAAACTTGAATAGAGAATGATTGCCCTACTAAATCATCATCTTGAATATTTACTGTAATTGAATTGTCCTTGACCGACTGCTCTACATCAAAATCACTTAAAACATTCCATGCAAAAGAGATATCATCTATTGCATTCCCTTGTTTATCAGTAAAAGTTACAGAGTACGTTCTCGGATATCCGACTTGTAATCTTTCTTTACCGATGATTGAAACCACCATTTCATTAATAGAAGTCGTTGTCTTGTGGATGTCTTTGTAGTCGCAAACTCTCAATTCTTGATTGTCAGTCGTAGGATTAAATTCAGTCTTATCAGCGATAAAACTAAAGATACCGCCATGTTCTTCGCCAAAGTCATATAAAACGTCATTACTTTTCGTGATTCTAAACACTTTAGTAGGATTTGTTTTATGTTTGTCTATAAAAACACGTTTATCGTCTAATTCAAGTGTTTCTGCATCATTTGGCAATTTCAATAAAAATGTATTATCGGCTAATAAAATAACGTTATTTCTATCTTCGCCAACTCCATATTTAGAAGCCGATGTTTCGTTGCACCAACGCTCAATAATTTCACCGGCAGCATTTTGCCAACGTAATTTGTATTGACATAACACCATAGTTGCCTTTTCAAATATACCATTGTTACCAGGGTATCCATCGACAAGCCAATAACGATTTTCAAAATAGACATACATTCCTGTTTTTATAGTGCCACGTTTAAACAATACAGTTCTCATAGCAGACTTATCTTGTGAGTCGGAAATATTTCCTTGAACAATACAACGTGTTTCAACAGATTGCGATAAATCATAATTATATAACGTAACAGTTGTTGCTATATCCGTCATTAGAGCCTCGTCAAAAGCATCATCTTTAAAATCATTAAAAGAATCATTTTCAAATCCACCAAGACTATTTGGTCGAGTATGCGAGGACATTAAATACCATTCTTGTGCCATCTAATTCCCCCTATATAAAAGCTGTTGGCTTTTGATTTTCAACCATACCTCTTGAATTTTCTTGATTAGCTTTATATTCGTCTTCAACATATTTTTTCGCATTATCAGAAGCCCCAATCGAAATATCTTTGCCGACTATACTAACTCTTTTATTCACTTTAGAAACTTCACGTTCTTGATAAAACTCTTTCATAAAGGCAGCTAAAGTAGATATAACATATCCGTCAAGTTTTGAATCAAAGTGCAAAAATGCATCATTGAATTTCAAAGGGTCTAATTCTACTGAATATCGACTAATGGCTCTTTTAAGCCACACTATTTCTAACTCAAATGGAATAACTTCTTTGTCTGCAAAACTTGACTCAAAAAAATCAATTACTTCAGAAGCGTTTGTAACTTCTTCCATTATTTATACCTCTTAAAGTCGAATACCCGTATAATCTTCACAAAACGCAATTTTCTTATAATCGTTTAGATTCAAACTTCTAATTGTTTCCATAAGATAAGCTTTTTCGGCACGAGTAACAACAGTCTTTTGAATATTATCTTCAAATGCTTTTGGTGTTTTAAGTTCAAAAATTCTTTTGATTTCTTCTGCCGTTAAAAATGTCTGCTTTTTATCGTCAATATCAAAGCTGACTTCTGAACGTGTAAACGCATCTTCAATATACCAAGTAGCATGACTTCCAAGACTATCTATACCTGATAAAAGTTTATTGCCATTTTGTGCTTGTGCGATAACTTCCTCTCGTGACAACAAAACACTTCCATTTGCAGGAATACTAATATCACCTTTAGAAGTGACACGAGGTGCACCTGTAATCCAAGGAGCGATACTGCGGACTTTAACCTTTTTATCCAAGCGAGTATCTTCCTCGGTTATTTCATTTTTCTTTTCTTTTGCTTCTTCTGTATTAGCCATTACAACTATATCCTCCGTTTCAACTATTATTTATTGTATAGAATGTTTTACTTCATTATAGAGTGCAATTATTTTGTCAAGTTTTTCAGATTTAGGGAATACATAATACTTCTTTTTGGTGTTTTTATTAACCCCAACTGAAATATATTCAACATCAAACACTTTGATAAAATGATACATTCTATTTGAATAACAATAGAAATAATTATTCATTTTTCTCTCCATATGACTAAAAGAGACGAGATTTCTCTCGTCCCTCAAACTTCAAACTAACTTATATTTGTGAAAGGTTTGTATCAGAAATGATACCTACAGTAAACTCTCTACCCGGAGCTACCAATGCACCAATTTCCATATCAAATCTGCTTATAATTTGACCAGTTGTAACATCATTACCTGAGAATGATGTTAGACCACCTCTTGTTACTGTATAAATAGGTGACTGCGCACCGGCTGGAATTACATAACCAATACCTGTCGGAAGAACTGTTTCAAAGTTTTTACCGTCAGCATTCAACGTAGAAATGTCATATGGGTTAGGGATTTCTGCAAGAACTGCGCCATTGTACATACCCATAAGACCTGTATCATGAATTTCCTTCATTACAGCTTCTGAAATACCATTAATCGTAGGTGTCACACCTGTGTAACCAGCAAAACCGTTAAACTGTGAAATTAGGGCATAATCGCCTGAAATTGTTGGTTTACCAAAACGTCTTACGTCTGAAATAACTTTATCTACGTCTGTCTTTGTAAGACCAGAATCTTCAATAAAGTATTTAACTCCTTTGGCATTCTTGATTGCATTATAAATTGTTTCAACAACATACTTTGCAGCTTTATTTCTGATTTGAACACGAACTTGTTCTTGAAGTTCATTTTCATCACTCATATCGCCCAAAGCAGCCTTTCTATAATCTACTGCATAACCACCAGAAATTGTTGTTGTAGCAACAGGCACACGTTTCTTTTTGATAACAGGGAATGTAACGTCCTGTCCAGCGGCTTGCATTTTAGCATCTATATTTGCAAAATCAGGAACTTCAACTTCGCATGATTCGTTGTAACCGATATTCTTATAGTTACCATAGATTGAAAGTAACTTAACTTCCTTCATAAGCACCGGCTCCATTGCGAAACGTCTGATTTCATTCAATTCTGAAACAGCCTTTGTATCGCCATTTACAGCTTTTGAATTAAGTTCCATTATGTATTTCGCAGCAACGTCAGCCTTATTGCCGAAACGTGACAAATCTTTACCATTTGCCATTGCTGAGAATATTTCAACAACTGGTGACTTAGCATTTACCTTACCACTAACATTGTTAGAGTCTTTTCTTTCATTGTTTAGTTCAAATGTATAAGACATAATATTTGATCCTCCTCTGTAATTTATTTAATTAGGCTGTTGCACCGTGAACTAGTACAACTACGCCGTCTTTGTTCCCGATAAATTCTTTTACTTCAAGATAAAAAGCTGTACTTGATACACCTGCATCTACCTTTAGTGAACCATCTTCTTGTGAAACAAGTTTATTGCCTTTTTCAATCTTATCTGGTAGTGGATAATCATAAACTTCAATCTCTTGTCCATCAAGTTTTGCCAAATCTATAACTCTAACTTGAGAATTCTTTGCTACGGCATACTTAGACATACCAGCATCATCACCAACCTCGACAAGCATAATAGCCTTTGACGCACTCTTTGCTACTGTAAATGCACCGCTTGTTACTGTACCAAAAGCACCATTAAATGTATCTACTGATGCAACAGCGTTTTCAAATGGATAAACACCATGTTCTATCTGACCAATCGTTCTAAATTTAATTGCCATTTAATTTTCCTCCTAACTAAAAAGACCCGACACTGTTGTCGAGTTTAAATTCTTATTTTAAAAAATATTTAAGTCTTTATCTTCTGTTTTGTTTTCTGTACAAACTTCAGAAAATATATCTTCAACATCTGTTTCAGAATTTCTTGAATTAATCTCTGATACTTTCTTTTCTGCTTTCTTTTGCTGAGCCACAATATTCATACAAATCTTAGACTTGATTGAATTGATTTCTGAAGTTACATTTTCAAGGTCTTCTTTCTTTTCAGCAGAATTAATCTCTGTTTTTAACTTTTCAATATCTTCCTTTGCGATTTCCTTTTCATCCGAATTAAATTCACCAAGTGCAGAATCTAATTCACCAAGCTTTTCAGCCACTTTTGCTTTAGCAAGTTCGCTTTCAAGAATATCTCTTTCAGCCCAATATGTTGCGTGGTCTTGCTTTAGTTTATCAAGCGTTGCTTGAATTTGTTCTACAGATGCGTTAAGTTCTGAAATCTTTGTGTCCTTTTCAGCAATTTCAGCATCTTTTTCTTCAATTTTTGTATTCAGTTCTGCTATTTTAGTTTCATAAGACTGTGTTTTATCATTAAGCTCTAATATAGTAGATTGAATAGCTTCTTTTACTTCATTTATATCCATTATTTCGTTTTCCTCCTTTTGTTGTTTCTTTTCATTTAACTCTATCAGAGTAGAAGTAGAATCTGCTGCCGATGTAACCATAGACCATCCTGAATGAACAAAGTCTATGGGAATACGCCCTTTGTCCAAATAACCATTTTTATATACAATTCCGTCATTACCTTCTGACTTATATATTTCAATGCTACCTTCAACTGACATACCATTGTTTACATCAGTTTCAAGTTGTTCAACAAAAGCATGGTATCTCATCTCATCTAAATATCCCTTACCAATAACAACTCTTTTAGTGCCATCGTCAGTTTCAATATCTTGAATGTATCCCTCTGTAAAATGTCCAACAATCGTAGCATTATCAAATACGGGCATACCATCTTCAATTCCGGTTAATCCATGCCCGCTAATTTGTGTTCTCTCATCATCTAAAAACTCTACGGTTACACTCATATCTTTGATACTATCAAGTTGCGGAGCACAATATTCTTCAAGAAATGTAATGCCATTTTTGTTGTATTTAGTACCAACATCATCTACTACACATTCTGGAGGTTGCAATTCATACAAAACGGCAGTAAAAGCTCGTCTACCATTTTTATATTTCTTTTCTGACAATTCAAAAGCTGCCATTATTAACCCTCCTAAAAAATTGCAATAAAATAAGCCAACAAATAGTTGACCCGTTTTCGATATTAAGTTTTATGTTTTGTCACTGGGACTCGGAAGATTATTTCCTCCGTTACTTTGTGATTGTATTGTATTCTCATTTGTAGGATTATCCACGCTTGGTCTACCACCCACATTATCATCTTTAGAAATGTTGTTACTTGTAAGGTGGGGGATATACTTATCAAATATTTTATTATCATATTCTTCATCGAGTATATTAAAATAGACATCAGGATTAATTCCGGTGCTTGAAACAAGCATAGTCATAGAACCAGAAGCTTGTAAATATAAACCCTTCATCATTTCAAAGAATTGTTGTCTATTTACCAATGAAGTAGGCAGATAATACACTTCAACTCTATTACGTTTATCTTTTATGATATTTTCATTTATAACGTAATTGAGTTCATTTTGCAATTCTTGAATCCACATATATAATTGTGCGTTAATCATTTCCAAGTTACTTTGACCATTTGCAAAAGTACCTGTTGACGATGCACCCAATAGTTGAGCTGCCATACCTAAATCCATAGCAATTTTATCAGTTAAATCGCCTTCATTCTTTTGGTCAAAAATATCAGCCGTGCCGACATCTAATGTTTCTATCTTTGTGCCTGCTGATACTGTAAAAAATGAAGTTCCACCACGATTATTCTTAGTCATAACTGCTTGTTTGACTTTATCGTGTTGGTCTTGCTGTTGAGATTTTGTCAATGCACAACTACCTTTATCTTTGCCTTCAGGCAATGTCTGAACAACAATACGATTATTTAATTCACGCAATACGTTTCTTTTTGTATCCACGAATTCATTTTGGTACAAAATATCTGATATTGCAGCAATCGCCAATGGGCGTCCCCAAGGCTCGCTCGTTTTACATTTTATTTTGTGAGCAATGGTATGCTTATTGTCTAATACAATCCAATTATTTGAAGAATATCGACCTTTTTCCCAGTTGGAATATGCTTTGCGAATTTCTGAAGGATATTTCTTTAACTTACGGTCACGTTCAGCCTTTGTAACACATTGCTCAAGAAAATACCTTAAATTAAAAGCAATAACGTTCCTGTTATTTTTTCGTCCTACTATTTTTGAATATTCATAAGGCAGGGGAATAAGTGAAGCATTTATTCCCAAATCACAAAGTTCTATAATATTTTCAACATCATAGTCAGATAATGCTTTTGTAGCATCGTTGACTTTTTTTGTCGTTTCAAAATAATAAAAACAATTTCCTTCGTTCATATCTGTGAAAAGAGCATCACGAATAAATTGCTTGTCCTGAATAGCCTCCAAAGTCGAAAGCATTAGGTCTTTATTTTTGTTAAGCTTTGTTTTACTAAATTTCCGCTTTTTCCCATACACCACTCTATCTAAACAAGGCAATGCAACCATATAATCAATGGTATTTGTAACTACACCTTCGCTATTATAAACAAACATTGCAAGTTTTCGAGTAAGTGAATGATTGGCTATTGGGTCTTTTACAATAGACCGTATTTCTTCAGGTGTAAATTCTGTATATAAGTTGCAGCCGAATATTGAACTGTAATCGTTCACCGGCAATGTACTAAAATAGCTATTGAATTCATATGTACGGTCTGCTTTTTGCTTAGAATTTGACTCATTATTTTCATCTGGTCTATCTCTCGTATGTGTTGTATTATCCGTATTTAACGCCCCTTTCTTTAGTTAATCAATGTTGTATATTCATAATCACTTGAATTACTAACCAAATCCATCTCCAATTGGTCTATAAAATATGAACCCATTGCAGCCGCAACATAACGGTCTTTTGTATTTGCACCTTTTTCATGGACTTTAATTGTACCAGTTTGTGGATTTTTTTCATACAATAATTCAGCGGTTTCGCTTATTAATGCTTGAGTTTCATAAAACGGTTTTTCATATGCAAACTGTTTATCAACGTCCAATTCATTAGTATAATCCTTATTACTTAAAAGAATTTCATCTTTTGCTACAGTAGGAGTAACTAAAAAATTTATTCTACCTTCTTGCAAATTTCGCCTAAATGCATACGCCATATCACTATTTAATTGTTGAGTGGCATTTATTGTATAAATACATTCCTTCGCATTTGGGTCGGCAACAACACCCGAATATGTATCATTATTCATAGCTTTCATTGGACTATAATCAATTTGGCGTTCTTCATCGAATAAAACTTTTCCAAGATTAATTACAATTTGAGATCCTGAATTTCTGGCATCAACTACAAAATAATCAGCCTCAAAATCGTCAAATATTTCTCGAATTCGTATTGTTTGCAATGTTGTATCTCCACCTTTAGGTGCTTCTATATACGAATATTCTCTACGATAACCTTGTTTTATTTGTAACTCATCATCGCCATTTGAATATGTCGTAGCTTCTGGAATTGCCCTAATACAACAATAAGCAGAATTATCATTTTTATCTCCAGCGACAAATGCAAAGTCACATGATACGACTCTAATTTCACCATCCAATTTTGGAATGGCATATTTATTCTTGTTCTTTAATCTTACATCGTCATTATTTCTTGGATAGAAGACCCTCTTTAATGCTTGATTTTTTAAAAGAATATCATATGTGAAAAATGCCGATGCATTTTGTTTTGGACGCAAATTCAAAAATTCTATTGCAAATGTAATAGGATCTTGTTTTTGTTTTTCTAACTGCATTTGCTTTTGCGTTCTAATGTTATGTTTTAATGTTATACTTTCATCAAAAGCTAACACGCAAACATTCTTATCATTCAACATGCCTTTAAAATTAGGATCAACAATTTTTTCCCAAACCCAATGACCATCAAACCATGATGAACTTATATAAACATCTTGAGGGTCTTCCTTCAATGCTTCAATAGAAGAATAACAAGCCTCTAACATATAGGGAGCTTGCCTAATTGTTTGGAATGGTGAAATAACCGAATTATCTACATCTTGTTCAATCTGCATGCACTCTTCACGTACAGCGACATGGGATCGTAGACCTCTTGCAAATTTATTTGCAGTAAACACCTTAATGGTACTTCCATTTTTAAAATACACAACAGATTCATTTTGGCTGTCTTTTATACTACGAATTTCTTTACGTAGTGCAGGAGACATTTCCATAAGTTCATTAACAATTTTCTCAGAAATTATTAATTTACTTTGTCCACGGGTAGCCGAACCTAAAACAATACGGGAATATGGACGAGTTATCGCTCTACAACAAGAGAATAGAGCAATAATAAAACTTTTTGCCGCAGCACGAGATGCAATAATAGCAATGAGTTGAGATATACCCATAAAATATAAAATTATTGCTTGATAAAAATGTAGTTTAATGCCAAGATAATCGGTTGCCAATCGATGGAGATTCCTTCTAAAAAACGTATTCCACAATAAAACATGGTCTACATTGTCTGGATTACTAAGATAATGAGTAGATGGGAATTTTTTGTATAGATTTTTTTGCTTATCGTCCGCATATTTAAATTGTTTATTCATCTATACCATCATCTTCCTCTACGTGATATTCTTTATCTCTTTCGTTTGTTCCAAACATCAAATTTTTCAAAGGTCGTTTTACAAACCTATCAAAGTAATCACCAATATTATCAAAATCTTTATACAGTGTTTTATCTTTATAATACTCTTCAGGTGTATATTGAGAAATTGCTGCAAGAGTAACGCCTAAACATTCATCATTACTATTATCTTTTTCTTCTATTGTCCTAAGACCTGCCTGTTTAAATGTCTTGCTATATTGCTCAACAAGAGAAGCATATTCCTTGGAATCGCCTGATTGCAAAGCATGAATTTTTAACATATTGATATTGCATAAATCTTTAATAAAGATTTCTTGATTATTATCACAATTCGGATTATTTTTTTTCAACATACGGTAATGTTCATCAAGATTTTTATAGTCTTGTTCCGTGAATCCAATACCCCATCTGTCAACAGCAGAAGCGGAAATTGTTGAAGTTTCTGATTTTGCTTGCTCACGAGATGTAATTATTTCACTTTGCTTTTGCAAATAATGATATTTCATAGAATCGAAATATGTTTTGCCGATATTTGCAACTTGTCCCAAATTTTTCTTCGCACCATAATGGCTAATACGTGATCTATCTGCTGATATTTGCTTTGCTGCTTTTAGTCCTTCAATATCGTACACCCAACCAAATTGCATACAAAAATATTCGATTGCCTTACTTTCATTACCATTAAATAAATCAACAAGCTTATAATAGTAAGCATCTCTACATGAATTACAAATAGGAATATAGCCATCATTGCTTTGCCATAATACATCTGCTGATTTAGAAAAGTGATTTTTCTGTGTATCCCAAGAAGCACCACAACAAGTACATTTATATTTTTTTTCCGTCATTTGATTAGACTTTGGTATTCTAACATCGACATTAACATCTAAATTAAGAGGAGCGTCCATTTCTTCACGAATGCTTTCTTCTCTTGATTTTATTCCTGCCAAATAGATATTCCTCCTTTTCAACTATTTTTTATCTCATTTTTACTAGTCACGTCCCATCGAAAGAACTTAAAAACGCCGACCGTTTATGACCATATATAATTCGCCTCAAAATAAGAGCCATCATATAGTGATAGCTCTTACTTGAACAAATTCTCAATTTCTTCATTGGAAATTGGTTTAATATTTTCTCCATCGCCATTCAAAACTTCAAATGATTTTATACCGTCTTTATCTTGAATAGTTACTCTATGACCACCGTCAATGTCCTCAACTGAAATAGTAGGGGATACTCCGTCTTGTCCTTTAATAGCACCAAGACCTTCGGCGGTTTCTTTTGTGTATTTCTTTGCAGCCGCAAGTGTTATAATGTCCATTTTATACTTCCCACCATTTCTTATTTTCCTCGTCATACATAAATGTATTTTTGGTGTCCATTTCATAGTATGTACTTGAATTTCCTATGAAAATATCATCAAACTTCTCAATTGGTTTTTCGTCAGTTGATAAGCCATACAATTCAAGCCAAACTCTGTTTTCACGATTTCCGTATTTATTTAAAGTTATCATCATTGATTCCTTTCGTAATATGACAAAAGAGCAGGGGGGTACCTACTCTTTCTTTGTTGATTTATTGTTTGTTGGGTTGTTAAATCTGAATACTATCCTTTAATTTTCTAACCTTGGTAGTATCAGTTTTGATGTAAAACTTTTTAGTTACATCCGTTCCGGCATGATTCAACATAGTGGAAATATCCTCCAAATTTACGCCGGCGTTCTTGAGTAGTGTCGCGTAGCTGTGCCTGAAATCGTGGGCATGTAGAGTAGGAACGTCAATCATCGCACCAATCTTTTTACACCAATCATTCAACGTGCTATTTCGTATTGGCTTATCTTCTGTGACATAAGGTGTAATGAACAACCATCCATGGTCGTCAATATTATTATCCTTGCGATATTGAAGCAGATTCTCAAGATAATTTTTTGTTTCAACTGAAAAACTCAATTCTACAATTTTACCTTCTTTTTCAATAACGTCAGTGCAAATTCTCTCTTCTAAATTAACTTGTTTCCATTTTAAATTGGCAACAGCATTTACTCGTGCCATAGTGGTTAACGAAAGAAAGGCATATGCTTGTAATTGAATATCGCCATATTCTTCAAGTTTTTCTCTCATTAATTGCACTTGTTCCTTTGTAAGATATGTTTGCACTGTAATGGGTTGTCCGGCTTTAGGTCTATCTATAAACTCAGTCGGCGTTTCTCTTATGAGTTTCTTTTTTCGAAGAAATTTATAGAATGCAGAAATCGAAGCCATAACCCTCTTTTGACGATTTACATTATTACCTTGTTGCTTTCTCCAATAGTAATATTCCGTAATATCATCTTCGGTTGCCTCTAAAACAGATAAGTTAAACTGATGGTCGTACATAAAAATAAACCATTGTTTCAAGTCTGCATTATAAGCATCAATTGTATTTTTAGATAAATCACGGATAGACATATCTATCTGATATTTTTGAAATAATTTTAGAGTTTCGGGATTTATGTTTTGAAATTTGTTTTCATCATACATTTGTATACGTTTTGCACGTTCTGCCATAAAAATCACTTCCTTCCTATGCATAACAAAAAAAGAAGTAGAATCACATCAAATGAAATGAAACTACTTCTTTCGTGAATCTTATTTACTATGTATTGTATTAATCTGGTCTAATACTTCGTCGATTTCAGCTTCAAATAATTTTGTACAGCACGAATATAAGTCATCAATATAACCAAATAACTCAGCATATTTTATAACTGACAATTTATCTTTCTGTTTAACTTGCTTTAAATTATATCCTTCACACCTTGCTTCTAAATCGACATGAAAATTTTCCTTAAAACACTTATACAATTCTTTGTATCTGTTAGCATAATTACCACTTCTACGTCTACAAATCCTATTAATGACATCTTTCTTCTTATATACATCAATATCATCTGTTAAACCGTTAATAATTTCTTGTTTATGGTTAATCTCATTCTTTTGAGCCTCGATGACATCATTTTGCTTGCGAACAGTAGCTAAAGTTGTTGAAAATAGCAACCTTGTTTGCTCATCAGCAAAGGGAAGATATGTACTTATAAATGTTTCGTCATCGTTTACATATCCACCAGTCTTACGAATTGTTGGCAAAACTTCGTCTGTAACCCAATCTGAAAATTTCTCGGCTTCTGGCTTTCGACTTGTAAATACAAGTTTATAAACTCCACTTTCAGTAAGGAAATTTTCACCGGCATTATTCAATTTTCGGATATCGGCATTACCGACTTCCGAATTTTTAACCTTAACTACTTGGCTTTTATTCATTTTTCTGAGATTGTCATTGACATTTTTAATCCCTAAAACTTTAGCCACATGTTTTGGATTAAACAGAACTTGTCCATTCAATTCAAATACCTCTACATCATTTCCCTCAAACATCATCAAATTGTTGTTCATTATAAATCCTCCTTTTATCAATACAAAAAATATAGTAATAAAAGGAGAGGGCGGGTGACTATCCCGCAAATCTCTCCATTGTTGGGAAGATAGGAACTTACCCTATTAATAACTCCCACTAATAGAGGTAGAAATAAGCAAGTTGCTTATAATTTTCTTTACCAATCTAACTGATTGACCTTTACTAAAATATTCTCCGTTTCATAAACGAAAAACATAACATTTCGAGCAATCAAGGAATTGAACCTCGACAAAGAAGCCATTTTGCCCATAGAAAAAGAGTGTGCAATTTCTCACACACTCTCACAATTCATATAGTTCACCAACCGAATATTTCACGAATTCTGTCCATTTCCGCAAAACATTCATCCATATGATTAAGATTATCTCTTGCTCTACCAAGTAAGTCTCTAATCTCATCATCACTCAAATTTGATTTAACAACAACATACTTGCCGTCATCAATATCATCAATCAACTCATCTTCATAGTCTTCTTCAACTTCATCAGCATAATCCACTTCATAAACTTCTGCGTTTTTATTCAAATTACAATGAATTAGTCTTGACGAGCAATCACTGAGAATATATAGTACCTCACTATCATAATTGAAATATTTGTCATTTCTCTTAGCCGGTTCAACGAAAACCTCATACTCGTTGTTGATAGATAAAATATATTCATCATCATACTCAACCACGCCACTCAAACCTATCTCAAGTGATATGAAGTAAACATCATCATAACAAGCCAATTCTTTTATAATTGGTTCAATATCTTCATAATGTCCAATTACCGATATATTCTTAAATACTTTTGACTGATGATCAAGTTCAAATATAATATCATCTGCCAAAGTTTCCATATCATCTACTATGTAATTCTTCATATGTTTAACCTCACTATTATTCGTTGATTTGATCTTTAAATGCTTTCTTGAATTCTGCCTTTGGTGCATACTTTGCTGATATAGCAATAGCTTCACCTGTACGAGGGTTTTTACCTGTTCTTGCTTCTCTATGTACCTTTGTAAACTTTACAAAACCAGTAATATCAACAACACCCTCTGTCAAAATGCCGTCCTTTATAATATCAATAACTGAACCAACAACTTCTGTTGCTGCCTTCTTTGTTACATTGTTCTTTTCTGCATAAGTTATAATAATATCGTTTTTCTTCATAATTAATTTTCCTTTCGTTCTTTACAATTATTCTTTTAATTTAACTCAATAGGATAGTAACAAACTACTCCATTTTTATTACACACACATACCATCTGTGATGCCTTTCCCGACAATCGTTTCTCAATCGTATATGAATCTCCACTTCCTGCAAGACTACCTCCACGAATCATTTTTATTCCATTTGTTTCGTCTACTGCACAAGTATGAAGATGTCCATACGTAATTGCATATGGAATATATCCAAGATACATGCATAAGTTAGAAACACCATTCTTACTATATGCGTCCATATCGCCATGCACATTAATATAATCTTTACCTCGAATCTCCATCAAAGAAATACCGTTGTCGAAATTATTATTTAATATATGAAAATTTACTATATGTTTCAAGGATAAATTCACACCCCAAGTAATCAAATCATCCAATCTTTCATCGTGCAACGCTTCTTCTTTTTTGTCAATTCTTGAGTGGTTGCCTACAACACTTGACATATAAACTTCCGCAAAATGTTTACTCAATTCATAACAAAAAGAAGAAATCAATTCACTGGCAATTTTAATTTGCTGAATAACGTTTTCTCTATTAGTGACTTGAATTGTTTTATGAATATTTCCACTCAACATATCACCTTGCAACGAAATGAAACAGTTTTCAGAATTGTATAACTGACGTATTGCTATAATCTCGCTTAATAACTGACTTAATCTTCCCTTAGCAATATCAGAATTATAATTGCCCCAAGGAGAAGAAAAGGTTTGTCCAATGTGGAAATCACTAAGAATTACAAGTATGTCGTTATTAGAGGATATATTTACATCACCATGCTTTTTAAAATTCACTTTACCTTGCGAAAGCAATTGTTCTTCCAACAAGTCTAACTTTTGTTCCACACGGGCATCAATATAATTTTGCTTTTGCCAAGCATTTCGTTCATCTCTGAATTTTATCTTCTCACGTTCCAACTCACGCTTTTGCAACTCAATCTCTTTAAGTTGCTCACTTGACTCACTAAACTTACTTTGATTAGCATTCAGCATCTTCTGAAATGATTGAAATTTCTTACGGTATGTACTTTCTCCAAAATCATTTCCTGTCAACCGATTAATAATCGACGCTACGTCAGACCAAGTACCAATAATATCTTTTTGTGAACATATTCTATAAATTAGTTCTTCATCTGTTTCATCTTGAAGTCGTTCAAATTTAATAACGTCCACCGCCCTTACGATTACTCGTTAGCAGGAATCTCATCGTCCTGCTTAATGGTAAGAGAAATACCACTTATATGATTCCAATCAGCCAACAATTTGTCCAATGAATATACTTTTATATCATCTTTTGTTGTTTCAGTGATTGTCATATCTTCCATATTGATTTCGGCATTCTTTAAAGAAACTGCCTTTGTTATCTTTGCCATATGTCCTTCTTATCCTTTCAAATATAATTTTTTAGCCTTATCGGCATACATATCCTCGATATATACACGACCAGCACCGCCTTTTGTTCTGTAATGCCCTACAACAAAATGTGTTTCAGGGTCAATATAACCATTCGAACTTCTGACGATAATGCCATTTTTAATGAGGATATTCAATTCTTCTTTGGAAACGGGTTTAATTGCCTTTCACTTCTTTCTATTAAATTTGCCACAAGGGGCGTGCATTTCTTTTGTAAGTGTGAAATGCTCAATGAAATATCACTTAATGGGGGCAGGTAGACGAATTGCACGTCTATCATAAGATAATGAGTCTTATATGCTACTTTTACACCAACCTGCTATATTTTTGCAATAAAAAAGAGCCAGTTTGTAACTGACTCTAAAAATATTTAATTATTCACCAATCAATCTCTAAAAATTGAACATTCGTAGAATACTCCATTGATACGTCTTCCTGAAGTAGCATCAATATGTAAATAGGGATGTCTTTTTATTTCTGAAATTCTAATATCTTGATTTAATTCACTTGAAATTAATTTTGCAATTTCTTGTTTTGACCCTAAACCAAATATATATATGGTTTGAATTCCATTATCTAATTGCTCCAACATAGCCTTCATAAATGGTCGTATTCCGCTATCTCTAAGTGTTTTATCGCTCGCTGTTAAAAATATAGAAACCTTAAAATAATCTCTATTAAATCTAAGTCTTTCAGGGTCATTAGAAATTCCCAACGCTATATCATATAAAAATCTTGTGAATTCACTTGATTCAGCCCATAATTCAGGATCTTCTATCTCGCCGTAAATCGACAACCCGGCTTTTTTAAATTCATTCAATAGAATTCCAACAAACATGCCATTTTTGTCGATAGCTTGCAATTTATAAAAATTTTCCTTTAAATCACAATCTTTGTTGAATTCAGGAGTTAAAAAGTTGTTATCCAAATATGGCAATGCATCTTTATTTGCATTTTGAAGAATCTTTCTAATCATTAGTAACTGAGAAGCTGCCATAATGTCTTTGTTTAAATATTGTTTTACATCGTACAATAAACCTGTATTTACATAGGCAGAAATAACAGATACTAAATTTTCATTAGGGTTTGATTTTTGCTTAATTCTAATAATTACCTGTTGTTTATGGATAAAAACATCTTTCTCCTCTGAATTAACCCATTCAACCTTTAAATCTTCAGGTATTATATTTCCTGTAGATAAATTATTCTTTTTTATTGTTCTTAAAATTGTTCCTCTTACTTGGTTGGAAAGCTGATTCTTTTTTGCAAATGCCGAAAATTTTGAAAAACATCCATATATTGCAGCTTTAAATAATAAAAGCTTGTCTATATTACAAATGCAAAAAACAACCACGATTATCATTCCGATTACAACAGTGGGAAAATGACTTAATAATTTAATTAATGAATCTACGGATATCTCCATATCATTCAATTCCTCCTGAAATCAATTTCTTATGACATTCATCTTTATCACAAGTAAAACAAACTTCATTGTCATAGGGAACAATAGAATCAATATTATCCAATGTAATCAACTCTTTGCAAAACAAACATTTGCATTTCTTGTTAATTACATCTTCATATACATTTAAAGATTGTAATAATTGTACCAAATCATCATCGTGAACTGCTTTTACTTTGTTTTCCTTCATAATGGAAACTCCTTTATTAAATATATTCATAATTAACAACTCCTATCTTTAATATCAATCTATATACAATTATTCTCTTAGTTATTAAAAATAAAACATTAATGTTGATATGAAATATTGTGTTAATTACTGTATATGATTATAATACAAAATTCAACAAAAATCAACTATTTTAGAAAGACAGGGGATACCGATGACAGATTGTTTGTCATCGGTGGGTAAGAGTATATCTTTCATTATTTACTATATCAACAAATGCTTTACTATGAACACAAAATAGACTTTCGCCTTACAAAAACAAAATCGTACCAATATTCAGTCATTATTTACTATAGTCTGAGCAATAAGGAGCTACCTCATTACTTCTATAGCAATGCTTTCACATCAAGAATAAAGAGGGCTGATTACCTCTATCTTTCACCCGTGTCATTCAGAAAAGATTTTTGTTTTATAAATTTCTTCTATTATATTTGTTTTATTTTGATGTCGATTTGGGCTACTCGGACGATAAACAGGACTTATACACACATTTCTGCGTATCAACGACACAATTGGCTTATTTGGATTTTCTCTACAATCTTGCACAGTTCCATCTGACAAGCCTCAAGATTCTTCTCACTGAGCGTCTATTACACCAACGTCCTGAAATCTACTTTTTGCTGCGATAATGTTTTGCACTTATATTTGTTATTGACAGTTTCCGTCTACTCAATATATCTCACAATATACCGAAAGTACCTACATAAAAGTATCCTTCTATGTCAATACTCAACATTCATATAATCTCGGCATGGTGACTAACCAATCTACACCGAGTTATTTTGTACCCATAACAAAGCATTCGTTGGATTCATTTTTTACGTTATGTGTCAACAAGACATAATAGCCAAGTCGGCACATAACGATATTTTCAGTTACTTTGCTACCCATATCTTATATATACACACATAAAAATGCTTGTAAATGGCTTAGGTATGCGAAAAAGTAGAATTTTCTATTTCGCTACTTTTCGATATTTATACGCATTATTACGTTTTCGATATTTTTCCTTAGCATTTGCACATTTCTCACAATACATTTTCTTATTATTAGTGCGCACAATCATATCTCCACATAGTTTGCATCGAATATAACCTTTTCTTGAATTTTGAGGTAATCCATAATATCTTTTTTGATATTTCATTAACTCTCCTTCTAAGGTTTTATTAATGTAACCTACATAGAAGTGGTCTTCTGTCATAAAATCATATATGTTATTTAATTTTGTTTTATCCTCAAAATCTTCAATTAACTTGCAATTATCAAAAGCTTTTCTTAAAAATTCTTCAATTATTTTTTTATATTTAACCCAACTTAAAGACATTTTTTCTTTTTGTAATTTAATCTTTAAATTATTAGCATTATCCATTGCGTTATCAATGATTGCTGTTAATTCTGAAGAATCCATATCCACTCCATGTAAATAATCATAATACAATTTTTTAGGGGTTTTAAGCAAATTCATATATTGTTCAGACAAAATAACATTTTTATCAAAATATCGAGTATATAGGTTATTAATTTTTTGACGTATGATAGATTGCCAGTCTCCATCTTTTGTCATAACTTTATAATAACGATATTCAACAGATGACCATATATCAAATACTTGTCCTATCTCTGTATTTAATATATTCGGAGCAACAGAAAATGTAATATGTTTCTTGTATGTACGTCTTTTATTCTCTGAATGCCATATTGAATCACAAAAATTTGTGAAAATCTCATCTTTTTTAGAGAAATTGGCACTCTTATAATCTTCAATTATTTCATAAAGATAAATATCGTCACAACTGTAAATATGAATCACCTACCTCAAATTCATAATACTTACCAAGGTATTCATATGCACCGTCCGTATAATATGGAACTTCACGGATAGAGATATTTTTCTTTGGATTAGTATTATTTTTCAAATTTTCAATAATATATTCTCCGTAAGCAGACCACGCAAATGATTTACTGATTGAAAAAGAATTGTATGAAGTTTTTATAACATAATTTGCAATTGTCTCTTCATCAATACCAAGTTCTTTTGATAAACTGTCTTTAAAACTATCAATAACTGAATTCAAATCGAAATCTTCATTTTTCAAATTCATATGTCTACGCATTGTCTCGGCATATTCATTAATGTATTTACGGCATATCTTTATTACTTTTTTATCAGATAAATCAATATCATTATTAACAATTAAGCATCGAGTATCAACTAAGTCTGACAAACAATTATCCCATAGAATATTGTGTTTTTCCCAACTACATATGTAATCACATAATTCATTCATAGGGGAAGGGGAATGATATGCGTTTAAAGGGAGCTTATCTTCGGGTACTTTATTTTTATTCTTTTCGACTATAGAGAAGTAGGTTTTTAATTTTTTAGGATAATTATACAATAGGAAATAAGGAAGTTGTTTTAAATATTTACGAAGACCTTTATTCATATGCCAACGAAAACCAGTTTTTAGAAAATCAATTTCTTTGCCCTGGAAAATTCGCAATAAAGAACAATAATCTGAATATAATTGCTTAACTTCATCATTGGTAGTGTATTTATTCTCAATGCCGGTAACAACATTTGTAATTTCACCTATACGATTATCACGTGTCATTACCTCATATTCAATAAGATTCTCTTTTGTATATGGCTTTGATTTTGCCGTAATTTTATCTTCAATATCTAAAATAATCAACTTATCAATTTTAGAATTTATGATAATAGGGTCATTACATAGTAAGAAAATATCTCCGTCAAAGTCAGCGCCGCCTTGTTGAGGTGCTGAAATATCATACATATTAAACATTACAACATCCTGATCTTGAAAATGTCTAAACCATTTGTTGATAATATCATTACGAACAATTTTTATCTTATTAACTTCAGAAGGGTCTACCAATGGAGAACGAAATGACACACAATCACCTTGTTCAAAATTGGCGCTATAAAATTCTCTTTCGTTTAAACAACCAACCGGTGTTAATCCTGCTGCATATTGTAAATATCCAATCATATCTCCGACGCCAGTATGATAAAATCCTGAACAATATATTTTCCCAACCTTTGCCTCATCAATAGCTTTCTTTAATTTTCTGTAAATGAACTGTTTGATAGCTGGATCTTTTAACATAACATCGTTGATTAATGCAGCCTCAAGATACTTACTGTCGGGTTCATAATTTTCAGTATCGTTTACACCCATAAATTTATAGGTATAAAATTTATCACCTTTAATAATTTTCTCGAATAAAGATGTAGTGTATTGGGCTATTTCAATTATTTTACCCTTATTATCACCGTCTAAAATATCATATTCTTTTTTATTTTTGTTTTCATAAGCCTCAATATATTTAGGATTCCACAAGTCTAAACATTGAAGATATTGAAAATTCATTCTGGTGTATTTATTTAAGTGTTTAACATGATGACTATATTTACTTATTCCAAGTTTAAAATGATATTTGGCTATTGTTTGCATATATTTTTCCCATGCATCATTACCATATTTAGATTTAAAAATTTTGTGACCTTTGAACATAGAAATATTCCAAATACAATCTATATCATCAACATTATGTTTACGACCATAAATATCAGTAATAAACTCATATCCCCATTCTTTCAAAATTTCACGGAATGGCACATATATAGAATAACCTTTTATAAAAGGTAATCTCACTTGAGTTCCTATGACATTATAATCCAAATTCAACTGTTTACTTATCTCTTGTGTAAATTCTAATTCGTGACAACCACATCCATCAAAAGGGGATAGGCTAATATCTCTATAACCTTCTTCTATTTCACGAGAAATATAAGATTTTGTTTCGCCAGTGGTTTTATCAGTAAACTCTTTCTTTTTTTCTACAACATATTTGATTAATTGGTTGGAAAGAGTTTTTTCGTATTCACCAATTATTACGATATTAGGCATATATCCTTCAATAAGAGTACAAGAACTAAATGGGAGACATCTTTGAGCTTCATACTTTGAAATGACGCATTCGTCAATAGGAATATCCATTTGAGTAATCATATATAACGCTTCAAAAATTTCATCACAAACGAAAGCTGTAATTCCATCTTTTCCTTGAGAAGCCGATTTACCAAAACGATTATAGTGAATTCCATTAAGATAAAACCCTTCATCTAAGATTCTTTTTAACTCTTTTTCTGTTTTAGGGTTCTTTTTGGCTACAATTAATACCATCTCGGATATATGGGACGAAGTATATCCTCGCAATCTTTTTATTTGGTCAAATATTATTGAATCACCTTGTTTTATAAGATATTCGTTTGACATAGCTTCATTTTTATCAATTTTAACATCATATTCTTGTTTAATAATCTCCCTTATAGGAAGTTTCATCATTGTGTATTGAATCTTAGCTATAACTAATCATCGCCTTTCCTCACGATTCTTTGTTTTTATTTTTGTTATTACGAATTATAGAAGTTTGCTTTTCGCAACTCCTATTAAAACTTTCGTCTGCTCTTATTCTGTCAGCTATATCTGACATACTATGAAACATTCGTGTATTTGTTTCAAAATCTGAGGAATAAATTTTTCCTGCAAATTCCGAATAATCGGGTATATATCTATCTGTTATCATGTGTTATTTTTATTTTCCTTTCTTGTTTACATAATTTTCTTGTTTTTTACTTAGGCAAATGATAGAATTATATTTGTCTAGATATTTTTTTGCGTTGTTTGCCATATTCCTCCTGCCGGATAAAGGAGGAGCTTAATGACGATATGTCGAGACATATTATATTTGATATTGCAAATCCTAAGATTTGCGAACAATCATATTTACATAACATTGTTAATTTTATGCATATTTACAATGTTTCTGATTATTTGCAAATTTCATCATAGAAACAACATAGACGGGACTTGCAATATCGAATATAATTACGGTGACATTCACTTTTCTTTTGAATATAAGTGTCGTCACTAAGAAGGGGGTCTTCGTATTTATTTACGGAGGCTTTCTTTGGTTGTTGGAATAGGGAATAGTGGAGACAGTTATATATTCTCCTTGCATTTTGCAAAAAGAACGAAATTATGATATAATTTTCCTACTGGGCAGTGCCGAATGCGATACATATTATATGTATGTAAGTCATGAGCCAATTTAGTTGGAGTAAACACCCAGTAGAAAGAATATGGCAAGTGGTTGCCATATGGCAGAGGGCAAAATTTGTTTGACTTTTTCCGCACCGCAGGACGGTGCAAGAAATCTCATCGTTTAGCCGCTCATATTGTCGGTTGTCTTACATTGGTTGTTTTAGTATTCATTGTACTGTACTTTGGATTTAAAATAACCTCACAATTTATAGACAATGGAGAATATAATGAAATCTCAATCCGCCTATTCGGAATTGTTCAGATTGAAGGTTCACGATAAGATAAAGATTCAAGAGCTGTTTAATAGGGAATGGCTCTTTTTTATTTTAAGAATTTTGCCCTCTAAATATATATTCTCTCTTTAAAATGAGAAAATAACGAAATTAATGTATTGTGTTCACTTATGTTACACATCACCGCCTTTCTGAAATTTTTAATATTGTAGTTATTCGTCAAAGAATTAGTCATTCGTATGTTTTCTTAACCCCTCTACTACACGTTCCCAATATCTTTTCCATTCTAAATTGGTAGCAATAGTTAGATTTCGAGGAGTATGAGATTCTTTCTTTTGTAAATCTAAAATCAATCTTGCAATATCTACACTTGAATATTCTCTATTTAGAAGAAAACTTTTTAGATTACTTATTTTTATCCAAGCCTCACTCCGTAAAACAATAGAAGACCAATTATCATCATACACAAACTTTTTCCCACTTGGTGTTTGATTGAAATATTCCTTTAGATAATAAGCAACTGGTTTGCCCAAATCATTTGTGGGTGGTTGCCACATTGGTGAAAAATAATCTGTATGTTTTATATATACATCATTCTCCTTTAGGAAAAGAGATGATTTATTTTTCTTGGGAATGTAATCTACACTACATAATTGTTTAATTCCTTTGAGTTCCTTGGGTTTGGTTAATTTTGGTTCTCCAAAACGTCTAAACTGAATAACTGAATAACCTATATGTGAAGCCAACAACAGGCTATAAACTTTATCAGGGTCTGTACAAGTCCAACCTATTGGCATTATAAGTTGTCCATGATAATCTTGATAATCTGCATATTCATAATACACACCATCACTTTCATCTTTTGATATTCTCACATATATACGACCAGATGGAGTTATGTGTTTGTAAATTTCTCTATGTCTATAATCATATCCGATAAAATCTCCCGTTTTAATATAATCTATATATTTCATATACGACATATCTGTATCTCGTTCTATTGAAACAACTGATTTATCATTAAAACAGGGGATGGGGAGAGTGTCTTTTGTGTTTGCGTAAAGTCTCATAATTGTATCATCTGAAAATGTCACTTTGTATCTATTCATTTAGTTTTCCTTTCTTAATATATTATTCTCCGTGAGGAAACGAATTTTGATTAATCTTTATAATTGCCGGTCAACTCACCAAAAGATTCAACATTGTAAATTTGCAACATTTTATAAATCGCCCATTCAATCTCTTGTTCATAACCCTCTTTATTAAGGACATATATATTGGGAGTATTTTGTGGTGGTTGAGAGGGGTCTGGTTGAATACTTCCGACTTCTTTTTTTATAAGAAGTGGTTGTTTATCATCAACATTAGAAGTCAAATATGAAAGACATTGATTAAGCGTATCTTTAGACATTGACAAATCTTTAGCCATAGATTGCATACTTCTCCAAAACGCTTCTGGTCGAGTTTCGGGATTGTACATAGTTTCCTCATTACCATTTTTCTTTGGACGGATATATATGTATGAGTTAATATAAAGAAATGCCATTAATATATTCTCTTTATTAATACTCGATTCGCCCATCATTATAAAATCCAATTGAGATGAAGTGATTTTTGAAAAATTTTCAGTTGCATCAAAATTTTGACATATTATATCCATTTGAATACAATCCGTATATCCAGTGTTGTAAATATCAAAGTCAGAAGTAATATTAATCAAATTGCTCTCATTCAAAAATAACAAGCACTTGATTATCTCATAAAATATCTTTGGCTTGTGTCTTGTTTGCTTATAACCACACAAATCAAATATTTCTGAAATAACAATATAAGACGAATCCTCATAACTTCTATGTCTGTCTATCAAAATATAAATAAGATAAAAAATTCTATGTAGATTATATTTTTTCTTAATATCTATTTGCACCAAACTATTAGGAACTCTTGTGAAATACTCTTTACTTGTATTCTCTATAAAATTATTATCCATTGGAACAAAATCATCAAAATTGAATTGAAATGAGTTTCCTAAGTTAAAATTTGCATTATTATACCCATTAGATACGGTATCATATTTAGTTATATAATATTTTTCAAGATTACGAGCATCTTTGTATGACAGATTATCCTTTATAATCTCGTGAGAAAAACCATCATCCCAACCATACTTTTGAATATCCTTATAAAATTTCTTGTTAGCTTTGTAACCATTTCCGTTATTCCATCTTTCCTTAACAGGTTTCTGAGTAATGCCGATATATTTCTTACCATTGTTAAGATTAGTATGTTGATAAACTTTATAATTGTTAATAATAATTCCTCCTTTGTTTTATCCTTAGTGATACTTACGAGAGTTCAGTTGACATCCACCAGTGGATGTCTAATTTTAAGAAGTGTGAATTTAGACATCCACTGGTGGATGTCAACTGAACTGAAAGAAGATATACAACAGTTTAAGAAGACAGACTATTACGAGTGGAATTTCGCATAGCTCAATTCTCACTCGTTGAATTACATTTTTTGTTGTGTTATGTCTTGTATGAAATAGTCTTTTTTAAATCTTATCTTATTGAATTAAATCTTATCTTCTATATATGTTATTCTCTGTTTAATCGGAGGTCTATCAAATAATGTTTCTCTTTTAAAGTTTTTGATTTGTTCTTCTGTTTGTAATCCATATTTAATCAGACTACTATCTATAAGTAATGTTAGTGCATCTCTTAGTTGAGTATGATGTTCTATTGCGTCCATTGGATAACATTCATCTTTAAGTAAATTATTTTCATAGCAATAATCTTCATGAATTTGATTTATATCTACGTCATATGTATCCTCAAGTTCTTTATATATACTTGAATATAACTCACTTCTCGTGCAATCAAAGTATTCCATAAGCATTTTGTATTTAGGAGCAATCTTCTTATACCATGCTGATGGATATCTTCTTGATGATAGATAACGATTAGTTTGAGTTTGTTCTATCTTTTCTAATCTTTCAGTTATAGGTTGTAATGCAACGGTTATTGCATTTGAGATACTTTCAGCTAAGAATTCAGCGTTTATGGCATTCGTAGATTTCTTATCTATGAATACAGATGCTAATACATCTGCACATTTGTCTTGATATAGTTCTAATTTTGTTGCTAATTCAGGTTGAGTTTGTTTCATTTTTGGTGTAATGTTTATTTTTGCTAGTGCAATAGGGAGTTTACGTTGTGAAATACAATAAGTATCTTGGTTATTTGAAAAGGAGTGGTCTTTTTTAATCACCCCTTCATTTTCATTCGTAGGGATATTAAAAATAGTAATACCTTTTGAGATTACAGAATCTTCAATCCATTTCTCACGTCTTCTACGGATTGAGTCTTTATCTTTAAATCCTATTCCTTTCAGAACTGCATTGATAGAAGTATAAATTTCGCCGGTTGCGTTATCTTGAACTGCAATGAGTTCATCTCCATAAAAATCAAAATTTGTTGTTTCTAATGCTGTGTTTTTCATAATATCATTCTCCTTTGTTTTCTTCTTGGCATAATTCCATTGCAAGAGTGTCAAATATATTCTTTGTCACTGTATTATTCTCCGTTTGAAGATTAAGTTTTCTATTAAAATTATTTATATACATAATTAAACTTAACTTCAATAATTCTAATCGACTAATTTTGTTGTATTCGCAAATATAATCAATAGAATCTTTGTACTCCTTTGGAAAAATGTAATTAAATATATCATGTATTTCATTTAATTGTTCAGCCGCCTTGTTGGTTGTGTTTATATATTCTTTTAATAATTGGTTATAATCATTATTAGAAGGAACAGGATTTTCCATATAGTTAGAAAAAATAATATTTGCAAATTTATGTATGTTTTCAATTTCTTTTTCGATTTGTTGTGAAGAAGGAAAGTTAAAATCAAAATATAAATTGTTTAAATACTCTAAATATAAATCAATATAAGCTTTATCAAACCATTCATGCTTAGAGTCATTTCCGCTTATATTATAATTTTTAAAATATTCTTTAAAATTTTTTTCGATGTCTAACGTATTCATACATAAAGGCGAAGCATATAAATACATTATTTTTGTTTTTGATGGAATTAGTTGTCGATTAATTTGTTGCAATCTTTGATATAAATTTTGTGTAATTCCAATTTTACATTGGGCAGTGTCACATATCATCAAATATACAAAACCATACGATTTAGAACATTTCGTAATATGAGGACACTTTTGATATTCTTTTTTTGAATAAATAGATAGTTCTTGTGGGAGTAATTTTGTCATGTGAGTATTTGTCAATGATGATATAGTATTTAATTTTGTTTCTTTGATTGTTTTCATAATAATCTCCTTCGTATTAATTTTGTTTGATTAGGTTTCTATTTATATATTCTCTTTTGTTATTTTTCATTTTGTATAATGTTTTTTTGGATTAGGGAATAGTTCAAAAAAATTATTGACTATATTAACAATATCTATTGAGGATATTCTCCATTGAAATAAAAATGATGAATGATTTTAATTTTATGCACAAAAAAAGACACTCGAAAGTGTCTTATATTATAATATTATTGTTCTTTAATATTTTCAGCCATTAACCAATTAGATTCAGGTTTTGCAATAAGTCTTGCATCTGTATATGCCATTTGCATAGAAAGACAAGTTGTTGCTTGATAATATCCACTTTTCATTAAATCCAAAACTAAAGCTACATCAGGATTATCATCTTTTCCAAAACATAAAGGAACAAGAAGTTGTATTTTGTTTTGATAATAGTGGGGAACGGCTAATTTATAGTTTGCAATTACTTTTTGTATGGCGGTATCTATAACTCCTTTAAGAGTTTCAAGCGGACGTTCACTATTCTTTATTGAATTGGGCAATCTATTTGATGTGTCCAAATCGTCAAGAATATGTTTATAATTTTTATTGACCTTTAAATGCCAGTTAAATACAAGTCTTGATGGATCAGAAAAATAATCGGCTCTTTCAGGGAATTCTTCTACAATATCCAAAATTCCTAATTCATAAGTATCTTTAAATCCTTTAAAATACCATCTTGATGCCGCTATCGATTCATTTCGGTTTAATTCACCGTATGCGTATATTGGCTCATAATAATGAGAAAATAGTCCAGTATTAAATACACAATATGAATCAGTCTCAATTATTTTATCTTCTTCTTGGAGTTTGTTAAATGTGTATTTTAAATAATTTTTTAAAATAGAATAGTCATCTTCGTCTTCAAAACTCCATTTCTCAGGGAGGGCTTTTTCTGCAAGTTCTTTAATTTTTGCGTTGTAATCTCCCCAATACATATAATCGTAAATATCTATAGTTTCCATGTCACAAACTTCTCCTTTACTATACTTTTTACATATTATATCATAATCGTCAGCATTTGAAAAGGATTTTTCTGTTTTTATTATGTGACTGATTTCAAATTGTGAAAAATGTTTTTGGTAATATTCTGCCCAATAATTGTTGATTAATAATTGAGGTTTGATATTTATGTAATTGTATAATTTATTTTCGGCGATTTCACGAATTTTGTTTCCGTGAGAAGTATTAATTATAATCGTGCCGGTATAGCCTGTTTTAGGGTTTGTAATTTGTATTTCATATTTATTCATGTAAAAGCCTCCTTGATTTTTGATTATATATGTATATTCTCTTTTTACACAACAAGATAAAGTATCAAAATTCATTTTTGTCAGATTTTCTTTGCAAATTTGACTGAGTTTCTTCCTATTTATATTGTGTTTTATATATGGGGGTAGGATGTATATTTATATTCTCTATTTAGGTGATTGATAGGAATTTTTAGACAATAAAAAAGAGCTATAATGAAATATGGCTCTATTGTCGAAGTCGGTGTAAAATTTTTAAGTGTTAAAAATGTTGGTTCGGTGAAAGAAAGTAAGTGAAATAAATTCGAAATGATTTTTTGCTAGAAATACAAGGGGTTTTGTGATGTGATAAAGGTTGGATTTTAAAATGCGAGATGAGTTGTTTCTGATAAAAGTAATGTGGGTTCGTTAAAGGGTAGTTTTTATTGGGGATTTTATGTTTTGGGATTGGAAGAGAGGTGGAAGATGGTGAAAATAGGTGGGTTTAGAGACGATAGTGAATTTGGAATTTGATAGATTTTTGTTGGGAAATTCATCGAACTTGCCATCGAACGACTTACCGATTAGAGGTTGTTGGTTTGGGGAGAGGGGGAGTAGTGATTTTTGTAGGTGGGGGTTGAGAATTTTAAGTGTCGTGTGAATGGAACTGCTATGGTCGTTTTTCAGCAATGGATTCCTATTTCAAATGTAAATATACCCCCTCATTTTAGCATATTCCAACACTAAAAAACAGTGTAATATACATATATTACATTGTTTTAATTGTATTGTATTTGTATTTTTTTCTGAGCATCAACTGCCACCGCCGTAACTGTTTATTTTCTGTTGTGCCGTCAATAAAAAATTAAAAGTTTATTCGATGTTTTGGGTTCGTTTTATCGAATGTGATTTTTTGTTATCCTAAAAAATTTTAATTGTACAAAATCTAACATTAAATAATCTGTATAAACCATATCAACATAACAAATTCATATAAAAATCAATCAAAAACGGCACTACAACATAATTAAATTAATTGTATAAAATCTAACTGCACCGCTCGGCACAATAAAACATCACATCGTATCAGTTATACAAAATCTAACTATTATATAATTCCGTTATTGTATCTCACCGCTTCATCAAATAATCAATTATTATTAGATTTTAAATCATTATCAATCAGATCTAAAACATAACTGTTGATACTTGTAAACCCCTTTTCTTGGGCATGTTTTTTTATAATCTCATATTTTGCATTAAAAACAGTACACGCAATTTTTTTTCTTTTTTGATCATATTTTTTTTGTGCTACTGGATTATATGTGCTTTTTTTTTGTTCCGTCCGTCATAAAAATCAATCCTTTTTTAAAATATTTTATCAATCCTCATCAATATAAAAATTTTTTTCGTCAAGGTCTTTTTTGATTAAAGATTTAATATAAGCGTTTGCCGTCAATCCGTTTTGCTCTAAAAATTGCTTTACTCGTTTACCCTCTATAATATCAGTTGGATAATATTTAATAGCAAATAATATTGTTTTCTTGTCATATTTTTTTTGAGCCTCTGCGTTATATGCCACTTCTAATCCCGTCCTTTTAAATTTATTTTAAAAATATTTTATCATAAATTAAAAACTTTGTCAAACATACTATATATAGTTTTAAATGTTATATATATCAATAAAATATACTATATATTGTATATACAAAGTATACAAAAAGAATATTAATATAGGTTAACTTATTTGTTAGGTTTACCTATTGAATAATAAGTTAACCTATGCTATAATATATTTAAAGATAAGGGATAGGAAATAAACAAAAACCTATCTATTATCTAATAGTCAATAGACATATTGACAAAGTACTTTGATAATTGAATAAGGCTTTACACCTAAAAAAATATGTGTTATAATGTACATATGATAATATAACCGTAATTTTGAAAGGGTGATAGATATGACAACTGATGAAAAATTTGATTTGCTATTATCAAAACTTGATAAAGTAGACAATAGGCTTGTTGAAATGGATACAAGACTTAATGCAGTAGATACAAGACTTAATGCAATGGACAAGCGACTTGATAAAATCGAATCAAAACTTGATACATTAGAGCATAGCTCATATTTACTTGAAAATGATATAGCGCCAAAAGTACAAGTTTTGCTTGAACATCATACGGACTTAGCAAAAAATGTATTAGTTGCAAAAGGTATTGAAGAAAGAGTAGGTATGCTTGAATTTGAAGTAAAGGCAATTAAGGCAGTTATGAGCAAATCAGCTTAAAATCTAAAATAACATATAAAAATAAAAGGTGTAAAGTCTTATTGAATTATTAAAGGCTTTACACCTTTTTTAATTTGCACATTGACAACTTTATAAGGTAAAAGATATATTAATTTTCATCTGGTACATATTCAATAATATCGCCGGGTTGACATTCTAAAAGCTCACAAAGTAAATTCAAGTTAGTAATAGCATCTATACATTCATTATTACGATATTTTTGTATTGTTGCTTCACCTAAAATTTTATTTTTACGAAGTTTATAAGTTGAATATCCTTTATTTTTAAGGGTTGTTAATATATCTATTTTATATTTAATCATTATGTTCACCTCTTAAAAAGAGTATAACAAATATAAAATTGATTGTCAATATACACTCTTAAAAGGTGTACAAAGTACACAAAATAAACACTTCTGTTTTGTGTATAAAGTCAATAGACAAACACTTTTAAAAGGTGTATAATAATATTAAAGATAAGGAAGTAAAAACCTTATAAAGTCAATAGACTTATGAACTTTGACAATAAAATATAGGACTGTATCTATACATATACAAGGGAATTTTTTAAGCCGAAGTGCTCAAATGAAAAGCGGTTACTTTGTATAAATGAAAACGACTAAGGAGCAAGTTAGGAAGGTCAGGAGGTCTGAAACAAGTTTTTATTTTTTGACGATGCACTCAAAAAGTTTACAAATGCAACAAATAAATAAATGTAACATATTACAACAGCAGCAAATGCGATAATGTAATAATTTACATTTAACATACATCTGTTAATACTTTGTAAAATATCGGGTATTGCTCCGCATGTAAAGCCTGTTTTCAATGTTTTTAAGTGTATCAATGAGAAAATAAAAACAAAGGTAAAGATAAGAAAGGAAGTAGTTAAAATGCTAAAAATATTTATATCAAATCTAAAAGAATACAACAACGGAAAAATCATCGGTGAGTGGGTAAGCTTGCCTTGTGAGGATATTGAAGAAGTCCTTGAGAAGATAAGCAACAGTGGTAAAGATGAGTTATTTATATCTGATTATGAAACAGATATAAACGGTTTAAAAGTTGCCGAATATGAGGACAGTCTGCAACTTAACGAAATTGCAGAAGAAATTGAAGAAATGCGTGAAGATGAGTTAATCGCATTTCAAGCATACTTGGAGCAGTATGCAAACAATATGGAACAAGCACTGGAAGAAGTACGTCAAGGCAATTATAGAATTTATTATAATTGCGACAATATGGAAGATGTCGCATATCAAGTTGTTAATGATTGCGGACTACTTGACGGAGTACCTGAAGAAGTCAAAATATATTTTGACTATGAAGCATACGGACGTGACTTGGATATTAATAGAACATTTATTCAAATTGATAATAGTTTTGTAGAATTATATTAATAAGGAGGGTTTTAATAATGACAACATATAATTTTAACTTATCAAATTATCACCTAAGCGAAAACACTTGTAGAATTGCAAATTTAAACTTTATAGAAGAAACCACGAACAGAAACGGTGAGTATATGTTACGTGGTCTTTGGGCATCAGATTTATGTTATCAATTTGCGAAGAAGTGTAAGTTTACTTTGGTTCAGGTGGACGGATACAGTGCTTATGCTTATTCAGATGAGCAAATGGCAATATTTACATATTGTGAAAGGGATATAACATTGACACCTTATACAAATAAAGAAGATTACGAAAAAGCAAAGGAGAATACAATTAAATTTTATAAAGAGGAGTATTAATATAAGAAGTTGTTTCGGCAACTATAAATAGGATTTTAAGCCGGAAGCGTTCAGGCGGTGCAATAATCCGCCTGAGGTAATCAAATAATGAAAGGAAGTTTTTATTATGAAAAAATATGTATGTTCAAAATGCGGAGGTAACTGCATGGGTTGCTTCTATACTGACTTGTGCGACAAGTGGCTTGATATTGCCCCGTATGAGCCGTATTATGAGGTGTCAGACCATGCCTCTATGGCTCTATGTGAGGGAAGGCACGCAATCCCTCAGGCGGTGGACGGTGCTATTTTTAATACTGTTATCAATCCACTTGATGTGGAAGGCTTGCAGTCGGAAGCGTACAACAAGTTAAAAGCTCTTGACATCAAGTCGCTTGACTTGTACGTTACGGGCTTGACAGTAGCTCTTGTGTCAGTACTGAATGCTTGTCGTCAACTTGGTATAGTGGTAACACTGTACCATTATGACCGCGAAGAGGATAACTATTATTCACAGCAGGTCTTGTAAAAGGAGGACTATAAAATGACAAGAGATGAAGTATTGAAAAAAGTACAAGATTATATTGTATCTAATATCAATAACATTAAATTTGTTGTTGAATTTGAGGACGGAAGGCATCCATCAACTTTGCAAGATTTTATTAAAGCAATGGAATTTGCAAAGTTAAAAGAATTACAAGACTTCTTCAAGAGTAAATCTTTATTTTTTGAAGATGGATATATTAAAGTAATAAAGAGGTAAAAGACGATGCGATCAGTTAAAGAATATTTAATAAATTGTATTATTGAGCTATTCAATATATTTGATTATATTGACTCAAAAATACAGTAACATTAATAAATAGTTAGAGGGTACTATATAAAACTATATAGTGCCTTTTATAGTGTTTATTAATAGGACATTATAAATTATAAAGGAGGTTATAAAACCATGAGAAGTAGAGCATACAAGAGGAACAAACACGCACGAAAGGCGGATTTTAACGTCTGGCAGGCAGTAAGCATTGCGTTATTCATTGCCTTAATATGCGCAATGAACACGTTATATAACGGCGGTATAACAGTAAATATTTAAGAGTGAAAAGGAGATATAAAAATGATATACGATTATAACCACTACAACGATCCTAAAAGGGGCAACAAGCATATATACGCTTTTGGTGAGCGTTACGAAAGTATAGAGTATTGCGGGTTTATACACGCAGATACAAAAAGACAGGCTCAAACTGTACTTAACGCACATAACAGAAAATGGGATGATTATGGCTGTATATTGTTAGATTATACAGAGGAAGAATGTAAGACAGAGATTGAGCGGAGAGCGGAAAAGAAAGGGAGGAAATAGTTATGTATATAGCAATAGCAAGACATGAGAATATAGCGGCTTACAAGGCTTTAAGAATGGCAGGAATTGAGCCGACAGAAGCAAACATGAGAAGATACATAGAGTGTGAGTACCTCTCTTTTGAGGTAAAAGCGGATGGGAAATATTACTGTTGTTACAATGACGGATTACAGAGTATATCCGTTGAAGTATCAACTTTGAAAGCAAATTAATTATAATATTGAGATAAGAAAAGGAGAATAAAATCATGTGCAGAAGTTTTGAAGTTATAAGTGGAAAGAAGAATAAAGGGGATAAAGGATTACTAAAAGGACTAACTAAAATGTATCGTGATGCAAAATATAGTGTTGCAATTATTCCGATACCGGTTGAACTGTTGGAGATTGACACAAGGTATCAGACGGAGGTTAGAACAGATAGAAGTCTAATGTACCTTGTGAATAACTGGGATGAAAATAAATTATTGCCTTTAATCGGTGTTCCGCATTGGGATGAAGGCAAAGTATACCTTGTAGACGGTTACGGCAGATGGGTAGCAAGTCAGATGGTAGACAAAGAAAAATACACTGATTTACAAGTGTTGCTAATTCTCAATGCACCAAACAATGCAGAGGAACGGCTTGAATTTGAAGCCGAGATGTATGCTTATCAAAATAAACAAGTTGCAAGAATGACGGCGATCCAAAAGCATGGAGCAATGGTAGTATTACACGATAAAGCAACAGAACGACTTGAAAAGCTAAAAGAAAAGTATGGATTTGAGTATACATCTTGTAAAGGCAATAGAAGTGCTTCTGTTTTGGGTTCATATTCTGTCACGCTTAACATATGCAATATTGATGACGGCAAGGCGGCGGAGTTTATATTTGATATATGCAAAGGTGCAGGATTTGACCGTAAACCAAACGGATATTCAACAGGTGTAATGAAGGTTTTACTGGATATGTACAAGCTATATCCTGAAAATAGAGATAAAGTGCAGAAGTATCTTATTAAGGAACTCAGAAAGATTACACCGTTATTGTTAAAGGCAAGAGGTGTTGCAAAGTATCCATTTTTAGATTATAGACTTGCTATGTCTTTATATGTTGAAGATATGATTGTTGAGAGCTTAGGACTTGAGCAAGCAAGAGAAGTTAAAGAAAATAGTACAAAACTTGTAATGATTAAAAAACGTAAAAATATCGCGTAAATGAACGGAGGGATAATATATGAGTATTTCGCAGATGGACTTGAAGCAAAAAGTCCGAGATTATATAAAGAGGGTTGGTATTCCAAAAACGACTTTTTGTAGCCGTATAGGTATCTCACCGAGTTACTTATATAAATGGTTTAAAGGTGAAAAGGAATTTTCGGATAGTTTGGTAAGTCGTATAAATGATTACATAGACAAATTTTAGGAGTGAGGAAGGTGTTATATATGAGAACTTTGGAACATAGAGGACAGAAAATAATTTGTCAATATATAGATGATAATTTTGGTCGTATTTTAGCAAAGAAAAATATAAAATATAGTATTTTGCCGGTGTTTAGTGACAATTACATTGTTTACAAATGTATCGTTGACGGCGTTGTAAAATACGAAATGGAGGACTTGCAAGATAGTTATGTTTATATAACGTCACAAGTGCCAGAGGACGGCTGGGATGCTTTGTATAACACTGTACTACATGGAGAATGTAAAACATCAAGACTTAAAATGTGCATTAATCATATATGCACTATAATTAATAAAGAAATTGCAGATGAGAAACTTGCGGAAAGAGTGCCGATATTTGAGCTTATGGCATATCCGCAAAAGGAGTATACATCAAAAGAATGGCAGAGAATAGCCTTTTATTTGCTTACTTGTGGTTATTGTAAAGAGAATTTTGAAGTTGATACTAACGGAGTAGATCCTAAATGGATAGAAAAAATTAAGGAGCATATAAGAGTATGAGTATATCAGATGCAATATATAACAATATGTTAGAGGAGAAGAAACAAGCAATTTTAAGAAGCGAATATAAGAGTATAAGAGCTTGTCCTCTAAAAGAAGTCAATGGACGTGTTGACAATTACACAGAGGAACAAGCTAAAACATTATTAAAAATGATGATATTTGACAGGAGGTAGAGAAAATGAGAAAGTTAAACATTGATATGTGGTATGGAAATAGTATATCAGAAGCAGATGGAATTGATGTATATTTTTCTGATATAGATTGTATATACAGAGGTAACATATATAAAGACGGTAGAATGATAGGTGATTACTCTTGCACTGATTCGGTAATGCTTGAGAATGCTTTTAAAGGACTGTTTACATGGGAGAGTTGAGAAATGAAAGTCAGGTTTCAAAGGAAAATCATAACTATATATAGTGGGTATAATAATTAGCTACTATATATAGCATATACGGAAGAGAGGTTAATTATGAGTAGTTTAAAAAAATTTGTAGGTGATTATGCTTACTCTTATATTAAAAATATTGCGGTTGACGCTGATAAAATTAGAAAAGCATTAGTAACACCGCAGAACGCAAGAAATGTATTTAGTGGATTAGATGAATTTCAAATAAAGTCAATTTGTACTGAAATAAGTGCAACTAATACTTTTGGAACGATAAGAGAGACCACGCAAGAAGAAATCATTGAGGACTTTAATAAAGCTGGTTACGATACTGTAATATTTGATGACGAAGAAAAAATTGCAGAATATAAAAAATATTATGCTGACGGTGAAGTGATTTGTACTTATAATAACCTTGCTGAACGTATGAGACAATATCATATGATAGTTGCGGTAAAAAAGGATATTGATAAGATACAACGGAGCAAAGCACCCCAGAGAGATGATGAGTATGGGACATCTATTCTTAATATTCAGATAGCTAAAAATGGAAGTCATATGTCTATTAAGAATAGATACAATCATACTGTAAATGAATGTGATAGTACACTTAATAATAACTTAGATATGTTAGTATTAGGGTTGCAAGCAAAAGTGTTAGGATATTACAACATAGCATCTTTGAATAATAATAAGTGTTATTACAACAGAATTGTTAATATAAATGGAATTTATCTGAAATATAACAGAGAAGCACACAATGTATATTTTGGAGATTTTGTTCTTGATAATGCAAATGGAGCAAGATTCACAGACCATAGTAAATATTATGTCAAAGTCAATGATGATTACTGGAACGAGCCTTATGTACTTGATTTTCAAAAGAAAGAAGTAATACAACTGTTTGACGTACGTTATCAAAATAGTAAAAGTGCATTGCTAATAAGGGCAATGAAAGAGAATTTATTAAACAGTGGTAACAAAGAGGAAGCAGATAATCTTAATATTATTTTCCCTGATGCAACAAAAGAATTATTACAGTACAGAAAAAAAGCATTGCAATACGTTGCGAATAACTATGGATACGATTTTCAAAAGCCATTTAAAGTAACTGGATTACTTGGAAAATTTACGGCGAAAAGCATTGAAAAAGCAACAGTGAGCAACTGCGGAATACTATTAATTTGCAAAGGGTCGAATGTTAAATGTGTTAGGTTGAACAAAGGGAAGTTTGATATAGATGCAAGAAACGGATACGAATATTCAATTGATTATTATTGCTCAAAAAAGATTTTTGAAACAGATAGAAAAAGTGGAAAGCTTGGAATGTTCATCATTCAACAAGATGACAAATATAAAAGAGTAGTAAAAAATACTTTTACTAATTCTTATTCTTTTAATAGAGATGAATTTGATAAAAGCGGTTGTAATATAACAAAAACAAGACGACAACTTGATAACCGTTTGTATAACTATAAAGCGAATAAACGCAAAAGAGAAGTTGATGCTATTAGTTATGAGAGCGAATTGAAAAACATCAAGGAAATGTTTTCAAAATTGAAATCAGAACTTATTCTTAAATTAAGTAAAACAGAGACGGTTGATGGATATGAAAAAATTAGAGATGTATTTGATTACACTTTTGTATTGATTGTAAAACGTATTAAATCCTTAGAAAATAAAATAATTCAAAATGGTTTTTGTTCCATAAAAGAAGCGACTGACAGTATTACAATTTTGAAAAATGATATTACAGACAAAATGAAGAAAATTGAGGGTTGAGAGATATGCAAACATTAGAAGATATATTGCGAGAACTGGGTAGTACAAAACCATTTCTTAATGAAGTGATCATTAATGAAGACGGAACGAGAGAGCCGTTTACAAAGAGCGGAAACAAAGCATATAGTAAACTTATTGAAATTATATATGCGGTGGGCGATTTAACTAATAGAGATATGAATGATATTGTTGAAGAACTTGATGATATTGCAAATCAAAGATTTTAAGAATGGAGTGATTAATTATGACGAGAATTTTTAAAGATATATTTGGTAACACAGCTTGTATCACAAGAAGATTAGGTTTTCCACATAGAGATGCAAAAAATAAAATATATGGTTACAAATTAACTTTATCAGCCGATTATAACGGTGGAGATGTGTATTTTGTAACTATTTATCCATCAGAAGAAGATGCTTTAAGACAATTACGAAAATTTAGTTGTAACACATGGCAAGAACAAACGAAACGACAATTTCAGACGATTAAGAGAAAGGCGGTTAATATTATGTCAGTTAATTGGGGTTATTTTGATAAATTTGAATGGGCAAATGAAAAATATTTGCCTCGTTGGGGTGAGGGAGAAACAAAAGCAACACAAATTGTAACAGCTATAAGTCAATTAGTTTATAGGTGGTATAATGACGGCGATGTGTTTGACAATTCATATTTGCTTGATGGTTGGTGTGATTATTTGCCGTCTTGTGCAAATTGGTTAGAACAACATACTACAGATGAAGTAAGTCCGATTTTGCACCGAATATCAGAATGTTACACTGATGAAGATTATGAAGAATTATTAAAGAATTTGGCTGATACTTTACTTGATGAAGATTATCTTGAAGAACAGAATAAATTAAAAAAAGAAGGCAATATACGTGATTGCAAAGGTAGTTTTGAATACGTTGACCCTTATGAGAGTGAAGATTGGTAAGGTTGATAAGAAGGAATTAAAAGGAGGGAATATTATGCACATACATACAATGGACGAAAACTATGACTACAGAATGAGACGTCTTGTAGAAAAATTTGTACAAGATTATGAAATTGAAGAACGAGAGCCGACCGCATTAGAAGATATAATATGGAAGGAATATGCAGAAAGCTTTGGCAGAATGGTATTAGAAGATATGATTGAATATGCCGGCGATGAATTATTTGAGATTTAAGGAGTGGTTTTTAATGAAATACAGAATGAACATAGTAATAGGAAATGAAATAACAGACCATAAAGTTGTATTCAGTCTTAATTGTAATTTCTTTTATGATGAAGAACAATATGGAAACGGACATTATGTTTCTATTGTAGGCAAAGACTTTTCCAAACAGGTAATTGACCTAAGATATGACACATCTTTTGACAGAAATAACAAAGAAAAAAGGATTGAACATTGGGCTAAAACTTATTGGAATGGTAAAGATGGAGCATATAGTTTAGAGTCTTTTGAGATTATTAAATTATATACATGGGATGATATTTACGACAGAGCAGACGGCAAAGGTTATGGAGATGATGAATTAATGGCAAAAGATAACGCAAGATGGAATGTGCGAAATTTAGCTATTAATAATGGTTATCCTGATTTAGAAGAAACAGAATGTCCTGAAGATATGGTAGAGTTTTATTGTGAAGAATTTGATATTCTTTTTAACGAGGATGGAAATATTGTTGAACATTCATTTGAGATTGAGAAGGAGTGATTATAATGGAATTGCATTTATATTATCTTGATAGGAAATGGACGAAACGTGGAGATTGTGCTCATAATTATAATCTTGTTGTCGATTTAGACAACAAAACGTACAAGATATATGTCAGTCCTTTTTATGAATATGAACGTTCAAGTGATATAGAGGTCAAAAGAAAATCGGATATTATGGATTATATTGAATATTTAAAAGAGAATGGGTTTGTGGATACTGATGAGATTTATTGTGGATAAAATAAGAGATTTATAAAAAGATAGGAGGTATATGTTGTGAATTATACCATAGATGAAGTCAAAAATATTTTAGCAAGTAAAAAGTCGCAAATATGCAATTTAGGTATATCGCATACGGTTTTAACAGTAATACAAGATTTATTAGAATATCAGACACCTAAAAATCCATTGCCAAATGGAACGCATAAAGGCTTTAATAATTACTGTTGTCCGTCTTGTAAGCGTCCATTATCTGCAATGTGTGAAGATTTTCAAATGCCATATTGTGAAAATTGTGGTCAGAAAATAAATTGGAATAAGAACGATGATTTTGATTAAGGAGAAGATAATTATGATTACAAGAGAAATAATTAAAAATGGTTTTGCAAATGGGATTATTTCTATTGAGAATAATTACGCAGGTTGTTTAGGAATTTGTTGTAAAATCGGAGATAATGCTTTTTATTTTATGGATTCAGAAGATAATAATTTAACAAAAGAAGAATATTGGGAATCGTATACATTGGATATGACAGTTGATATGATTTTTAATGTTCTTAAAGATGATACATCGGCAGAGGAAAACGGACTTGATGAAATGGAACTTAGTTATTATGAATCAGTATTAAAGTAATGGAGCGATGAATTTTAAGAATAGAAAGTGAGGAATATTATGTTTAAATATAACGGTTATCATTTTGAACCGGAACGAAATTTGAAAGAATGTGAAGATAAAAATCTTTATACTCTTTCTAAGCACCTTAAAAGTGATACAGAACTTGGAATGTGTAATTACGAAACGGATTGGAAGAAATGCGACTATAGCTTGGAAAAATTTTATACAGCAAGTTGTGGAAGCAAGTGTGATTTGTTTCGATGTGTCGAAAACGGAAAATTATATATTCCGGGTGAACACGAATTGTTCGAGTTTATTTGATGATTAAAAGGAGAAGATAAAGAATGAAACAACGATTTCAAGAGAAAATAAATAATAATTACAAGGAGGAAAAATATGTTAGCATTTGATTTAGCAGAGAAAAACAAAAAATTAGCCGCTATTCAGTATATAAAACTATTAGGGCTAAAAAATCCTGAAAATGTATTGCGTGAAGGTATCTATTATTCTCATATAAACGCAAGAGGCAAAAAACGATTATTGCTTCCTTGTATATCTTTTTCTGAATATGAGAAAAAGAATAAGGAATATCTTAATACCAGAATGCAAAAATGTCTTGGTTATTATGTATTAGAAATAATTGAGTGAACTACCACATACCTTTATGGTAGTTTCAGAAGATGCAACTATTGAATTTTAATGAAACAAGAGTTTTTTTAGATAAGGAGAAGATTATGAAAGTAAATTTTGATATTACTAAAATTGTGTTTACACCATCATGCGATAATTATGATTTTACATTAGGTATTACGAGAGATTATAAAGGTAATAAATGCTATTTAGGAATAGATATTCCATGCAAAGACGATGCAGAATGGAGATTTTGGTTGTTATTTGAAGATGATAATGATGCTTGGAATATTTCTAATGAAGATAAAGAGTACGTTAAGCAGAAAGCAATAAAGCATTGTTTATCTAATGGATATTCATACAATGGAAAATATTTTGAAAAGAGATAATTAAGCGATGATTTACTAAGAAAGTGGGGTAAATAATATGGTAAGAAAAATTAATAACGGGTTATATAAAGTTAATACATATGCTTCTGCACACATTATTGAAGTAGATGATAATTATGATGAAGAAGTACAGAAACTAAGAAAAGAAATCCAACTTGACAGTATTGGATACAAATTGAACTTATTTGTATATCTTGCCACATTAACGGTACAAGGATATGCAATTTCAAGCGTAACAGAATTTAATATTGATGGAAGTAAGCCTAAAGTTGCTTATGCAAGTAATAAAGATTTCAAGAAAATTGTTAAGTATTATTTTGAAAAGAAAGCATAGGAAACGGAAAATTCATGGTTCTAAATACGCATATTATTGTGATATTTTTGGATTTTAAAATAGAATTGGAGGACGATTTTATGATTAAATTTATAGAAAAAGAAAGATATTATGATGATAGTCCATATACAGGAAGTTGCTATTATTACCCTACATATATGGTAAAAGATAGAAAAAATTCTTTGTATTCAATCGAAGAGATCCTGACGATGAATGGAAGATAAAAGAGAATGAAAAAAGAAAAAATCAGTTGATAGAAAACGAAGGGAAATATTTTAAGTTTAACGGATTTTATGATAATCCACTAGAAATGTTGAAGAAGATTATTGAAAGAAAACATCATTTTACAACACCAAAGAACATGTACTATGGTAATTTAGATACACATAGATATATAGATTTCCATGGTAATAGAAATGAAGTCAGTGCAGCTTTCCATTATAGAATTTATGATATAGAGTTAGCATGTATAATTCAAAAAGTTGTTAAGCTAATCAATAGTGAAGATTGGAGCATGGCAAAAGTAATATTGAATAAAAAACAATGAAAAGCACATTTTAAGGAGGTAAATAATATGAAAAATATACAGTTATAGTTTATTATACATTTGGCGAACCGGAAAATGAAGTTTATTTGTTTGATACGGAAGAACAGGCTTGTAAGTATTTAGAATCGATGTGGGATTATTACTATGATTTTGCATTTGAAGATTCAGATTTTGATGAAGAAAATAGTTATTGTGTGGAAAATTATGCAGAGCTTGTGTGGGAAGGTACTGGTAAGAGAATTTTTGAAGTAGTAAGGGTAAGCGAACCAATGAAGTTTGATTAAAGAAAATATAATCGAAGGACAATAAGTGGAGGGGGGGTTGATATTATGTCAGAGAGTTTTGTGACGATTGATGAACTTGATTTAGAACAAATACATGATTATGATTTTGTTGCAACAGTTAAGAATGTAAAATTATATGCTGAATTATATGAATTGTACTGTTCAGCAAGAGTGGTGTTCCCCAGTATAGTGCCATGTACGCTTATCATTTAATAGTTATGATAAATATAAAGAGTATATAATGAAAGTCGGATTTCAAGGAGGTAGCAAAATGTATAGGGTGGAATGGATAGATAGTGAAGGAGATATACGAACGATTAAAGGATTCAAAACAAATGTAGAAGCAAGGGAATATATTAATCAAATGAGTAAATACTTTGATAAATTTGCATATCCAGAAGTGTTTTGGGATAATGAATAGAGGAGGACTAAGAAATGAAAATAAACATAATATATAACTTATACCATGATGGTGATTTTCGCATAGAAAATCCAGAAGAAATTAATTGCCAGAAAATTAATGATTGGGAGTATGCAGGAACAAAAGAATTTAAAGCAGGTGATGAATGTGAGGTTAGGAGAGAAGCAAGAGAATTCTTGGAGGAATTCTTGTGTGAACATCTGAGGGTTGGAGCCTCTCATTATTGGATACTTGGAGATTTTTGCACGATGATAGATTCATTAATCGAGTTTATCGAAGATTACGAATCGGGCAATGTTATGAAAGTAAAAAGATTGTCGGGCAATTATGAGGGTACGGAAATAATTGTTAAGATTGAGGAGGATTAATATGGAACAGTGGGACGAGGAAGAAGTATGGGATGCAATTTCAGTTATATCTTCAATACGAGCAAAATGCAGTGTGTTTAAGAGAGAACAACGTTCTAAATATCATGCATGTAGTATGGCAATAAGAGCCTTGCGTGAGGTTATCGGTGATCCAGCGGCTATGGATAAAGTAACTGATAGCAGTTTAATATATGAATTAGATAGCAGAGGATATAATGTAGATAATTTGATTGAAATTTTACATAAGATTAAGTCTTGAAAGTGATAGAGACTCGCAATCCGATAGATCTTTAGCCTATCGGTAAAGAATCATATAAAACAGAGAATATACAAACGGAAGGAGGTGTTAAGTAAATGTTAAAAGCTTGTAAATACAGATTATATCCGAGCAACCAACAAGAAGAACAAATTCAAAAGACTCTTGGATGTTGTAGATTTGTATATAACCGAACATTATCTTATAGGAAAGAAATGTATGAAACGAAAAAAGAATCTATGAATAAATTTGCTTGCAATAACTATGTAAATCAAATTCTTAAAAAAGAATACGAATGGTTGAAAGAAGTAGATAAATTTGCATTAACTAATGCTGTATATAATATGGATTCAGCATACAAAAAATTCTTCAAGGAACATAGCGGATATCCGAAGTTTAAGAGTAAACATGATAGTCATAAGTCATACATAACAAATTTTACGAATGGCAATATAACAGTAGATTTTAAGAAGAACACAATTAAACTTCCAAAGCTCAAATGGGTTAAATCTAAAATTCATAGAGAGTTTACAGGAATAATCAAATCCGCAACTATCTCACAAGTTCCATCCGGTAAATATTATGTTTCGATATTAGTAGAGACTGAACACATTCCAATAGAATCTACTGGTTGTATGGTTGGTGTTGATTTAGGTATAAAAGATTTACTTATCACTTCTGATGGAGAAAAGTTTGACAATATTCGTACTACTAAAAAATATGAGAAGAAACTTGCAAAGGAACAACGCAAGTTATCTCATAAAGAAAAAGGTAGTAAAAACTGGAACAAACAGAGAATCAAAGTAGCACAGGTACATGAAAAGATTCATAATATCAGAATTAATAATTTACACAAGATTTCACATCAACTTATTAGCGAAAACCAAGTAATAGTTAGTGAGAATTTGTCTGTAAGTAATATGATGAAGAATCATAATCTTGCAAAAGTAATATCTGATTGTGATTGGTATGAGCTAACAAGACAATTAACATATAAAGCTGATTGGAATAATCGCCAGTATATTAAAATTGGGAGATTTGTTCCAAGTAGTCAAACTTGTAGTTGCTGTGGTTTTATCAATGTAGAAACTAAAGACTTATCAGTCAGAGAATGGACATGTCCTAAGTGTGGCGTTCATCACGATAGGGACATCAATGCTGCTAAGAATATACTTAATGAAGGATTTCGATTGTTAGAGAAAACAGCTTAGTAATATATAAGTACGGTAGGAACTATCGGAACTTACGCTTGTGGAGTTAGTAGGTTACGACGACGTTGAAGCAAGAAGCCATGAAGTCTTTAGCTTCGTGGTGGTTCACAGCAAGGTTTCAAGTCCTTTATATGGGGCATAAAAGGGTGTAAAATGTATATGTAATAAAAATATCACAGAAATTTGTTTAAAAATAGCAAATGGTGGTATATATTAAATGAAAGGTAAATATAGAAAGAGGAGGGATTAATCATGATGGATTTAATGGAAAGCTTTGGTGTTGGGCTATTAGTATGTTTGGGGATAGGTCTTGCATATTTTGTGATTAAAATTATACCATACTTACTATTTGGATTTGATGATACAGATGATAACAAATAATTTACAATGTAAATAAAGAAAGGAAGTAATTTGAAATGGAACTTTTATTAACAATAGGTATGATAATCGGAGCATATATTTTATGCCATCTTGACGAATGGAGATCGGATAATAGAATGACTCCGCCGGGATATGAACATGATTATAACAAGGCAAATTATGACCTTGTTACGAAGGGAAAGCAATATTATTATCAACAGCATTTACAAGGCAAATATGATAAAAAGATAGACGATAAAAACAAACATTGATATATTTTACACTAAGAAGATACTTGCTATAGTGAGTATCTTCTTTTTGTGTACGGAGAATATATTATTGAGGACGGTGAGATTTATGTGTTATAAGGTTGAAGCTCAAAAGAGGTTGGAGGTAAAGTTAAATGAAAAGTTACAAGATGTTCCGAATATCATTAAGGACTTTTTGATAACTTTTAAAAGTAGTCGGACAAAAAATGTTAATTGGTCTTGTATCAAAGATATGTTTGAATTTTTTTTGAAAAACAATATAATACAGAAGGATAGCATATCAAATATTGATGTGAATGATTTAAAAAAAATATTGCCGATAGACATAATAAAATACTTGAATGGTCTAACATATACCCATAAGATGTCAAGTATTAGAACGCAAAAAGCGATTATCAGTAGCTTTTGGACATACTTAGAAGCGAGTGGAATATGTGAGAATAATATTGTTTATAAAATACCAAAAAAACTATATAGAGTAGAAAAATCAAATGTAGATACGAATGTAAAAATTCCAACACAAGAAGAACTCATTGCTTTTGAAAAAAACGTCAAAGATATTCCTAATGAATTTACAGAATTTAGAAATCTGACAATCATTAAGTTGTTCTGTGGAAGTGGTATTCGTTCAGAAGAATTAATTGGTTTAGATATGAAAGATGTTTTTTTGCAAGAAGAATCCCCTTATATTATGGTGTGGGGCAAGGGGAATAAGGAAGTACAGGACAGAGTACCTTTGTCTTATGAGGCAACAGACTACTTGACTGAATATTTTGAGTATCGTAAGTTATTCATTGAAGAAAAGAAGGAACAAAATAAAAGCATTGATGAAACACCTGTCTTTATCTCAAATAAAGGTGAAAGAATAAGTAAGGGTGCTATTGATGACTTTTTTAAACGATATAGCAATGATATGATTACTCCACATATGTTACGACATTGGTGTGGGTCGCATTTATATGAAGATACGAAAAATATTAAATTAGTACAAAGAGTGCTAAGACATAAAAATATAGCTGTGACAGCTGAAAATTATGTTCACGTTTCAGATGATGAAGTAGATTCGGCAGTCAAGATGTTACGTACGGACAGACAAAATGTTGGACAATGTAATCAATCAAATCAACAACAATTTACAGGGTTGATGTAATGATATATTTAGTCGTTGACTATTCAACATCAATATGGTAAAATAAAGGAAAGATTAAGAGGTGATTAAAATGTTATATAAGATAATTGCGGTAAACAAAGATGGTTCTACTTATAAGCATGAAGAAATTGTGGAATCTGATAGTGAGTATTCCGCTTTGCAAAGTATGTTATACCAAAATAAATTATATCATAATTTAGACTTGTCAAATTGTGAATTGACTGCGACTCCAGTTACAATTAAATCAATCACATTCGTTGATAATAGTGAATATGATCCCGATAAATGTAGGAATGGAGGGGCTTATTCATTTTCGTGTAAATATATAAGAGAAAAATCTAATTCTGATAAATGGATTCGCAAATGTGGAACGAGTGCTGATTTTGTATATTGTGAACGCTGTGGTACTTTCAATCATAGTACATATGAATGTGATAATGATGAATATATTATAACAACTGATGAATTATTATATAAAATGGTTAACTACAAAGAAGATGATGAACATTTTGTGAATATAAGTTATTGTGAATGTTAGAATGGCAGGGAATATATTATGGGAGATAAAATTGCACCATTAATTTTGACTCAAAAAATCAATAAGAGATATCCGAATGTTTGGAAACAAGTAGAAGATATGAGAAAAATGAATGGTAAAGAAGTTAATTGGGATGCTCGCTGCTATGTGCCTATAGGTGTGGGTATTGCTATTGCAAGTGGCGGGAACGATAATATCCATTTGGGCATAATATCAGAAGCCAATATAATTGTCGCAACTGCTACATGGAGATTGTATAAACAGATCTTCAGCTTTGATAAAGATATGGAAGATGTTCTTACTGAACAAGGCAGTGAAGATTTAATTATACCAATCGAAGTTTTAAGCAATCTTCCATATCCCTGTATTTACATAGCAGTAAATGATGATGAGTATGATGGATTTTTCGTTTACTTTGAATCGGATACTAACAACGGAGAATTGGAATTGCGATTCTTGTTTATAAATAATGACTATTCAGTTATGCCTATTTCTTTACATCTTATAGAAAATGGCACAATCAAAGACGGAATTGATCGAATGTTACAAGAAGTAGAAAAGAATTCATCAAAGAATTTTGTTGATAAAGATTATATTGATTTTGTAACAAACTTAATAACATCAAAATTGCAACTTGTGTTATATATCTGTGCACAGAACAGTGAAATTACGGAAGATGAACGACAAAAATATATAACTCGTAAGCCCCAAAAGAAGGAATATATAAAAGATAAATATAGAGAAATTCAAAAATGGAATTGTGGTACTCAAACCGGAAATATTATTCGTGCAATGCGAAAACAAAACACAAAATCTCATATTGTTTATAATAATTCTGGGGTGGAAGCACATGGTTCTCCGAAACGCCCACATACACGCCGTGGACATTGGCATCATTACTGGAAAGGAGAGAGGGGCTCAAGTCATAGAAAATTAATTTTAAAATGGCTTGCACCAATATTCATAAAAGGATATGATGTAAATGATAATGTTGTAACTACAAATGTATTCTTAAAAGAAAATGGAAAGGTGTGAAATAATGATGTATACAGTAGAAAATTTAGAGGCGATGGGTAGTGTATATGCCCAATTAACTCAGCTAAAAGGATTTAACGATCCATTCCAAGGGCAATGTGATATGTTCCCTATGAGAAGTATCACAACAATGATTAAAAGAACAATGCCTTATATCTCCGATGAATTAAATCAGGAAATCGGAGAATTAATGGACACGCTGGATGCAAATGAAATAGACGAACTCATAAATAAACCTGTTCCAATGACACTTAGAATGAGCTTTTGGACAGGATATAATAAGAAAGTTTGATTGTTTGGCAAAGGAGATGATATAATGAAGAAAAGACTGTTATATTGTTATACAAACGCATATGATATGTTGGTATCTATAGACGAAGAAGATAATTGTAGATACTTAATTAACAATGGAGATTTTCCGAGTACAGAAGATAGAGAAAATGGGAATAAAGTTATTGACTTTTTACAAAGTGTAGAAGATGATTCTTCTTGGGAGGACGATTGCTCAAAAGAGGAATTATTAGAAGATGAAACAACTATAATCATTGCTGAAATCGAAAAAGAACTATAATATTGACGAAAAATATCTTCTTTGGTATAATAGATATATTATATTGTAAGGGAGATAATCAAATGTTCAATAATGAACAAACATATGATGAGTGGGAGGCGGATTGCTTAAACAAGGCAAAAGAGATTCTCACCGATAATCAAGAAGTTAATCAAAATCAGAAAATAGAGACGACAGCGAATTGACTGTCGCCTTTATTTTTTTGTGTGAAATTTAGTCTAATAATAGTAATGTGAATGATACTATGTCAAGTATCACCGTGAGAATACAGACAGAAATCATTATATTAAAAATCATTTTTGGTTTAATTAATTTGTTATGTAAATAATTCCAATATTCTTCTGCGTAAGCTATTGGAATTTCAGCAAATACGGATAAATCTTTAGCATTTTTTAAATATGTAGGTAACTTGTTTTTTGGTGCGATTAAAAGACAAGCCATTAAATTTGCTTCTTGCTCTTCTTGTAGAGAATCGGAAGTATGCCCTAATATATAGTGTGCGATCTCGTGGAATATGTAGAAACGCCAATACATAGACGTTTCATCAAAGTAAATTATATATGAAGGCACTTTACCTGATTCCTTGTAAAGAATAGCAGGAGTAGAGATTAATGGATTTGCACCGGCAAAATCTTCTACTGCTTGAGATTTAACCTTGAATGGAATTTGTAAATGAGTACACAATAGAAATGGATTACAAGGGAAACTTGTAAATTGTTTTGTGTAAATTTGTGCAATTTCGAATAATTGTTTAAAACTTCTCATCTTCGACACCTGTCATTGGCAAATGAGCCAACCCTTTCATATAAATTAATGCAAATTCTTTTGATTTTGAGTCTAAAAGATTCCATAATGATAGAACGTCTTGTTGCTCAGAGGGCAAGACATTATTATCCACATTGTCTTCAATTCCAGCAAAAAATTGAGAAAGTGAAATATTTAGACCGTTACAGATTTTCATTAAATTATATATTGTCGGGACGTGTCTATGTTTAATCATATTATTGAGTGACGAATAAGGCATATCAGACATTTTTGCAAGCCTATATATAGACAGATTTCGTTGCTTGCAAATCTCCATAATGTGCTGGTTGACTATAAATTCATCCATAGAGATCTATTCCTTTACTAATAAGATTATATCTTATTGTGTCCAAAAAACGTAGATGTATTCTATGGCAATAATAGTGTTGAGTTTGGTAGTAAAAGAGCAACCACAAATGATTGCAAATAAAAAAGCAACCGATTGAGGTTGCTTTAGTTATATTGTTCAATCGCATTTTGAATTAAATCTAATATTGCATCAGGAATATTTTTTTCAGCGATTTGCTTTAACAAATTTTCTTTTTTTGCGGAGATATGTTCTCCACCATACGCAAGGTAATTTTTATCGTTATTAATATTATGAAAAAAATTAATAATTTCACAATTATAGATGTTGGACAAACATTGTAGAGTATATAAGGGAGGTGTTTGTAATCCATTCTCATATTTTGCAATGGTTGTTCTATTTGCACGTATTTTATATTTATCTACAAGAATATCAGCAACATTATCTTGTGTCAACTTTGATTTTTTTCGCGCCAAAAATAATTCAGAAGCAAGGAAATTTTTATATTTTTCTTCGGTTAGCAATAAAAAACACCACCTTAAATATTACAATATCGTTACAAAATGTTCTAAAATGTTGACAAACCTAATTTAAAATAGTAATATATGTTCTGAAAAGAATACATAAACTGATTATAATGTTCCAATATAGAATGTTATTATACATCAGTATCTTTGATGATTTTTCTCACTAACCCAAAGATACGAACACGAGTAACATCCTTACCCTCAAAACGTCTTGGGGAATACATTGGATTTAAACTTTGCAGTTCAATCCAATTCGCACCGTACATTACTCGTTTGATGACACCGTTGTCATCATCAATTAAAGCAACGGCATAACTACCACTGTCAACGGATTGTTGATAGCGGACAAGTGCAAGGTCTCCTTCTTCAAACTTGGGGATCATACTGTCTCCCTTGACACGAAGTAATACGTGTGGTTCATTGCCACTTAACCAATTAAGTGGGACGTATTGTGTGCCAATTATTTCATTGTCGGCATATTTACCATAGCCTGCCGAAACTTCACCCAAGATAGGGAGTTCAATCATTTGATTATTATTTTGTGGCTCGCCAAGCAAATATTCAACGGAAACGCTAAAATAGTTTGCGATGATTTCTATTTTTTCACGAGAAACGGATGTCTTGTTGGACATTTGATTGATGTAATTGACACCCAAACCACATTCTTTGCATAATCTACCGATAGAAATGTTATTGTCCTTTGCAAGTTGCTTTATTCTACTTGCAATCATTTGTGGATTTTGCATAAATTACACCTCCGTTTTTTGTAGAATACCACAATATCACGCTGAAAACGTGAAAATTAGTTGACATTCACGTTAAAGCGTGATAATATGGTTTTGTTGATTTTTCAAAACAGAATATTTCGAATTAGTTTAATATCCCCATATTAAATTAATTTACCCTTTTGAAATGTGTTCCCCAACACGTTTATTTCATAATGGATAAAAGAAATATCCTTGCTTTTTATGTGTTTATTATAGCACATTATAAGGGGAATGTCAATCATATTGACGTAAATTTTGTAAAGAAAATGTAATAAAAGAAAAGAAATTGTAACAAGAAGAGAGGTGATGAAAGTATGATTTCAATAATTCAAAAACCAGTCAGTTTTAAAATACGGCGTAAGTCAGATATTAAAACATTCAAAAATGTTTGTTTGTGTAATGGCTCAAAATACATAATCAAAATCAATCCGAATTATATTTTCGTGTTAGAGAAAACGGAGAATAATACAATAGGAACTATTAAACAAGGTGATTTGTTCAATGTTTTCAATCCTGAAATTCAGACTGATGTGGATGAGTGGATTTGGAAATTGCGAAAATATATAAACAAAAAATATTTTTCGTAGAGAATATTATATTGAGTGCTGATATGAAACACTCACCTATACGGTTTATACTTTCCGAAGGGAAGATAAAAAAGTAGTTTTGCTATGTATATGATAAAGGGAAGGATGTGAAATGAATGTATCTAATTGGCTTGGCTATAACAAGTGTCGGCATTGGCATAGTGTTGGCATGTAAACTGCAAGATTATTAGTGGAGAATAATCATAGAAATTGAGGCAAGGAGTGTATAGAGTGAACGATAAAGAAAAAGAAAGTTTAATAAGTCAATATTGTGGTAATAAAATGAAACAATTGAGAGAAATTTGCGATCCGATTATTCGATTAATGAATGTTCCGTTGTCAGAATATGATGATTTATATTCCGATGCGATGAATGTTGTATTGGAAAGTGTTGAAAATTTTAATCAAGAACGCAACTGTTCATTCAAGACATTTCTTATTGGCAATATCAAACGTTCGTTTCAAGATTGGTTGCGAGATAGGCATCGTTGGAAAAGGTGTAATCTTGAAACTGATGAACGTGGTAATTTGAAGAAGAATGAACGAGGACAAACTATTTCAATTCCCAATGTGTCATTAGATGTGAAAACGGAAGACGGAATTGACTTAGCAGAAAAGATAGCATGTGTGGAGAATAATAATGATGATGAAGAATTTTCTCCACAAATGGAGGAATATCTAAATGGGTTATCAAAAGTTCAAAGAAAAATTCTTATCCATTTAGCAGATGGATATAAAAAAGAAGAAATTATTGATATGTTAAACATTGATGATTTTTTATACAAAGATAGCATTATGGCTATTAAAGATGAAAAAAATAAAAGAAAAATACGAATGCTTATTAGGAGGTAAAATAACATGGATGGATATAGAATTGAAAGATGGTCGGTAGAACAGTATATGGATGATGTACATACACAAATAATACAGCCTGAACCAACAGTACAACGTGGTTGGTCTTGGACAAAAGAGGCTTTAAACGGACTAATATGGTCGGCTGTCAGTGGGATGGTTTTTATTCCAAATTTAATTCTTGCTGAAACAAAGTCTGAATCCGGTATAAAGTCTACATATATTGTGGATGGTGGTCACAGAACAGAAGCCTTGAGAAGATTTAGATATGGTGAATATAAAGTTACTAATGAAATTCGTGAGCCTATAGTCAGATATAATAGGAAGAAACTCAATGAAGAAGGTAAAGTGGTAAAAAATCAATATGGTGATATTATATGGGAAACAGTCGAATATGATTTGAGAGGTAAAACATATGAAGACCTTCCAACGGAATTAAAACGACAGTTGAACAAAGGTCAGTTAGCGGTAACAATTTATCAAAATTGTGAACAAGGAGATTTACCCACACTTGTTAACATTTATAATAATCACATTGCAATGAATGCTTCACAGAAAGCCCTTACGTATGTAGGAAATTTTGCAAAAGAAATAAGAAAAATAAAAAATACCAATGAATTTTTGAAAGACGGTACAATTTTAACAGAAAAACAAAAGAATGACGGAATATGGGAAAGAGTTATTTCAGAGTGTGTTATGGGTGTGTATCATTTTGATAATTGGAAAAAAGCTCCTAAGAAAATATGTGATTATTTGAACTTCAATTCTACAATGGAAGAATATCAACAAATTGAACAGTATTTTAACAGGATTGCTCCATATTCAGATAAACTTGAAAATAGAAAAGTAGCAGATTTATTCACATTAAAAGATACAGTGGTATGGATAATGGCATTTGATAAATTTGATAAGCTTGGCTTAGATGATAAGAATTTTGGAGAATTTTTAAATGCTTTTGAGAGCATGAGAAACAAAGAAGTGAATGGCGTTACTTGGGAAGAACTCGATGAAAACAAAAGCACTAAAGATAAGAAGGTTATTAAAAACAAAGTAGACCATATTCTATATTTAATGAAAGAATTTTTGGGTATTGAAGATAATGATGCATTGTCAAATGAAGAAAATGTTAAAATGACAACTGAAAATAAAAATATTATTAAAGAAGAAAATATTGAAAGTGATGTTTGCAACAATACTCAAAACAGTGTACAGGAAATAGAGAATAATATATTAGAAGGAATTGAGCAAGAAGATATAGAATTTTACGAAACAATGATTGAGGACGTGTTGCCAAGTAATTCCGAACTGGCACAAAAAGCACACGACGAATTAGTTAAGCTGATAGATTATTCTTGTGAAAAAGATTATGATATGGCGTTAGAAAAGTGGTTAAAAACGATAGACGAAAGTGTATTAATTTCGAACAATAAAACAGAGAACTATAATAATATGAAGAAACTTTTCATTGAGTATATGCTTAATCAAGAAAAGAATGTGGCGTAAAGGAGAGTGATACAAATGATATTTATAACAGGAGACACGCATGGAGATTGGAAAAATCGGTTTAAATCTGAATGTTTTCCGATAGGACAAAGTTTAAATCGAAGTGATTATGTCATTGTGTGTGGTGACTTTGGTTATTGGCACGATACGGATATTGAAAGAAATAACCTTGATTGGCTTGAAAGTCAACCGTGGACTACATTATTTGTAGACGGAAACCATAGTAACTTTGACCGACTAAAGAAATTGCCGGTTGAAGAATGGAACGGAGGAAAAGTACATAAAATCCGTCCACATATAATTCACTTGATGAGAGGACAAGTATTTATTATTGATGGTAAGAAATTTTTTACTTTCGGTGGAGCACAATCTCATGATATTAGTGACGGGATTTTAGAAACTGATGACCCGAGAATTGCGGAATGGCAATATGATTATTGCAAAATGTTTCGTATAAACCACATATCCTGGTGGCAAGAAGAATTGCCTTCCCAAAAGGAAATGGACGAAGGTATTGAAAATTTAGTTAAATACGGTAATAAGGTGGATTATATTATAACACATTGCCCACCAACAAAGACTTTAGATGTAATGAATATGAGTAGGGGTTTCTTTGATAAATTGAAACCAGATAGATTAACGGACTATCTTCAAGAAATTCAAGAGAATATTCAATACAAGGGATGGTATTGTGGACATATGCACGAGAATAATTGTTACAAAGATGATATAACTGTTTTGTATCATAACATTATAGAGATTGGTGGCGATGCTCAATGATATATGTAATCACTAATGGAGAACAATATATTAGAACCAATCCAAATGGGCGATTGGCATGGTCGGGTAATCCGACTTTAGCCAACTCGTTTGAGACCTTCCCAGCTGCATTGGGTTTCTTAAAGACTAAAAGAGTACAAAATTTCTTGAAAGGGAATTCAAGAAGAAGTCGTGTTGTCGAATTGACAGATGGTTATATGCCCGTTGAAAAACCAGAGAATTGTTGCGAAGAAAATTTAAATGATGTTGATGATATTAAATCAATGGACATAGACAGATTGTTAAAGACACCTCATTTACCAGATGAATATAATCCATATACTTACTATGGAGATGCTGAATTGGATTTGGAGAATATAGCGAATGTATTGCAATCAGCGAACAAAATACTTTCAAATTTGGATAGATATTATGAAAGTATAAAATATCTTGAAAGAGAAATGGATTTAAGAATTTTTGATATCAGACATACTCTTGTAGAGGATGAAACAAAACTGAGTGGTGTTGCAATGCAACGTGGAGGATATTATGGACAACAAGTAGATCAATATAGAAAAAAGATTAAACGAAATAGACTTATTCTTGAGTTAATTAAAGATGACATAAATAAAATTAAAGATAAAAACTTATCAAACGAAATACATAAGATTATGACTACACCACATAAACCAAGAAGAATATCTAAGAGTTTATTTATAGATTATTGTAATGGAAAGTACAGAAAGGAGAAAAAACATGAAACAAAAAGAGTATCAAAAACTATTAGAACTGGTGTGCAATAAACAAGATAGCTTATTGGCACATGGATTGTGGGATAGTGAAGAATACAAGTTGATGGAACATCTTAAAGTCAAACTAAAGAAGAAAACAAAAAAGAAATAAGGAGAATATAACTATGAAAGAAGTATTAATGTTACTATTGGCTATGATAATTGGTTTCGCCGGTGGAACGGGAATGTTTGCGTTGATTTTGCATTATTGTAATGGCAACGAAAAATCTGTTTCAACGGAGATAGACGATTTTGGTCAAAGCGCAGAAGTATGTGCTGAAAGTTTTAGAGGTTTGTCAAATGCTTTCAAAACAATGGGAGAAAGTATTAATAAGGGATATACAAGGTACATCGGAAGCAGCGATAAGATGACCGAACAAGAATTTAAAGAAGCGTTAAAAATGAAAAATAAAAAAGGAGAATATTAATGATGAAAGAAATAAGCAAATCTAATGTTTTTGAAGTATCTATTAACGAAAAAGATAAAAAGAAAATAAACGGTGGTCGAGTAACAAGATCTTATATTAACAAGTGTTCAGAGATTGTAAAAAGATTGGAAGAAAAAATAAATGAATGATTTAAAAAAAGTAAAAGCTACATGTTGCGAGGGCGAAGGTCAAGGTTCTTGCAAAAGATGTGTTGATAAAGGCATATGAAATCGAATGTGGATGAGTTTTCTATACAAAATAGAAGGTCTTGAAGGCTGTTATTGTGCAAAATGTGTAGATGAAATAATGGAGGAAATGAAATGAGATTTTTTAAAGTAGAAGAAATTGACGAAGATACATTCACAAAGCAAGCAGGTAGTTATGAGAGTATTTTTGTTAGTGGTTCTCAAAGAGGTAAGGACAGAGCGGTATATGCGTTCGTAGATGAAACAGAGGACGAGTTTGAGATATATTTAGACGAGTTTGCGGAGGAAGAATAAAATGTTAAAAATTAAATTTTGGAGAATCGAAAATGTATTGTTAATGAAAGTGTTGGAGCAGGGAAACGAGATTAAACGAGGGGATTTTAAATTTTGCGCGTCTAATGGGATTAAGGTTACGAGTATAAGTAGCCCAGAACTAACACCAGCTTTTATAAACATAAGAGGTCGTGCGAAAGAATATGATGACAGTATTGTACCTCGTGAGTGCATTAATGCAGAAGAAGCAAAAGCAATGCTGGCTCGCTACATTGAAGCAGTCAAAGAATATAACACGTCCCTATTAAGAAAAAGTAATGACAAAGATGATATAGAGATAGAAACAGTTATTGCAGAATAGGTCAACAAATAAGGAGGATAGTTAATATGAAAGTAACGATTAATGCAAACGGTACAACCATTCAAGCTGAAATCAGTGAGGAACAACTGAAAGAGTTGGGACTAATAGAGGAACAGCCGACAGGATATGAGAGGGTTAAAAAAGGTGACGTGTATTATTTCAACATTACAAGAAGTGAGACGGTCGCCGAAGTGGAATGTAACAGAAGAATTGACGAAGGTCGTTATGACACAGGCAATTATTACAGCGATAAAACCATTGCCGAGAACAATGCTCGTGCAGACAGATTACTCCGTCAGCTAAAACAGTGGCAGGCACAAAATGACAAGGCTATTTCTATATCTGATTGGAAAAATGAGGGGATTATTAAATATTTTATTGCATATAACTATCGTTCCAGTCTATTTGAAATAGGAAGATGCTCTCGAAGAAGAGAACCAAATATTATTTACTTTACAACGAAAGATAAAGTGTCAAAGGCGGTTAAAAATTTTAGAGACGAATTAGAATGGTATTTTACTGAATACCAACAACGTCTTGATGAAGAATAAGGAGAGTGAACAAATGGGATATTATAGAGTGCGTAAAAATTGGAACAATGGTAAGTGGGATAGTTCACAAATTTGTGCATATACGGACAAGCAAAAAGCTATTCAAGAATGCACAGAAGAAAGGGTACAACAGGGATATAAAGTGTTTGACCCAGATGGTAAAGTAGTTTATCCAATTACATTGGAAAAGCAAACAAAGGTATTGAAGAACGATGGTGTTATTCCTGACGACGAAATTGAATATTGGAATGACATATTTAATAGGAAGAAACTCGTTCACTTGGACGATTTGAATGTGATTATAAACCGATATTCTAAACTATTGAATAAAAATGAAACAAAGATAGTTTCGCATAATGGTATTTGTATGTTGAGAATACCATCAAATAGATTCCAAATTAAATTGGTTGATAAATCAAAGAGCAACTTGGACGAAGATACATATTTTAATCTTGGTTATTTTGCAAACTTCAAAGAGGATGGAATTTTCTTTACTTTGCCAGTGGCAAACCTTGTAGCCGACACAGATGAAAACACACTTTCATCGCCATGTTTGAAATATTTAAAGGAACGAAAAGTCAAGGATAATAAGGTTTATTTCTATGCAAGTCAAAATGCGTCTGACCAATTTAAAAAGAAAGACGTGTCTACGTTGATTATTTGTAACGACAATACAGTTTTTATTGATAAGTACAACAGTTTATATGATGAAGATGTTAAATATGCTGTTTCGGGTGCTCCGATTATAATTGATGGTTTAAGAGCAACGACAGAATATTTGGACGAAGGTTGGGATAATTCGATAGTTAGACCGACAGTCCACGGATTTTTAGGAGTCAAAGATAATTATATCTATTATTTTTACATTGAAACAAAGACCTCAAATTGTATTACAAGTGGAGAGATTTACGACAAAATTAAAGATTGTGGATTTTCTGATGTTATTAAAGTTGATGGTGGTGGAAGTTTCTATTGTAAAATCAATGGAGAAATTCAAAAGAGTACAAGTGAGAATAGACAAATTAATAACATTGGTGTTGTGATGTAGAGAAGATGTAGAGAATTAAAAGGGGAATCATAAAATGAACGATGATATAGAATTGGTCAATGCTGGCGAGTATCTCGATAAATTGTATGCTTATATGTGTACATCAAAATTGTATTACTACGATATACAATATATGTTTTCGACAACTTTATTGGAATATCGGTTAAAACACAATATGACCCTAAAAGAAATGTCAAGTTATTTAGAAGTAACTCCGAAAATGCTTTCTAAATATGAAAGTGGAGATTACAATTTTTCACTTTCTCAAATTTGTGATATATGTGAAAAATTAAATCTAAAACTTAGTCTTTCGATTATTGAAAATTAAACACAAAGGAGAATATCGTTATGGTAACAAAAACGATGAAATTATCGGATATAAAGATTTCGGATGCTTTTGCAAGGACTCATGTGTCCGAAAGAAAACTACGGAAATGTAGAAATTATTTCGAAAAATTCGGAAAGCCGGATAGAGAAATTGTGGTTGCTTCCGACGGAATTCTTAGCGACGGCTATATTATGTATCTTATTTACAAAGAGAATAATATAGAAGATGTAGAAGTCAGAGTCGAAGATTGGGGAGCAAGTAGCTATAGAAATGAACGAACGATGTATATTTACGGTAGACATATCAATGGAAATGATGTTGATAATAAAACATATATGTGGAGAGTTCCTTCAAATTGGATGAGATTCAGAGATAATGTCCAAATTGGTGATGTGATACTTTGCAAAACAAAATATGGGATAGGAATCGTATCGGTAACTGACAAAAAGATATATGATAAATGTCCGGTGAATTTTAGAGTGAAAAAGGTAGCGAGCAAAACAATTTTTAAAAAGAGGATTACAGAGGAAGGAGAAATTTACTATGGCGGTGCTGAAGAATTTTGATGGAAATGAATTATGTGTAAATTGCACTTGCGGTTGTGATGAGGGGATACATATTAAAATTGATAAATATAATACATTTCATTATGCTTTATTAGCGTTTACAAATGGCAAATTTTATGCTGAACAAGACTTTGGATTTATTAAAAAGTTAAAGAAAATTTGGGCGATTATATTCAATAAAGACTTTTATTATGCAGATATCTGTATGACGGAAAATGAATTCCATCAGTTTAAAACATGGATTAATCGACAGTAAGATTGGATGATATTATGACATATAAGACTTTGCGAGAAAGGGTTGAAGAACAACAAGTATCGCATAATGATTTATCACAAAAAGAGATTGATAAAAAACTTGAAGATACATTGCAGAATTTAAAAGAATTGAGAGATGAATCGGCGTTGTACTCAACTTCTAATTTGATGAGAGAACTACAAATTATTAGAAATGGTTACGTAAAAGGAGAATAATGATATGGGTAAAATACATAGTGTAGCAATATGTAAGAAGGAAACTTTCGAACAATGGAAAAGAGGAGAATTGTTATGTTTTGATGGAGTATTGTTGTCGCCTATTGATTGTGTAAGTTCAACAACTAAAGTTGCTGCTAAAAAATTATATATAAAAAATCAAGATGAATTTCAAAAGGATTGGGCAGACTTATCAAACGAAGCGAAAGAAAAGTGTTATGTGCAATATGTAATGAAACATGATACTAGTTATTGTGAGAACGGCGAAACGTATGAAGAATATATGAATGGTGACTTAGATAGTTATGAAATGGAATATACTTCAGAAAGCGGCGATGAACTTGTTGTATTCGGAAGATATGGTACAACAGATAGTAGGATACTAAATAGGCAGATGGACGCATTTAGACTAAACAGTATAGTTGATTGAAACGGCAGTTTTAAATTAAAACTTAATTCCTCAATAGCTTAAATCAAAAAGTAAAAAGAACAAAAGGAGCTAAAATAATGAGTAACAGACCACTTGTAACTAAAGAATTAACCGATGCAGTTGAAAGTTTGCTTAATCCGTATCACGATACAAGAATATATATAGCAAAAGAAGTGACTTTTGATTATAGAACAGAACAGGCTTGCAGAGTAGATTTGATGAGATTTAAGCCTATCAATAATACTGTTTCCGGTATTGAAAAAGGTGATTTTTACTGTTATGAAGTTAAATCATCAGTCGAAGATTTTCATAGCAAAAACGGTCACAATTTCATTGGAGATTATAACTACTATGTAATGCCGAAAGATGTATATGAGAAAGTAAAAGGTGAAATCCCATATGAAGTAGGTGTACTTGTTTCGGATATGAAAAAAGATTACGGACGAATAAACCTCTATCGTGCTAAAAATGCGAAACGAAAGGATAGGAATAAGCCATTATCCGAAATGTTACTTATGATGTTCCGTTCGGCTGTAAGAGATACAATTTCAAGGGCAACATAATATTACAGGTGTACTGAATATACGATTGATGAAGTAAGGGTTGCTATAAATGAGGAGATACGACAATATTTAAAGGGGAGAAAATGATATGTTATTAAGTGAAATTGCAGAAAAGATTATAGAAAAAGATCCGGAAGATTTCTTGAGATATGCTGTTGAGGTTGGTAATAGAGAAAAGTCCTATGAGGATTCTTTAATCAATCCATTAATAGATCATTACTTGTACAATGAATTAAATTTATGTTCTTGTGGATCACCTGATACCACTTTGGAAGTCATTCGAAGATATCTTCATATTCGGAAAGAATGGAAGGATTTAAGTTATGATGAGGTGCAAGAAAGATATAAAACGGAATTGCATATAGACACCGAAGATTATGAGCAGTATGGAGTATTTCAATTCATGGCATATGAAATAGACAGTCTTGGGTTTACAGATCATGGTAGTAGTATTGGCTACTGTTGGTTGACTGAAAGGGGCGAGATGTTTCTTACAGTGCTGGATGCATGGAGTCAACATAATAAGGAGAATTAATTATGAACATAGGAGAAAAGAAAGAATATGTTGGATATGTAGACAAATATGATGGTGCTTGTCAATTTGAGACAGATAAAACTGTTTATAGCAAGAATGTTGTATTGGCTATAGATGAATTGTTACGCACTGAAACAAAAGATTGCGAAAAGTATAAAATCACGATAGAAAAATTGGAGGCGGAAATGATATGAAACTAAGTCATAGATATGACAATGACCCAGAATTAAACGATTATCTTTCTCACGAGTATCATTGTGAACTGACCAAAGAACTTGATGAATTAGCCGGCTTTGATAAGAAAATGATTGACGAATATGCATATGGACATTATATATTGGCAACTGAATCTGATATGAGACAAAAACTTTTGTACATAAGAATTCCAGGCGGAACGGTTGGCAATATATTTTTGGACAAGACGGAGAATATTATTACGAAGATAACAATTGATAAGGATTATGTCGTAGATTCATATCCTGAGAATGTTCAAGAATATGTTCAGAAATATGTTGGAGAGAAAATTGAAATAGGAGATTAATAGCCATGAAAAAACTTGATAGTGAATTTAGTGAATGGGACGATGTAGTCAATAAGATAAACGAAATTGTTGGTTATATAAATAAACAAGAATCCCAACTGGTAACGGTGTTATAGGTAATCAAAAACAAAGACACGAATGAATTGATATTTAATGCAAGCGGTGGAGCTTACAAAGATAAGGAAGCGGCTTTAAATAAAATAAAAAAGTTAGGTTCTCAAAATCATTGTTTGCTTAGATATGAATTAGTTAATGAATATTGAAATCTTAATTTCAAGACAAAGGGGGTGAGGAAAGTGGCGGATAGTATATTGCTTACAGTATTTATAACAATGCTCGTATTATATGTCATAAGTGAAGTTATACAAAGATGATATTTCAATAATTTAATTTAAAAGTACAATTTATGGAGGTACAATATGAAAGATTTTAATAAAGTGGCAATTGTTAATTTGTTTGACGATTATGCATGCGATGATTATGCAGTTGCATTGTATGATGACGAAGCAAAGCTAATATGTGATTCATGGTTGGTTGTTGTGAATGGATGGGGAAATGAAAATGCAAGGGTACTTGGAGAAATTAAACGTGTTTTTCCTATTGAAGACTGTGATAAAGAAATAGTTGGACAAGTTATTGGTGTTGTGAATATGGATGCGTATAACAAAAGACATATAGAAGAAAAAAGATTAAAAGAGACGGCAGAAAAGAAAGCTACAATTGAAAAGGAATTGGAGCAAGAAATCAATAAATACAAAACAGTTACGTATTATGAAGATATGGCAAAGAAATATCCGAATAATTCAAGATTACAAGACTTGGTTAATAAGTTGTTAGAATTGGGAGAATAATCATATGTGGGAAGATATTTTAGGACGATTAAGGAAGTTGTCCAAAGAACAACTAATTTACATCATCGAACAATACCGCAATGTAACTCGTAGAATGAGTGATACTCTTGTAAGAGAAAGCCAAGGTTATAATTCAAGTAAAGCTTGTGAAGATATACGAGATTGTTTACAGGATTGTGATTTTATTCGTACTCATGAATTGGCTACTTATGTAGATATGAAGCTTGGCAAGATTTCCGGTGAAGAATATAGAGATATAGTGTTGAGAGAAGATGCCGATTAAATATTACTTTCAAGAGGATAAATAATACATATTAATGCAAACTAATAGTTTAGGCAGTGATAGGAGGATAAATCGAATGAGCGAAAAATTAAAAAAATCTTTTAAGCGAGGGGATATTGTATATTGGTGTCATAGATCGGGGCATGAGTTTTCCGTACATTGGGGTATGGTAGACGAACAATTTTCTGATGCTGTAATAGTTGATTATTTAGTGCCAAGAGAAAGGAGATTGGTAAACGGTATTCCAATTGATAAATTTGAATCGGAATATAGATATAAAAAGCTTCCAAAGGGCTGGACATATAAGACCAGACTTTTCAATATTACGCATGAGCCCTTAGGGGAAAAAGAATCAGAGTTTAAACTAAAAATAGATAATCCTCAATCAATCAAAGAAGCTTATGAAATGGGCTATTTAGTAAAAGATAGCACTATTTTCCACGGAAGAATCGAAGAAGATATAACTAAAGAAGGTTTTCGTATTATAAAAAAATATGATTATCGAGATCATCACATAGATCATGTGTCGATTGTTTCCCCTGAATTATATTTCAAATATGATGAAGCTAAAAAAGTAGTTGATGAAAATATTGCTGAATTTAAAAGACAAGCATCTCTAACTGATTATGAATGGTCAGTGGAGAAAATTGATAATATATTAGGAAGATGGAAGTTTTTAAATAATGCGACAAATGATGATGTAGAAGCTTATCGAAATTGGATTTTATCACTAAAAAACGTAGAAGATATCGACGTAAGGATATGGCAGAATAGTATTCAATGGAAGTATTGGAAGAATAAAAGATGGAACAATATTGAACTATTATAGGGGAATAATTTATGGATGTTTATTGCGAAGAAATGATTCTTATAAAAAATAGTGATGGGACATATAGAATAGAGGTACATAATTGTCCTTTTAAAGATTTGAATGGAGAAGAAATTAATGGCACAATAATATTTCCAAGAGTATTAAAAGATGATAAAAATTCATTTATACATGTAAATGAATCACCGGAATCCACAATTTGTGAAGTGATTTTGGACGAATAAATAAAAAGGAGAATAAACTTATGAAAAAGAAAATTTGCGTAGCATTGGCAATTATGGCAACATTGAGTTTGGCAGGTTGTCAAGCAACAACAAGAAAATGGGGTGGATCTACAACTATTGAATTAGATCCAAATCTGAAATTAGAGGAAATAACGTGGAAAGATGATTCGTTGTGGTATCTTACACGTCCAATGACAAAGGATGATGTTGCAGAAACGCATACATTTAAAGAGTCGTCTAACTTGGAAATCATTCAAGGCACAGTGACAGTTATAGAGACAAAAGAATGAAAACCTGATTTCAAACAATGAGGATTTATAGAGAGTTAGGACGAAGGTAGAATGAAAGTAGTAGATTTAATTAATAAACTAAATGATATTGGCTATGATGAAAATACAGAATTGACATTTAGTTTTGTGGATAGAAGAACAGGAGATTGGCATGTTGTATCACTTGATAATATTTCATATGGAGAAGAATTAACAGGGAAACCTTATGACAAAGAGTTGATTGATATTTGTGTTGATGTTGATTCTTGTGAAGAATATAAATTATCAGTATCAAAAAATGTAGTAGATGATTTAATTGAAGATATAAATGGTATTGTAAATAAATATCGTAGTTATTAAATTTTCGACTTACAAGAAAATACTAATGAGTAGGAGGAATTTATGAAAGGTTACGTTATTGAAAAAGAATTTGAACATAAAGGTTTAAAATGTGTTGTGTTGCTTTTAGCAATAGGACATAGATGTGGCTATGTAGGAGTACCGAAAGAACATCCTTTATACAATGTGGATGAGATGAATTGTCTGTCAGATTTTTCTTGTCATGGAGGTCTTACATATTCCGGAGGAGGAGAGAATTCTTCGTATCCTATTAGTAGTGATTTGTGGTGGTTTGGATTTGACTGTGCTCATTGTGCAGATGAACCGGATTGGAATTCTACATTAAAAGCCTTCCCAGAACAATACAAGCAAATATATCAACAAAAAATGATAGGTAAGATGTTTCATTCGGAAGGGAAAATCCGCACGACAGAATACGTAGAAAATGAATGCAAGGCACTTGCGGAACAATTGGCTAATTATGAAGGCTATAAAACTTCATCTGATGAACAAGAAGGCGTTGTAAAACAATATTACAATGAGAATAAAGATACGGTTGAACGATATTATAATGAGAATAACGAGCTGGGTGTATTATACAGCCCTGATTATGGGTCTGGGTGGAGCTCTTGGAACAGTCCGGAATTAGCATACGATAAAAGAATTGTAGAATATTGGTTAAATAAACATCCTAATGCTCAAAAGATGAAAATGCATCTTGAAAGAATTGGATACCACGATGTTTGGATGGGCGGTTATAATGATTTAAAAATTGCTTGGATTCCAAAAGGTACAATGTTTTATGTACATGAATATGATGGTTATGAAAGTATTGAAACACTTGAAAGTTGTGGAATGATAATGGCATAAGTTTGATAAGTAGGAGGCATTATTATGAGTTTGTTATGTGATAGAGCAAAAAACAAATTAGATAAAAGCAAAAGAAAATATAAAGAATGTCCGCAATCAAAATTTCCGGATCGAGAAGCAGAATTGTTTTGTGAAAATTGTGGACACTCTTTAGGGAAAAAAGATGTTTTAATTATTGATTTGGAAACAGTGAAGTATTGTTCAAAATGTATTGAAAAATATATAAAAGAGATACCGTTTGATATTCCTGATGGTACGGTGGTTAAAGACTTTGGTGATTCTGTTTATTTAAAATATAAAAGTGGTGGTTATATAGAACAAACAGTTCTAAAGGATTGTTATTTTAACACAAAGGGTAGATACATTAAAGTAAAAGGCAAAAGAGTATATATTTAAGCTTGAAATTTTGCTTTCATTTTGATTTTTAAATAGAGAATAATTTTGTGTAGTATTTACTACGTCTTTGGGCTATTCGCCCGATAATTCAATTTTAAATTATAAAATATGAAAGGAGTAAGAGGTTTGTGCGCACTAAAAACTATAGTTTACTCCTAAAACAGTATGGAATTAAATCGGATATATAATGAAGATTGTTTTAAAACCATGGAGAGAATGTCCAGTGAATTATGTGCAAACATATTAACCTCTCCATTTTATAACACGAATAAAAAGCAATGTAAATCAAATACTCTTATGAAGTCAAATAATGCTTCAAGTAAATTTCCTTATTTGAGATATGATACACATGTAGACAATATGACTGATGAAGAATATTGTAATTTTACTCATAAATTATTTTTGGAATTTGATAGAATTTTAAATCAACATGGAACTGTTTTATATAATCTTTCTTATGGAAATAACAATAGAGATGGAATGTTTAAAGCTATAAATACAATTATCACACAAACTCCATTCACAATTGCTGATGTAATTACATGGAAGAAAAGTTCTGCAATGCCAAACAATTGTAGTCCTAATAAACTTACCAGAATTACTGAATTTGTATTTGTGTTTTGTAAAAAAGACCAAATTGATACGTTCTATTGCAACAAGCCTATTGTGAGCCATAGAAAAACGGGACAAGCTTCATATGGTAATATTTTTAATTTCATTGAAGCCAAAAATAATGATGGTTCATGTCCATACAATAAAGCAACTTATTCAAGTGATTTATGTAAACAACTTTTAAACATATATGGTTGCAAGGATGGAATTGTATATGATCCATTTATGGGAACGGGAACAACGGCTGTTGCTTGTAAAGAGTTGAGTATAAATTACATAGGAAGTGAAATTTCTAAGAATCAATGTGAGTGGGCAGAAAATAGGTTATCAAAAGTGTAAAGAGTATTGATTGAAAGAAACATTTCAAAGGAAGAATTTAGGAGTAAATTATGAATGATTTTCACAAAATAGGAAGTTTCATTAAACTAAAAATGATGGAACAGAATAAGAGCATTCAATCGTTGGCTGAAGAAAGCGGATATTCTACAAAAGATATCGGAAAAATTTTAGACGGAAGATTGTTTTTATCTCCAAAACAAATAGAAGAAATAGCTGGTATTTTAGATTTGGACATTAATGAAATGATTAATTGTATAGATGTAGATTCTATTGAATATGTAGGGGAATTTACAAAAGAAGAAAATAAAGATAAGCTTCTTGATTACATTGATAGATATGTTGATTTAAAAGAGGCAACTTAATTTACACAGACAGAGAATAGATAACTAGGAGGTAGAGAAAATGAAAAGACAAATTAGAAGAAATGTTTTTGAAACAAATTCATCGAGTATGCACTCTCTTACTGTAATGAAAAGAGATGAACATTATTCGCCAGAAGAATTTTTAGATGGCTTTTATTTGGGAGATGATGGGATATGGAGTCCTTGGGACGATGATTTAGAATTTGGTAGAAGCCCATTTAGAGCATTAGGAAATTTTCATGATAAATGGTTATATGCTTGTGCGTCTTTAGTGGACGAATATAATGATGATACATATAAAGAACTTGAGCAAATTGCATTAAAATATGTTCCAGGTTTAAAGAAAATCGAAATTCCTATGAGGTCGGATTTTGTTTATAACAAAGATTATCCAGATTATAGCAACGATGAATTTGTGCAAGAATATGGGAAAACAGAAGATGAATTAAATGAATATTTTAATCAAAAAGGTGAAAAATGGGGAGTCGATTCAATTGATTATTATGAGAATAAAGGACGATTCTATTTTGAAGAACCATATACGGGTTACGTTGATGAAAATATATTGAGCGGTTTTCTTGAAAGAGAGAATATATCTTTAGAAGAATATTTAACCAATAAAAAATATGTAGTTATTCAAGACGGTGATGAAACTTGCTATTGGAATGCTATGAAGAAAACTGGATTGGTAAATATGGATATTATTGATTATGAGTATCCAAAAGAATAATATAAGGAGAATAAAAATATATGAAAAGACAGATTAGACGTGGAGTATTTGAAACCAATTCATCAAGTACCCATTCATTAACAATGTGTAGTGAGGAAGAATTTGAGCAATGGAAGAAAGGTAAAGTCCTATTTGATGAGAATTATGAAACATTTGTAAAAGTAAGTGAACTATCAAATAAAGATAAGGAATATGCTGCTCAAGAGTATGAGGATAATAAAGATGAGTATTCAAAAGATTGGTCAGAATTATCAGAGACTGCGAAAGAAAGATATTATACAAAATATGCGAAAGAGAATGATCTTATAAATGAAGATGCAAAAACTTATGAGGAATGGGGATGTTGTGACTATCTGGAAACTTTCGTAGATAAATATACAACCAAAAGTGGAGACCGAGTTGTTGCGTTCGGTAAATACGGATATGATGGTTGATTAAGAGTCAAAACATTATAGTGAATGAAAAGTATGAAGGATATTTGGGAGGTAAAAATGAAAATTTTAGGGAGTTACACGAATGGAAATTTTAGAACTGCTATATTTGAAGATGGAACAAAAATAAGAGAAACAAATGATGATGAATTTCAGGCTGCCTTTGCAGAAAATATGGATATAAAAATAACAAATTATTGTGATATGGGCTGCCCGTTCTGTCATGAAGGAAGTACAACAGACGGTAAGTTTGGTGATATTATGAATGAAAAATTCGTTGATACCTTGCATCCATATCAAGAAGTTGCACTCGGCGGCGGAGATGCCACAAGTCATCCTGATTTAATTCCATTTTTACAAAAGTTAAAAGATAGAAAAGTCATTGTAAATATGACAGTAAATCAAATCCATTTCGAAAAAAAACAAGGCTTGATAAAGAAGCTTGTAAATGAAAAGCTCATATATGGTTTAGGAGTTTCACTTGTAACTCCCACAGAAAACTTTATTAAACTTATCAAACAATATCCTAATGCAGTCATTCATGTAATCAATGGTGTGTTAAAGCCATCAGACATACAGGCGTTGGAGAATAATAATTTGAAGATTTTGATTTTGGGATATAAACATTTAAGACGTGGTGATGATTTTTATGATATAGACCATGAGAATATTGAAATTAGGCAAAGCTGGTTGTATGAAAATCTTTCGAATATTATTGAAAAGTTTAATGTTGTTAGTTTTGATAATTTAGCCATTGAACAATTAAATGCGCGAAGATTAATGACGGACGAAGAATGGAATGAGTTCTATATGGGTGACGATGGTACAATGACCTATTATATCGACATGGTAGAACGAAAATTTGCAAAGAGTTCAACGGCTGCGTTTGACAAAAGATATGATTTGTTAGATTCTGTTGATGAAATGTTTGAGCAAATAATATCTAAACAGAGTTAAAGACAAAATAACAATAAATAGTTCAAATAGAGAATATTAAATAAAGAGGAGTAAAATTATGAAAATTATAAAAACAGGAAGTACATATCAAATTTATGGCGAGGATTTAATTGTGTTGGACAAACTGCCGGCACAAACATATAAAATTGGATTCAGTAAATTTACCGGTTTCTTTTTAGAGAAACAACATGATTTGGAAATCAAGGAAGATAAGATATACGGAGTTCATGAAGAAAAGGCGAATAAAGTATTGAATAGATTTGAAAAATCTCGTAAGAATTTGGGTGTAATTCTTAGTGGAGATAAAGGTATTGGAAAGTCTTTGTTCGCAAGACTACTTTCCAAAAAAGCAATTGAAAATGGTATTCCAGTTATATTGGTCGATGATTTTATTCCCGGCATTGATGATTTCCTAAATGACATTAAAAATGAAGTGCTTATTTTGTTTGATGAGTTTGACAAAACATTTAAGAGTCGAGATGATGTAGATCCACAAGCACAAATGCTGTCATTCTTTGATGGTACAAGTTCTGGGAAGAAATTATTTGTAGTAACTTGCAATGAATATCGCAATTTGAACGAATATATGATTAACAGACCAGGAAGATTTCACTTTCACTTTAGATTTGAATATCCGACGGCAGATGAAGTAAGAAATTATTTGACAGATAAAATAGATAAAAAATATTTTTCTGAAATTAACAAGGTTGTTTCTTTTTCAAGAAAGATTAAATTGAATTATGATTGTCTTTCGGCAATTGCTCTTGAATTAAATGAGGGAGAAAAGTTTGAAGAAACTATTAAAGATTTGAATATTATAAATACACATGACAGGAAAAGACAATATGATGTTCAATTATTCACAGAAGAAGGCATTATCTTTACAAGTGAAAACAAGGAATTGGACTTACTAAATGGAGATACTAATGATATTTGGGTGGAGGATTCAGAAGGTAATAGTATAAATATCGAATTCTCGGCTAATAATGCAATATTTGATAATAAGCAAAACTCATTTATTGTATATGGAAATAATGTTAAGATATGTGATGATTATGAGTATGTAGATAAAGCAAAGGAAGATATTTATAAAAATCTCCATTGTGCATATATCAAGTTTTCTCAGAGTTATAATGATTATCTTCATTACAAGTTGATATAAGGAGGACTAAAGATTATGGAATTTTTTAAAAACATTAGATGTATAAGAAAAGTGATTTGTGATATTCGGTGGGATATGACTGTCATCAGAGATCAATTAAAAACAATTAATGAAACTATAATTGATAAGCCTGAAGATTCAGATAGAGTAAAGTTGCTTGAAGAACAAGTTGATTGCCTTGTCAAAAATAAGTTTGAAGATGGAAAGGTATATGATTCAATTGTGCTTATACCATCAAAAAAGATGAGTGATATGGGTCAAATGCCAATGATTATACATCGTGGCGAAAAGATTAATACAGATAATATGACTTCATTCAATTTGTCGTGGAGTTATGGTGATGGTGCAATTCTTACAACTGAAAAGGAGTAATGTTATGGATATTATATGTGTGAATGGGCTATATAAGCTGACAATTAATGAAGAATATACGGTAATAGCAGAGAATATCATGAAGGCTAAGCAAGAGCTTTTGAGAATGTTTTCTGATGATATTGATAGAGTGATTGATAAGAAACTTGGCGAGTATGGTTTTTGTTCGGAAAATATATAAATAGATGAAAACAATGTTTCAAAGGGAGAGTGTTGTGACATGATGAAGGGCGATAAGATAAAATTGAAAAAGGGAATAGGTACACTTAGACATATTGGTGCAATATGCGAAGTGACTGATGTGTCAGAAGACGGCATAATTTCTTTTAGATACAAAAATAAATATGAAGGCTGTATCTCAGAAGATGTGTGTGCAGAATATTTTGATGAAGTTCACAAGTGGAGCGAATGGAGAAAGAAAAATGGTGGGAATTACTTCAACAGTGATGGAAGATTTTATGCATTTGTTTATGAATACAGAACCGATGGCAAAAAGATTCAAGTACGAAGTGGGAAATATAAAGCAGAGGCTTGTTGCCATAAAGATGATACATATAATGAGGAGATAGGTTTATTCCTAGCAAGCAATAGATTGTTTATAAAAATTCTTCAAGACATGGTTAATTCTGAAATTCGTCAAATGAAATATGATGTAGTAGATGAACTTTTTAGGAATGTGGCAAAGGCAAGTGCAAAATTAGGTGTTAAATTTGTATAAGTAAATAAACTTTTCATCGGATGAAACGGAGAATGTATAGGTAGAAGGGTAGAAAATATAATGAGTACAAAATATTATATACATACACAAAACAAGGAATTTGTTGAGAAGTATTTCTTTAATGAGTATAGACTTGTGGACGAACCTTGTTTTGGCTATGAAATTTGTATTGGGCGTAGAAGTGGTGGATGGAAGCCTTTGTTTAATCAACACAACGACGCATATACTTCCGTTGAAGAAATGAAAGAATTTTTATCCATACATTCCGATAAAATTTCTATATATGATGAATCTGAACGATTTATTACTTTAAATGAATTAGAAGATGAGTTAATAAATTGGGGAGAGCATCAGGCAGTCAAGTATATGAAGTATAACGCTCAAGAATCCGACTTAGACGATATTCGTTTTGATATAAGCACAAAAGACGATTATGATATAAAAGCTCCATTTGACCATATTGAATATGACAAAGTAATAGATAAGCTTGCTCCTGAATTGAAAACATACAGAGGTCATTATACTCATGATAAAGATAATTATGATTTTGTGTCGGGCTGGTGGAGTAACCCAAGACCAAGAGGATTATTAAGGAGGTTGTTTAATGAGTTGGAATCCAGTAATGAATAAATTCATTGAAATAAAAAATGAGTTTCATAAAAGAATGGGATATATTACATATGACATGGACGGGAAGAAAACCTGTTTGGATTTATGGGTCGAATGTTTAAATAACATTAAACCCATAAATCAATATCCTGAATATACAGATTTGCTTTCAATACTAGAACTAAACCAAAACGGACAGTTTCTTCTTTTGAGATACGGTCAATATAGCGACATCTATAATGGAGAAGTTGATAATTCTGGTGAAGAATTATGGAATAAATATGATGGATTCTATCGTGAATGTAGAAGCATAGTAATTGATATAGTAAATGACAAAATAGTTTTGTGTCCATTTGCTAAATTCTTTAATATTAATGAACTTGAAGAAACAAGTTTGGAGAATATACAAAGTAGAATTGACAATGCAAAAACAGTTGAATTTTCAAATAAGTTGGACGGTTCTATGCAATCAGCTACTTGGTATAACGGTCAAATTGTAATGGCAGGGAGTCAATCTATTGACCCAAATATGTCTTGGAGATTACAAGATGGTTGTAAGATGATATACCAGTTACCTGGTTATGAACGAATGTTACGAGAATATCCCAATATCACTTTTGTTTTTGAGTACATTTCATTGAAAGATACACATGTCGTTAAATACACAAAAGAGCAAGAAGGATTATATCTTATCGGCATGAGAAGTAATTTGACCGGCGAAGAATATTCATATGAATCAATTCTCAAATTCGCAAAATTATACAATATTCCAACAACAGAAATCTTCAACAAGACCTTGGATGATGTTATGACCGAATTAGATGATAAGTCATCTGATGAAGCGGAAGGTTTTGTAATCAACATTGACGGTTATAAGGTTAAATTAAAATACAATGATTATGTGCATATTCATAAAGTATTATCTAAGTTATCGTCTATCAATTTAGTGATTTCTTCTATCGCTGACAGCTGTTATGATGATTTGCTATCGAAATTACCAAAGGCTTATCATGAAAATGTTAAGAAGATAGCAACCGTTGTTATGAAGTATATTACTGAGACCACAAAAAATATAAAACAATACTATGATGCTGCTCCCAAAACCAATAAGAAAGATTTTATGATATATGTTTCAGAAAATGTTCCTAAGGAGTATCAAGTATATTGTAGAGAATTATATTATGGTCATGATATCAATGTTTTAAAAAGTGGCAACAAAAAGTCACCTCGATATAAAAAATTAAAGGAAATGGGAGTGGACGATTATTCTATGCTCTTCAAGGAGGAATTGAAGGATGTTTAAACAAGAAGTGCAAAATCAAATTCAACAACATTACGACAAACTTATATCGTTAGGCTACAATGTTGTTGGCATATTTTTATACGGTTTACAAAATTATGAGTTGGATTACTTTGGTTCAGATGTCGATTCAAAAGCAATAATTCTTCCTACATTAAACGATATTGTGTTTAATCGTCAACCGGTAAGTACGACACTTGATATGGGGAATGGTTGCCTATGTGATGTAAAAGATATTCGTAAAATGTTTGAGTGTTTTAAGAAACAAAATATTAACTTTGTTGAACTTTTGTTTACTCAATATTATATTTTAAATCCAATTTATGAAGAACTATTCGCACCTATGCTTGATAATGCCGAAAAAATTGCAAGGTACAACAATTACGCAAGTGTTAATTGTATGTGCGGAATGGCATTTGAAAAGTACAAAGCTCTTACATATCCGTATCCAAGTATCGTAGATAAGATTGAGAAATATGGTTGTGACCCCAAACAATTACATCATATTTTACGTTTGAAAGATTTTATCGAAAGATATTGTAATGGCGAAAGTTACCGTACTATTCTAATCCCTAAAAATAAGGATATGTTGCTCGATATTAAATCTAATTATCATTATGAATTAGAATATTCAAAAAATTTAGCAAAAGAAACGTGTGAGTGGATTAAACAATATAAACAAGAGTATATGGAGAATAATCCATTGGAGATTAATACTGAAGCAAAAGATGTTATGGAAAAGGTGATGACAAACTTAATTACATTCAGTATAAAAAATGAGGTGTGTAGGAATGAGTAGACCAAAACTATATGTTATGTGTGGCTTGTCTGGAAGTGGCAAATCTACTATCGCAAAACAGATTACAAATGATAATCCTGATACAGTTATTATATCAACTGATATGATACGAGAACAATTAACCGGCGAAATCGGAAACCAATCTCAGAATGATGAAGTCTTTGAAATTTTTCATACACTAATCCGAAAGCGTTTGGAGAATAAATACAATGTGATAGCTGATGCAACAAATATTACAATGAAATCTCGCCGGGCAATTCTAAATAAGGTTAACGGATTAGACATAGAAAAGATTTGTTACATAATACCGAAACCATTCGAGTGGTGTCAACAAGATAATAAAAATAGACCACACCCTGTTCCCGATGAAGTGTTGGAAAAGCAAATTAGAAGATTTGAAATCCCTTTCATTGAGGAAGGGTGGAGCAAGATTATTATTCATGATGAATTTAAAAATCATGTGAGAAATTTGGTTAATGAAATAGCTTATATGGGAGATTTCGACCAAAAGAATCCTCATCACACAATGGATTTGTACAAGCATTGTTTAAATACTAAGAAATTAATGAAAGAAAAGGGTTATGAAAATCCTTGGCTGGGCGGTGCGATGATGCATGACTTAGGTAAATTGTCAACTCAAACATTTGATGATCTTGGCATAGCTCATTACTTTGACCATCACGCATACGGTTCGTATTTTGTATTGAGTCGAATACCTCAAAATTTAGAAGTATTAGACGTATGTTTCCTTATCAATTATCATATGTTGCCGTTTAGTTGGGAAAGTGAAAAAACGAAACAACGCTGGCGAAAAAGATTCGGAGAATATAAGTATAAGATACTTATGGATTTTCATGAATGCGATATACAGAGGTGATAAAGGAAATATATGAGTAAAGAGTTATCTAATAGAGAACAAAAGTTTCGGGATGAGTATATGGATATTTTGTATCAGGCTATAAGGAAAGAACATCCACCTGGGAAATACCTTCTCTTAGACAAGGACGATTTGAGAAAATTGACGGAACTGTTCAAAAGAGTTTATCAAGAAGGAGAATATATTGATATGAATGATATTAAAGAATTTCTTACAAAAGAACATAAAGAACTTATTCATAAGAAAATTGTAAAAACAATTGAGGATATGGACTTTACTTCTATAATAGAAGATTTTATCAATGATGAATTGGATTATGTTAGAGATCGAGATAATGTTGATGAATTCTTGGAAGAACAAATTATAGAAATTGTCCGTCAGCATTTAGTTAAGAGTGGATTGTTAAAGGAGAATAAGTAAGTATGAATTATTTTATTTCGGATTTACATTTGGGTCATAAGAATGTTTTAAAGTTTGATAATCGTCCATTTATCAATATAGAAGAACATGACAAAACAATTATTGATAATTGGAATAATAAAGTTAATGATAATGACGATGTATATGTCTTGGGTGATATTAGTTGGCACAATGCCACCAAAACTATTGAAATTTTCAAACAGTTAAAAGGTCGCATACATTTAATTCAAGGAAATCATGACAATAGAATATTAAAAAACAAAGAATTATACAACTTATTTGTCGAGGTTGTAGATTACAAGGAACTAAAAATTGACAATGAAATTTCAGTTGTTTTATGTCACTATCCGATGCCATGTTTCAAAAATCATTACTATGATTGGGTACATCTTTATGGGCATGTACATAATAGTTTTGAAGAAAATATGATACAACATTTTAGATATGAAATGGGAGCATTATATGATAAACCTTGTCATATGTACAACGTCGGCGCGATGATGAAGTATATGGATTATACACCGAGAACACTAGAAGAAATTATAAGAAGGGAACAGAATAAATGAAAGAAACTAAAATAATTAGTGCTTACCCTTGTTGTGGAAAGACCTATGCTTTTGAAAACTATCAAGATATATATTCAATTTTAGATAGTGATAGCAGCGATTTCAGTTGGATATATAGAGAACGAACGGATGATGAACTTCAAAAGATAAAAGAAGATTTTGAATCTATGCTTAGTCCTACAAACGCAGACAAAGAGCTCGAGCGAATTAGATGTGAAAAGATAAAGGAACGTAATCCTGATTTCCCAAATAACTACATTGAGCATATAAAAGAGAATATAGGTAAAGTAGATTATATTTTTGTAAGTAGTCATTTGGCTGTAAGACAAGCTTTAGAGGACGCAGGAATAAAATATTTTACCGTATATCCAGAGACAGAACTGCTTGACGAATGGGTAAAAAGAATGTATAGAAGAGGAAATGACAAAGCATTTATAGATTTTCAGATTAAACATTGGAATGACTTTGTTAATGGTATAGATGATGAACCTCATGGTGAGAGTGTGAGACGATTAAAGAGTGGTCAACATATCACAGACGTAATGTTCTAATGAAAATTAAATTTCAACGACAAGAAAAACCATATATAGTAGCTTCAAGATAATATCAACTACTATATATAGTGTATAAAAAATAGACAATCAACAAATTTTGGTCGAGGAGTTGATTGTCTATATAAAAGGATACTTCATAATGGGATATACCATTACTCTGTATTTTTATATTTTAACATATTTTTGCAGAAATATCAAGTGTTATTTTTATCATTTTGTTTGGGTGGGATTTAGCATACCCTTGGGCTATTTGTGTCCATAAACCACTGTTCATATAGTTCACATAAATTTAATTCTATGTTCCGTCCGTTTGGGCGTTCAGATAGATTTTATTACGTTAATTTTTATTTCAAGGAGGATTTTATTTTAATGGCAGAAACAAAGAAAAAAGGAAGATTATTTGATTTACCAGAGACAAAGGGTGCGTTCCAACTAAAGGGAATTGTGTCTGGAATGGAAAAGGATACAGCATTTAAGGAAATTAAAACTAAGAGCGGCAAGCCTATGAGAATGCTTAAGTTTGGTGCAAGCTATCTTGATGGAGAAACAGTATATGTAAACATTCAAGGTATGGAACAAGAGAATGTTTATTTCTCTAAGAGGGCTGAGAAAAAGGGTGAAAAAGCGGACACCGTAAAAGTACCTTGGGTTGAAAGATATTCGTATAATCGTGAGGGATACCGTATGATAGGTAAGAATATTGGTGTCAAGAAGAAGGTTGATTCTGAGGGCAAAACAGTTAACGATAAGAAAATTTTAACAGACTTTGATGCTTGCAAGGAAGTCAAGGAAAATCTAAAGGACGGTGCAAGCGTATTTATTCGTGGAAGTCTTGATTATAGCAGCTTTACAGATGATAAGGGCAACAAGCGAACATTAACAAAACTTGTTCCAAATCAAATTTCACTTTGTTCGGATATTGACTTTGATAGTGAGAAGTTTGAAAAGCAGAACGATTTTAATCAAGTAATTATCTTTATGGGGATTGAACAAGAAAAGGATGACAATGAGAAACCGACTGGCAGATTTGTTGTTCTTGCAAAGATTGTTACATATAGCAATATTGAAGATGTTCAGTTTATTATTGTGGATAAGGCACTTGCGAATAAGTTTAAGAAGTCTTTAAATCCGTATAATGCGATTAAGGTAAATGGTCATATGGTATCTTCAACTCAGACAGAAACGATTGTAGCAGACGATGATGTTTGGGGAGAAGAAGATAGATTGGAAAAAGTGGCTGCTCCTACAAAAACAGAGTTCATTATTACGGGAGCAAAGGGTTCGTCAATTGATAAAACCATTTACACAGAACAGAATGTAACAGAAGCTATCTCAAAGATTAAAAATGCAAATAAGGCAGAAGAAAATTTCGGCGATGACTCAAATGATGATTGGGGAGACGGAACAAATTTTGACGATGGGGATGATGAGGCATGGGATTAATTCTCACATTAAAAAAATAATCAAATGGAACGCCAGCAATGGCGTTCCAATCAATCAATATTTAGGAATTATGGAGGAATTATTTAATGGCAAAAGCAAGAAAAGCGTCAGTAACAGAAAGTAAGTTGGGAATGATATTATACGGAAAACCGTTTACAGGAAAATCGACTATGGCGATGCAGTTAGCATATTTTAAACGCCCAGATGGGAAGCCTTTTAGACTATTGTATCTTGACCCCGAGTCTGGTTCAATTGATGATTATCTGGGCGATTTAAGCGCAAATGGTGTTAATCTTGAGAATATTTATATTGTTTATACACAGTCGCTTGGTGAAGTAAGACAGTATATTGCAAAGGTCAAGAATAACGAAGATTTTTATGAGTTGGATGATGATGGTAATGAAACAGATGAAGTTGTAGTAGATGCAGACGGTGAGCCGTTTAGAGCTGATGCCATTGTTGTTGATGGCACTACAATTCTTAATTTGACAACAAAGCAAGGCTTAGTTGAGTTTTCAAAGAAAAGAAATAAAGTTAAAGCAGATAAGGATGGTCTTGTAGGCGACGCCAGACTTGTAAAAATAGAAGGCGCAGGTATGGAGTTGAAGGATTATCAAACAGTCAATTTTAAGGGACAAGATTTAATCCTTGATTTGATGTCATCTGGCGTTCATTATATTGTAACGGCAAGAGAAGCTGATGAAAAAGAAACAATTAAATTGGCTGATGGAACAACTCAAAGTGTAGTTACAGGAAGAAAGATTCCTGATGGTTTCAAAGGAATGGATCATAATGTTAAAACTGAAATTCGTATGTTCAGGAATGAGGACGGAACAGTTTGTGCATGGGTTGAAAAAGATAGAACGCATGTACATGATGATTGTATTATTATTGAAGACCCAACATTAGTTGATTGGCAGGCGGTTATCGATAAAACAGCAGGAAAATCAAAGTTTGTATTAAAAAATGACTTAACAAAGGCTGTTGATATTGAGCAAGATATTTATAAAAAAGAAATTCTTGGTCAGGTTGGTGAACCAGCAGATGATGATACTACTGGAAACGATGAGAGTATTAATATTGAAGCAATTAAGAAAGAAATCATCGCCAAAAGAAACGCATTACCACCAATGGAAAAGAAAGCAATGAAGGAAAAACTTGAGGCGGCAGGACTTCCTACGGCATATAAGAATGTAACCGACGCCGAAATTCTTAATAAGGTATTGGCAATGTTTAATTAATATAATATTTTCGTACCTAAACCATCATTTTTTTTTGGTGGTTTAGGTAGATTGGAGGAGGAAATGACACGATTGGTACAAAATAAAAAGAATATTATGACTCCAAGACCAAGTTGTTTTTGTTGCAAGTCGCCGTTAGATGTTTGTAGGAATCAAGGTGATAACAATCTTCTCTATTTTGACAAGCATTTATATCATAAAGACTGTTTTATAGATATGAATAAAATTAAGAAAAAATGTTATTTTTGTTCCCAAGATATTGACGTAGATGAAAATGAATGTGAAATAGTTTATTATGATAAACATTACTATCACAAAAATTGCTTTATTCAATGGTGTCATGCAACAAAAACTCCTTCTCGAAAACGTATAATGGCTTTGGCGAATTTGGAAAAATATCTAGATGAAGGAAAACAAAATACATTAAGTCTTCTTGAAAAAAAACATATAAGCAAAAGCAATATTGAGCAATTTTCAAAGAATGCAGAAAAGTATATTTTACAATGGTTTGATGAATCTGACTTATGTGCATTTTTAAGAGAAGAATATGATACTGGTACATTACCTTGGACAAAAATTAAGAAGGTCATTAATGGTACTGATGATAGATTAGATACTCCAATTCCTGCAATAGAGTTGTTGGATATGTGGCAGAGAAAAATAGATTATATAAGAAGAGCAAATCAAAAACTAATATCGAAATCAGACAGAGAAATTAGTCCGACTGCATTAATCTTATATGGTTTATCTATTTTAATCAATAAGTATGATAGTTATTTACGATGGAAAGAAAAGAAAAAAATACTTGAAGCTGAGAAAGAACAACAAACATCTCAAAATCTTGTCGGTCAATCAATTGGGTATTCTAATGTGTCGAAAGATAGCAGCGTTGATAATATAGATGATATATCAGATTTAGTAGATGATATTTTCGGATAGGAGAGAGATTTTGAATAATGAAAGCGAACTAAAAGATTGCAATATACAAAGTGAAATATGTTTCGTAGGAGCTTTAGCCAGAGATTTAGATTTGATTGTTAATTATAGTACATTTATGAGAAGTAAATATGACTTTTCTGATTCTGTAACAAAATTCTTTTATGATAATCTTGAAACTTATTATCTTACATTTTCACAAACATTAGATGAGACAAAAATGAATGTGTTTATGAGTCAAAACGAAGAACGTCTTAATCTTTATAAGCAATATAAAGGTTGGAAAACACTTCAAAGATATATGACTCTTGCTGATGAAAACGATATAAAAAATTATTTTAATACAGTAAAAAAATATTCATTAATTAGAGAATATGGTCGAAATGGATTCCCTGTTGAAAAAATATTGTCTCATAGAAATTTTGATAAAATGTCACCTAATGATATTTATAGAATTATTCGCACAAAGGCAGATAAAATCAATACAGTAATTAATGCCGGCGAAGAAGCAGTTGAGCTTACCAATAAAAATTCAGCACAAATAGATAAATATTTGGAAAAACCAAACTTTGGATTGCCGTTCCCTTGGTATATGTATAATGAGTATTATCTTGGTCTTAGAGAAACAAAAGTTTTATTTGAAGGATTTCTTTCAAATGAAGGCAAGACAAGAAAGCTTATTTTGTTAGCCGCTTATGTAGCTCTTGTGCAAGATGAAAACTTTTTTCTTATGAGTAATGAAATGGACGAGGAAGATCTTCGTAGTTGTTTAATTACTACAGTTATCAATAATAAAGAGTTTCAAGATTTACATGGAGTATATATAACTAAGCCAGAAAAAGAGATAGTATTAGGTGTTTATCATGATAATGACGGAAACATTATCAGACGAAAAATTGACGACGACGGTGTATATATTGAAAGCAATGACGAGTACATAAAACGAATAAAAGATACATCGGATGAATATTGGAATGTAAAAAAAGTTACAGACTGGATTGATAGTAGCGACCGAAAAGGTAAGGTTATGTTTAAAGATGTTGGTGATGACTATAGCTCAGAAAGAATTGAATTTGAATTGCGTAAGGCAAAAATGGTTCAAAATATAAAATATTATGGTTATGATACATTGAAGGGATACAACACAGATGATTGGTCGCAAATCAAACAATTTGCTACTAAACTGAAAGAACTTACAAAAGAATTACGTATGAGCGGATATGCCGTATTTCAGTTAAGTGACGAAACTGTGTTTACAGATATTTTTAGTCTTAGTAGTAATAATATTGCAAATGCAAAACAAATTAAGCATGTGGCTGATATTTTGAACATTGGCAAAAAGTTGAACAAAGAAGAATATCACAAGTACCAGATGGTATTAGAGTGTGATTCTTGGGGAGAAGTTAATGCAGAAAATTTGGATTTAAACAAACAATATTTTTGTATAAAACCAGATAAGAATAGAGCTGGTAGTAAGGATAAAATTATGTTATTTGAGATAGATTTGAATCTAAACATATGGAAAAATATAGGTTATATCATAAAGAAAACTAAAGATACTAATTAATTGGAGGTGGCAACTTGGATACAAGAGAATTAAAGAATTACATATACGAAAATAATTATTCGGAACAAATATTAGAGTCCATTGGTTGCCATCACATTAAGTATCATTCAGTCGGAGCATATTGGACAGCCGGCAATCCTGATGGGGACAACAAAGGTGCAATCATTTTATACAATAATGAATCTCTTATCTGCTTAAATAAAACTCGACAGATGATAAAAGGTAATAGGCAAACAGACATTATTGATCTTGTATGCTATGTTAAAAACCTTACATTCCCAGAGGGGTTGAAGGCAATATGCTCGGAAATAGGAATATCCTATTATCATGATTTTGAAGAAGATATTCCTGATAGTTTCAAAATACTGAAAATGTTAGAAGATATGGATTCTAATATATCAGAAGAAAAAGAAAAGCCATTACAGCCTATTTCAGAAAATATACTTTCATATTATAAACCGTATGTGAACGATTTGTTTTACGAAGATTATATTGATTATGAAACACAAAGAGAATTTGAAATAGGATTTGATGAAGAAACCAACCGATACACAATTCCTATTCGTTCTGAATTGGGAGATTTAGTTGGTGTAAAAGCAAGATATTTTGATAGAAAAGTGCCTGATGGAATGAGTAAATATATTTATTTAGAACCATGTGCAAAGTCGAAAATTATATATGGACTATATAAAACTCTTCCTTATATAAAAAGAGTAGGACGTATTTATGTGGGTGAGGCGGAAAAATTTGTAGAACAAGCATGGAGTTATGGCTATCGAAATACTGGCGGTACGGGTGGTAAGGAGCTATCACAATATCAGATTGATTTACTTGTTAGGTTGGGAGTAGACATAATTTTTTGCTTTGATAAAGATGTAACTAGAGAAGAATTAGAAGAATTGGCAGAAAGATTTCCAGAAGGTGTTCCACTCTACTACATGTTTGATGAGGATAATGTTCTAAATGAAAAAGAATCACCGACTGATAAACCTGTAAGTTGGGAGCATATGGTTAAAAATAATATATACAGATTAAGATAAGAAGGTGTGTATTTGAAATACAGATTGTATGAAAATAGCAATAATAATACTTCCAATGTATTAGCGGAAGTTTTGAAAAATAGAGGGATTAATGACTATGAAAATTATCTCAACTTAAATGAAAGTGTTTTAATTTCGTATGAGAAATTGGAGAATATAAATAAAGCAGTAGAATTATTTATGAAACACTTTAACAATAAAGATAAAATTGAGATACTTGTAGATGAAGATCCAGACGGATTTTGTTCGGCAGCTATGATATATTCATATATCAAAAAGATGGATGATAATTATCCTGTTGAGTACATATTGCATACAAGGGCAAAGGCACATGGTTTAGATGATGACATTGTAATACCTGATGATACAAAGTTATTGGTTATTCCTGATGCCGGGACAAATGATACAGAGCAATGTCAGGAACTTTCTGAAAAAGGCATTGATGTACTTATTCTCGACCATCATGAATCAGAAGAAAAAAATCCATATGCTTTGATTGTAAACAATCAGATGAGCAAGAATTACTCTAACAAGGATTTTTGTGGAGCAGGAGTGGTGTACAAGTTTTTGCAAGCATTAGACACTGAAACTTGGAATGAGTTTGCAGATGATTATTTAGACTTATGTGCATTAGCAAATATTAGTGATGTTATGGATATGCGTTCATTTGAAACAAGATACATCACAAATCTTGGATTACTTAATATTAAAAATAAATGTTTTCAGTCACTCATTAAAGCACAAGATTACAGTATGAACGGCAAAGTTAATATCCATAATATTCAATGGTATATAACTCCTATCTTAAACGGAATGATAAGGATTGGGTCGGCTGACGAAAAAGAGTTATTATTTAGAGCCTTTATTGAAACGGATGAATTCTTTGAATATAAAAAAAGAGCTACTAAAAATAGACCGTCAGAAACAATTCAAGAAAGCATTTATGATAGAGCTGCCAGACTTTGCAAAAACGCAAAGGCTCGACAAGATAAAATGAAAGAGAAAGGTGTAAAGGCTATTTCAGAAGTAATAGATGAACTTCCTCTAGATGATAAGGTCATTATGGTTGATGTATCGGACTTACTTGATAGTGGACTAACAGGCGTTGTAGCAATTAAAATTGCAGAACAATATAACAAGCCTTGTATTCTACTACAAAAACATTTTGATAAAAAGACAAGAATGACAGTATTCGGTGGCAGTGCAAGGAATATTGATAATAGTCCAATTGACAGCTTTAAGGATCTTGTTAATTCTACAGGTATTGTCAATGGTAAAGGTCACGCTAATGCTTTTGGTATTGTAAATTTGCCAATTGATGATAAAGAAAAAGCAATAAGTATGATGAATAATATTCTTAATGATACTGAATATGATTCTACATATTGTGTAGATTTTATCTTGGATATTGAGCATATTACAATCTCATTAATTATTAAGTTGTCACAATTTGAAGATATTATATGTCAAGGAATTAATGAACCAATGCTTGCAATAGAGAATATATCATTAACAAGAGATTGTTTTGAGGTATTCGGTAAAAACGAAGATACTATCAGTTTTATGGTAAATGATATTAAATATATTCAGTTTAAATGTAAGAATGGTAATCAGTTATATGATTTTTTGCAAAACGCTTGGGACGATAATGATAGCATTACATTTAATATTGTTGGAAAGCCTTCAATCAATGAATATAACGGCGTTAGAACACCTCAGATTATAATTGAGGACGTGGAGGTTATTAATACAAGTGGCAATGATGAAGATGACGATTGGTAGGAGGTAAATTATGTATAGTTCATTACATAATCATGATTTTTATTCATTGTTGGATGGTTATGGAAGTCCAAAGGAAATGTTGGACAGAGCCAAGGAGATAGGATTAAAAGCGTATGCTACAACAAATCACGGAAATGCATATGCCCATATATACTATGACCTTATAAAAAAAGACTATCCAGATATTAAAATGATTTACGGATGCGAGTTATATGAATGCGAAGATATAGCAATCAAGGATAAGGACAACAAATACTTTCATTTAATCTGTTTAATAAGAAATGAACAGGGTAGAAAAGATTTAAATAAAGTCATTACAAAGAGTAATTTTGAAGGATTTTATTTTAAACCACGATGTACTATAGAGGATATAAAACCTTATGCTGAAAATTTTGTTATTTCATCTGCTTGTCTAGCTAGTAAATTAGCAAGAGAATCAGATTTTGAAAAATGCGTTGAATATATTAATGAATATAAAGAAGCATTTCCGTATTTCTTTCTTGAAATGCAGTCGCATTCACATCAAGATCAATGTTTGTATAATCAAAAAATATTAGAACTTTCCAAACGAACAAACACTCCATTTATTATTACAACGGATAGTCATGCACCCAAAAAAGAAGATTTATACTATCAAGACAAGCTTATTCAAATTGGTAGAAAAAGCACTAACAATGATAAAAATGCGATTGAGAATAGCGAAGTGTATGAAGGCTGTTATATGCAATCAGAGCAAGAAATACATGAGTGTATGGACGCACAAATTGGATATGACAATGTGTGTATCGGGCTGGAAAATACTAATAAAGTAGCAGATTTGATTGACGAAGTTCGCATGCCATTTCAAAAGCCTCAGTTACCAACATTCCCATTACCAAAAGGATATAAAGACAATAATGATTTTTTATGGCATTTAGTAAATCAAGGATGGAAAGATAGAGGATACGACAAACTTGATGAAACTGAACAAAAAATCAGAAGAGAACGACTTGATTATGAAATGGATATTATTCATTCAATGGGATTTGATGGGTATTTCTTATTTGTTTGGGACTTTATTAAAGCGGCAGAGAAACTGGGCATTGAAGTAGGCAAGGGAAGAGGAAGTGCAGCAGGGTCACTGGTTTGTTATTGTTGTCATATCACAGATATTGACCCGATAAAATACGGACTTATTTTTGAGCGTTTCTTGAATCCTGAACGTGTGGGACTTCCTGATATTGACACAGATGTTGGAAATAGAGATGCAATTATTGATTATCTTGTTGATAAATATGGTGAGGATAGAGTATGTCAAATTATAAATTACTCATACATTACACCGACGGTAGCAATTACAGATGTGGGAAAAATACTTGGTTTTCCATATAAACAAATGCAAAAACTTTCGCAAAAATTTACATTTGATAATTGGGATGACTGTATGAAAGCTAATCCGAAATTGCTTATAGATAACCCACAGTATGTTGAATTATTTGATATTGCTCAACATTTAAGTGGTCGAGTAAAAACGGTTTCTATTCATGCCGGTGGTATTGGTATTGTTGATACAACAATCAATGATTATATGCCAATGAAGATAGGAAGTAAGGGCGAACATGTAATTCAAGTTGACAAACACTACGTAGAAGATATTGGAATTGTTAAGTTTGACCTACTGGGCGTTGCCACACTTAATCTTGTAAAAGAAATTAAAGATGATTTACATTTGAATCCTTGGGATTATGACATTAATAATCCTGATTTTGAGAATGATAGACCAACATATGAACTATTAGCAAGTGGCAAAACAAACGGTGTGTTTCAAGTCGAATCAGCCGGAATGAAAGATTTATTGATTCGATTGAAACCAAAACTTGAACAGTTAGATTTTGAAGTTATATCTGTTGTTTTGGCTTTGTATAGACCTGATAGTATGGGCGCACTTGACGAATATGTTGAAATGGCAACTGGCGGAAGCAGACCACCATCTATTCATCCTGATATGGATAAAATTTTGAAAGATACAAATTATTGCATGATTTATCAAGAACAGCTTCTTGACATTGTAAAAAAATTTGGTGGCAGAACATATGGAGGGGCAGACTTGTTCCGTAAGGCAATCGGAAAAAAGATTGTTGAATTAGTACAAAAAGAATCGGAAATCCTTCGTAGTGAAATTGTAGCTAATGGTTATTCTAAGGATATTGCGGATAAGATAGCAAATGAATTATCGAAAAAGGGCGGATATTTGTTTAATAAGTCACATTCTTACAGTTATGCAGTTCTTTGTTTTGAAACCGCATGGTTTAAAGCACATTATCCAACCTATTTTTTTAAAGCTTTATTTAATCAAAACAAAGACAAGGCGGGAGCTATTAATAAGTACATACTTGATGCAAGGTATTTTAATGTGAACATTATGCCACCGAACATCAACCACTCTGGCATGAATTTCACGGTTGATAATGAAAAAGTTCTTTTTGGACTATCAGCAATTAGTGGTATTGGCGAATCGCTTTCTAAACAAATTATTGAGGAAAGAGAGAATAATGGTATATATAAATCTTTTAACGATTTGACCCAAAGGCTTTCTTTGGATAAGGCATCTGTCATAGCACTCATTAAATCTGGTGCAATTCCTTGTAAAAATAAACGTGAAAAACTTATATCATATCTAAAATCGGAGTACCAACCGTTAAAGTTTTCAGAGGTTAAATCATTACCTACATATAAAAAACTTGAAGAAGATTGGGGAATCGATTTGAGAAAATATGTTATCCCTTCATCTGGAAGCCGAGTTGTATATGATAAAGAAGCATTACTTTCCGAATATAACAGATTAAAAAAGATACAATTCAATGAAAATCAAAAAGTAAGATTTCAAAAGTATATAAATGAAAATCAAAAATATCTTGCAGATGAACAGTTTTGGGAATTTCAAACATTACAAGTTTTTATCAATGATAATCCATTTGATGCTGCTTATACATTTTTAACACCATTTGAAGAAATTTCTGATGGCGAGAAATGTACTTTAGTTGGTATTATTGCAAAAGTTCAAAAGAAGAAAGATAAAAATGGCAAGCAATTCGCATATATAAATATCTATTCAAGTTTTGGACTTGTAGAAGGAATTGTATGGCATAGTCAATTAAAAGAATATGAAGATTTAGTGAAAAAAGGACAGCAAGTCGCTATTCTTTGTAAGAAAGATAGTGAAGAAAAAGTAATTGTAGAAAAATTAAAGTCATATAGTAAGTGGCTTGAGAGTGTGAGAAAGAAAGGAGTATCAGTTTAAAAAAGATCAGCTTATTACGGTTTTTAATATACTCTTTTAGAATATTGGATGGTGGTTTTTTGTATGGAGAATTATAAAATATATGTTCATATAAACAAAATTAATGGAAAGATTTACATAGGTCAAACAGGTCAAGAAAATGTCAAAGATCGTTGGGATAGTGGTTGGGGATATAAACAATGTGTCGCGTTTAATAATGCTATTAATAAATATGGTTGGAATAACTTTCAACATATAGTGTTAATAGATAGATTGACTTTAGAAATGGCGAATATTATAGAGGAAGAATTAATTAAAAAGTATAAAAGTACAAATAGCAAATATGGATATAATATTCGTCCAGGTGGTGAAAACTCTATATTGAGCGAGGAATCAAAAGAAAAAATAAGACAAAAAGCATTAGGTAGAAAAGCTTCAGAAGAGACGAAACAGAAAATAAAAGATCATTGGAAAATATACGGTCATCCGTTTAAAGGCAAACATCATACAGATGAGACAAAACAAAAAATAGCGATTGCAAATACCGGAAGATCTAAAACTGAACAAGAAATTGAAGATGCACATTATAGGACGCTTGGAGAGTTGAATCCGTTTTATGGGAAACACCATACAGAAGAAACAAAAGAAGTATTAAGTAATTTGGCAAAAGAAAGATATTTGGACGAGGATAATCCTTTTTACGGTAAATATCATACAAATGAATCTAAGAAGAAAATGTCAGAAGCTCATAAAAAAATACCAAAAGAAAAACATGGTAGGTATGGGAAGAAAAACTCAGAATCTACAATACGAGCAGTGCAAGAGGCTCATTATAAAGAAGTTGTTCAATATGATTTACAATATAAAGAGGTCGCAAGATATAAATCAGTAACAGAAACGGCAAAAATAATTGGCTGTTCAAAAAGTGCAATATCAAAGTGCTGTACAAGAGTGAATAAAACATGTCAAGGATACATTTTCCTATATGTCGAGGACATAGAAAAAGAAAGAGAGGTAAGTTGATTGTCTGATGATAATATTTACGAATTTAAAATTGTTGTAACATATGAAAAATATTATAATGATGATACAACTTGGGGAACTTATATTGCATATACAGAAGATGATATACCGTTTTTTACCAACGGTGAAGCAAATAAGTTCGATAATTCGGAAGAAAAAAAGAAATTTTGTAACATTGTTGGTAAGATGCAACAGTTATCTATTGGTGGAGAATATCAAATTAAAGCAAAATATGAATATAATAAGCAATATGGTCATCAATATAAACCATTATCAATATATGCTTTAGTTCCACAAACAAAAGAAATGCAATTATTATTTCTTAAAACAATAATCCCAGAGTGGATGGCAGAAAACCTTATCAACGAGTACCCCAACTTAGTAAATGATGTTGCAAATGGAACACTAAAAGAAATAGATTATTCGAAAATTAAAGGAGTTAGAGAAATTACTTGGAACAAAGTTAAAGAAAAAATAATCAATAATTATCTGATTTCTGATATTCTTATGCTTCTTAAACCATTAGGAGTTACATATACGATGATTAAGAAACTCCTGTCTGACGAACCAAATCCAGTATTATTAAAGAGAGAAATTGAAAAAAACCCATGGGTTTTAACTCGTGTGGACAATTTAGGATTCAAACGTGTCGATGATTTGGCATTGAAATTAAAACCAGAATTAATTGATTCAACGCAAAGATTGGTATCATTTATTCAATATTACTTTAAGGATTTAGGCGAAAGTAAGGGACATACATGGTGTTCTGAAAAAATCCTGAGAACTGCGATTAGCAACAATGTTTACGAATGTAGTGATAAAGTTGATTGGCTTTTTGAAAATAATAACTTTCTTCATATTGTCAATGGACGTATCGGTCTAAAATACTATTATGATATTGAACAACAAATCTATCAATTAATTCTTGACAAGTCAAAGGTTGATACTACGATTAATATTTCTGATACAGCTATCGAATTGGCAATAAAACACGCAGAGGAAGAGCAAGGTTTTAATTATGTAGTCGAACAATTGGACACAATTCATAAGAGTCTACATAGAACAGTCAGTTTAATAACTGGTAAGGCAGGCACAGGAAAAACATCAATTATGCGAGCAATTGTAAAAGCATATACGGAGAATAATTATATGATAACTGCTTCAGCCTTATCGGCAATGGCAGCTCAAAGAATTACAGAAGCAACAGAGTTCCCTGCGATGACAATTCATAGAACGCTTGGTTGTCAAGGTTTAAACAAATTTACTTATGATAAGGACAATCATTTGATTACCGATGTTGCATTTCTTGATGAAGGAAGTATGGTAAATGCCAGTTTGTTTTTACATTGGCTTGAGGCGATAGGTGACAATACAAGGATTATTATTTCAGGAGACCACAAACAATTACCGCCCATAGGGTTTGGAAACGTGTTCTCCGATTTAGTTGAAATGTTTGATGATTCTATTGTAAGTAAGCTTATAAAACCTATGAGACAAGCTGAAAAATCAGGTATTCTTGTAGATGCTAACAAAATTCGTGAGAATATTAATCCCATATCAGAGAAATTACAACCTCGCATTATCCATGGTGAATTACAAGATATGTATTATATGTTTCGTTCAAATAGGCAGTCACTTTTTAATATTGCAATTAAAACATTTCTCAAGTCGGTAGAAACAGATGGGATTGACAATGTTGTTATTGCAGTTCCTCGTAGAAAGGATTGCTTAAATAGTACAAACGAAATAAATAAGGTCATTCAAAATGAATTATTAGGAGACGTACAACAAAGTATTGAAGGATTTGAAACTAATTTTAAGCTTGGGGCAAAAGTTATGCAAACAGTTAATGACTATGATAAAAATGTTTTCAACGGTGAAATCGGCTATATAACTCAAATTGGTGAAAGATATGAATCCAAGAAGAAAAAAGAAGAATATTGTGTTGTAACATATTCGGATATATGCGGACATGACAAACTCATTGAATACACTAAAAAAGAATTAACTTCGCTATCTTTAGCATATGCAATGACTGTACATAAGTTACAAGGAGCTGGTCGAAAAACGGTCATTGGCATTATTGATAATACACACCATCAACTTTTGGATAATTGTATGTTATATACATTACTTACACGAGCAAAAAAGAGATGTTTGCTGTTAGCAGAACCAAGTGCATTTTTACAATGCATCCGTACAAGTCATAATCATAGAAATACTTGGCTTAAATCTCAAACAGAGAATAATTATATGGGCGAATGAGGTTATGATAATTTAAAGAAAATTTTGGAGGGATAAATGAATAAGATAAAAGTTTTTGAAAATTTATTAAATAAATTTGAAACAGAAGAAATTAAAAATTACTGTACAGATATGATTAAGGAAATCCCAGATTATATCTTTACAATTCCAAGTAGCACATCATTTAAATATCACAACAAGACACAGTGTCAACCTCATGGACAGATTTTTCATATTCTTATGTTTGCAGAAGTTATGAATTATATACTTGGGTTGGAGTATGTAAAAGAAAAAACAAATGAAAGACAAAGAGACTGCCTACGTTGCACTCCAATTTTTCATGATGCAGTCAAGTGTGGATTGAACGGCTCTCGATATACAGTCCATGAACATCCACTACTTGCCGGCGAATGGGTGAGGAATACAAATGTTGAGCACGATATAGATGCTAAAACGAAAGTCTATATCGCAAGATTATGTGAAAGCCATAGTGGTGAATGGACTTCTACCAAAAGAAGTAAAACTGTTTTACCAAAACCAGAAAATGATGAGCAATTTTTTGTACATATGTGTGATTATTTAGCAAGTAGGTCGAATCTTGATATGAGCTATTCTGATGAGGTTATTTCTACTTTGGGTGGAGTAGATATTCCAAAAGAAGAATTGCCTGATATTGATACATATATATTGACCTTTGGCAAACATAAGGGTGAAAAATTGACAGATGTTGCTCACACTGACCCAAGTTATATCTCGTGGGCGAAAGAGAATGTAACAAGAGAACCACTTAGAACTCTCTTGACAAAAATATAGGTGGTAATCATGGAATGGTTTAAGAAGTGGCTAACAGATGGATTCACTAAAGTGCCGTTGTTGAGTATTAGTGTTAATCTAAAATTCTTCAAAAAATATGGATCGAAATATTCTTGTACTTGTCGAGTTAATAAGCTATTCAAGAATGATTGGTATATTAAAAGAACAATGGAAGATTTGTGTGAATATATAAGAAAAAATTATAATATGGAGGACTTGGAATGAAGAAATTTGCAACAGGGCAATAGAAAATTACATTGCGATTGGTAGGAAGGAGAATAAGTATATGTGGTTATTAAAGTTGCATTTTGCATTTTCAATATTGTGCATGATGACATTTTTTGGAGTTATGATGTTTTCGAAAGATGTTTTAAAACGGAATGGATATGTAGACGAGATTGAAGGTAAGAAAAACATTCGATATTATCTTAGGTGTATTCGATCATTTATTTCTCTTATCCTACTAATGTTTGTTCCTATTTTAAACATATCGGGCGTTATCATAATATTTCAAATGATAAGAATGTCAAAAGATGAGTTTATGGACTGGTAACAAGACAAATTTGAAGAATTTAGAAGTCGAAAAAATGACTAACGATTGAATCTGAGATTTCAAAGGAATTTTTATACTATATATAGATGATATTTTAAATATAAACACAATATATAGTGGGTGAAAATGAGTAAAACATGACGGAGGTAGCAATGGGATACGAAATTAGAGATAAAATAAAAGAACCTACAACAATTACAGATATCGGCAACTTGAAAATAATAAACAAAAACGGTATGTATTATTTAGAGGTAGAATTTTTAGGAGAAACAGATACTTCTTTTGTCAAAGGTACGACTACATTGGAACTCCCAGTAGACATCAATAGACTGTCATTTACATTGGGGAGTCGAAATAATCCTTCATATATAACGGAACAATATTATATTGAGACAATGAACTTGGGTTTTGGAGATTTAGTATCTAAAGATGGGAAAATTGATTTTGAGATTGTAGGTGACAAAAGAAAGAATATGACTTTATCTGAAATAGAAGAAAAACTCGGTTACAAAATCAAACTTGTAAGTGAAAAGTAGGTGAAGTTATGAACCCATATGAAATAACATTTAGAGCATTATTAGGAACATTTTTGAAACATGGAATATGTGTTGAGAGAGTGAATGTAGGCGAAAATACTATTTACATTTCTCTTCCTAAAAATTCATATATTCATGGACAAGGTTGTATCAAAAATATTGATGACCAAGCAAAAATAATCAAAAAGCTTCTTATTAATATAGGTATTCTTCCGTCTGACGGAAAAGTGAAATATCGAGGTACAAATGTTTGTTGGACGAAAGAGACAGGCAATGAAAATTTTATTAACAATATTGAGTTGGTGTTAGGAGAATATTAAATATGAAGAAAAATAAAAACAAAGTTGTTCTGCCAGTGGCATGTGAAAATCCGAATAATGTATCGGTTACAACTTTAAGCCTTAATCAAGTGGGTGTGAAAGTTTCCGATGACTTTGAGGGCGAAAAACCGGCAAAGATAATTCTTACCTCTGTTGATAAAGATTGTGGTGTTTACTTTAAAATGTATTATGTTACGGAAGACGGCAATATTTATCCAATGGAGCAAGATGACGAATAAGATTGCAAATAAAACTTTCATAGGGATTAGAGGAGAGTGAAAATAATGGGATGTCATACATCATTCAGTAGACCTATAACTGATAAAGAGTTTCAGTTAATGAAAGAATATGCTCCAATAGAAATATTTAATTTGACTGGCTCTTCAGAAGAAAATATGGAATTGGGATTAAACAATGAATTTTTATATAAGCAATTGATGAAATCGTTTGTTAAAAATATTCCATGTGTATATGGAAAGTATTGGTGGCAACTTGGTTATGGTGCAGGAAATCCACAACTATTAAATGGTTCAGCTTATATTTATGAGATACGAGGTCGTAGCGGATTGTTTGTCGATATCCCAGAATATGAAGATATTTTTAGAGTTAAACATTATCCAAGAAAAGTAATTACAAACCGTAGGAATCTAAGACGTTGGATGCGTAAGGATTATTTTAAATTAACCAAAGAACAACTTGACAAGGTTTCAGAATTCTTTGAAAAATATCCTGACGGAGTGATTACATTTGGATAAGGATTAGGACACTTTATTAGGAAGGTAGTGTAACATATGAAATATAGTATTAAAACTACAAAGACTTTAAATGCAGATAATAATTTGAAATTTTCTGTCGGGCAGGATATTGCATTTATGATATATAATGAAAAATCAAATTGTCATAACCACTACATAGGTGAAATAACCGAAATAACAGAAGATGCAATTATAATCAAAAATATTGAAATCAACAAAGAGTATGTTGACGGGAAAATGATTATTGATTTGAATTTGATCGCACCGAACAGTTGTGGTTATGTTTCTATCAGTTAAAAGTATATTATGAAATGTGAGTTTCAAATGTGGTGGAATCGTTTTGAAGGAGTAAAAGATGAAAGTAATTAAAGACAAAAATAACAGAATATTTGTAATTCCGAACGTAGAGAAGCCTATAAAAATTGTATTTCAAGATAGGTACAACATAGAAGAAACAACAAATGGATTAATAATTACTGAGAGAATATCATTGCAAAAAGCAATAAAGCAAGTAAAAGCGGCAGGTAATGACCCGAATGAATTTATAGATATGTTAATCAGAAATGGAAAATGGGAAGGAACTCTTGTATGAGAGGAGAATAGACCAATGGATAAAGAAACTGAAGTAAAATTGAAGAAATGGTTAAAACAAAATTATTTTTGTGCTCAATATTTCATCAATAAAAATAAAGAACAGTCTGAAAAGTCTCCCAATGACTGGTTTAATGCTGGTTACAATCGTGGATTTGTTCTTGCAATCAACAAGGTTAGTCATATTATAGGGATAGATTTAGAGGAAGCAAAAAGTTTAAAGATCTTTTGTGATGATTAGTATTAAAATCACACATTTAAGAGGAGAGATAGATATGAATGGCTACATAGATTTTAATTTAATAAAGAAATATCCAAACAAATACAACTTAACCCCATCGAACATCGAAAAATTAAAGATATTGAATTGGGAAGAACTGAAAAAGTATTTACGTCATAAGATAGTTTTGAAGGATGGTGTATGGTGGGAACATTTTGAAGGTTGTAATTTTGATAATGATAAATATGATGATTATTCTCAATTCCGGATAGCTTTTAATGAGAAAAGTAATAAAATTATTTGTGGGTTTACAACATATTTTGGCTGTAAAGATTATATATTCAACGAATTTTATAAAATTAAGGATATTGAACAGAAACGCGATTTATATGTGCAAGTCAACACAATTAAATATTTGAATATGTTACTTGATAAAGGTATTTTAGGATTTGATAACCCCAAAAGTGAAATAATAGATGAAAAACAAGAACTTGTTATAGTTCCAAGTCTTACAAGATTTACGGGAGACTTTTGTGATGTAGATTATAGTACATATAAAAATATTATTTTAGACTCCATTAGAATTAGCACAATCGACAAAAATAATAAAACCGAGCTTATTCCATTTGATATTAAAATCGGCGGAAAAGGTGGCTGTAGAATTGTTCCAAGTTTAAGAGCGGACGAATATTTAATGAGTTATCAACGTGTAACAATGGGATATAAACTTAAGTTAGATAAAGATAATACAAATGCCTATACAGGACATAAATTGTTTATTGATAATACTTTAAGATATGGCGAAATTGAACTTAGATAAAATAAAGGAGAATAACATTATGGAAGATAACAAAATAAGCATTATAACATGTGAATCGGGAGATTGGACAATCCTTCGATATGAGGATTTTGAAAGAAGTGGACATAGAATTGAGTTAGAGGATATTGAAGATTTGTTAAAATATCTTGGATATGAAGTAGAGTACAAAGAGATTTCAGATGAAGAAATGGAGGAGTTAAATTAAATGAATATTGGGCTAATGTATGACGCTATTGATGTAATTGAGACATTGTGTGATTGTATAAGAGACACTCCAGCAAGTTGCGATGCATGTTACTTAAACGAATATCCTGAAACATGTAAAGCAAATAGAGTTATTGAGAAGTTTGAAAATACAAAAGCTAAAAACGACTAACGAAATATGTTTTTCAATGGATTACATTAATACATGAAATGGAGAAATAAAAATATGAAGTGTTTGATAAGTACCGCTCATGGACATAGTCCAGAAGAAATGTTAAGAATATATTATAAGCTAAAAAACTTTAATCCTATTGTCGTAAGCGAAAGCTGGCGTCTTATTATGATTGAAGTTGAAAATTTACAACAGTTAATTGATAATTTGAAATTTCCACTTATAATAGACCGAGCAAGAAAGAAGGATATGTCCTATGGCTGGTTGATAAAAAAACATAATATCAAATATGATATAACAATTTATGATGATTATATAGAGTAAATACAAAAATTTAACTTTTAATTCAATAGAGCAATTCTGCTCAAACTTTCCGGAAACAAATAGAAAATATATTATAGTAGCTACAAAACAATATTTTATTAAGAAAGGATAAGAATGTTCACAGTGAGTAAACCTGCGCAGGTACTAATTAAAGGTGAACAAAATTGAAAAATACAATAGAAAAAGATTGGACAGGAAACAAGAACAGCGTCTTTAAAACATTAGGTGCAAGTAACCACACTGACAAAGAAAGACAAAATGAAGATTATTATGCAACTGACCCTATAGCAATAGATGTTCTTATCAGAGATGGCAAAGTGACATTTGATAAGCCTATTTGGGAGTGTGCTTGTGGACGAGGTGATTTATCTGATAGATTAAAAGATTATGGTTACGATGTGTATTCCACCGATTTAGTTTATAGAGGTTATGGCAAAGGTGGAATTGATTTTCTTACATATGATGGTGTTTGGAAGGGAGATGTTCTAACTAATCCGCCATATAAATATGCAAAAGAGTTTATTGAACATGCAATGGAGATAATTCCTAAAGGTCGTAGAGTATTTATGTTTTTAAAAGTACAGTTTCTTGAAGGTAAGGCTCGTAGAAAATTATTTGAAAAATATCCGCCTAAATGTGTCTATGTATCAAGCAGCCGAATTCTTTGTGCAAAGAACGCAATGTTTGATGAGATGAAAGCTGGCGGTGGTAGTGCGGTGGCTTATGCGTGGTTTGAGTTTGAGAAAGGATATAAAGGAAAGAGTGAATTGAAATGGATAAATTAAGGGAGAAATTATATAAAGAAATGGAGAGTTGGGTTAGTGATTTGGACACTGACTCCGACTTGCCAAAACGTGAATTATTATCAGCTTATGCATATGAATATTGCATTAAGGACGAGATCATTGATTTTTTCGATGTTTGTGATGATGAAGAATGGAATGATTATTACAATGACCTACTTCAAAAAGACAACACATTGGAATATCTATACGGAGAATATATGGAGTGTGATACAGCTAATATACAAGATGTCATTATTGATTTTATGTGTTTTGATAAGGGATATTATGAATATGTAAACGAATAAATGTGAGAAGAATATTGACAAAGGAGGTTTTGCTTTGAAGAAAAGTATTAATCATATATCAAAGATAACGATGAATATAATGATGTCTGAAAAGTCAGAAGGAGCACTCTTGTCTGATGTATATGCAAGACAATTGCTCATAAGCCAAATAAATAGTCAAGAGACATATGAAGAGATAGATAAAAATTTTGATAAAATAAAAAATTGTGAAACTTTTTATGTGAATGATTTCAACATAGACAGCAAGGGAGCAAAGGTTGAAGTTATAGATTTGAACCAACCAACTAACACAGACCATCTACTTGAAGTAATTGATGCTCTTGCTTATCAACTTGCTTGTTATAAATATCCTAATCATAAAGTACATAACTTTGATGATAAAGAAGAAATTTTAACTGATGTGGGATTAGATGATTGCTTCAAACGAGAACTTGTCAAGGAAAGATAAAAAGAGGTGAACAAATGCCAATAAAAGAAGAAAATCTTATTCTTAGTTTGATTAATTCAGAAACAGGAGAAGAACTTTATCAAGTAGATGGACTGCAAAATATTTCTTTTAATAAGGAGTCAAAAACTAATTACGTATTCGATTATGAGAAAAAGACTTTACTTTCATTTGCAGATAGCCCTACATTTACCTTATCGTTTAATACTCCTATTGATACAAGTAATTTGATGTTATCATTGGGAGTTGATATTTCTAACGCACCAGATAAATACAATTTTCAGATTATAAAAGTCAAACAAGCCCGTAAACACAAAAAGAAAAGAATAAATAAGAAGTGGATTAAGCGATATGGATATAAACAGATATTGGTTGATTGTAAAGGGTGGAAGTTGAAAACACATACAGATGGAACTTATGAATTTGTAAAATAAAAATAGAAGGAGAATATTAATATGGATAATTCAACATCATCAGATATTTTGTGGTCAGCACAAATAGCACAACAAAAGACGAAAGAAATTCTTAAAAATTATAACAGTCAAGAATTAAGTGAAATTTCAAAACAAATTAAAGAGACGGTTGCCAATGGCGGATTTTCTATAATGTATATAGGAGACCTGAGTGATGGAATAGCCAACAAATTAAGAAGTCTTGGTTATGATATTTTTGACAGATCAATTTATTCGCCGGCATATGAAATCAGTTGGGAATAGATAGATGAAAGTTCGGTTTCAAAGGAAGAATATTAAAATTAGAAAGGAAATAAACAATATGCCAAATTGGTGCGAAGGGATGCTAAAGATTAAAGGTAAACAAGAAGATGTTTTTTGTCTATTAATAAATAATCTATCGGTTTGGAAGACAGTCTTGCAAAAAGAGCCCTCAATCAGTATAGTAGAAATTCTCGATGAAGATGGAATTAAAATAGACGTAAAAAATAAAACCATACATGTAAATAATCTGGCTTATATAAAGGGTACATGTAGAAATTTTGTAGAACCAAACGATATAGAAGTATATAAAGGTGTAGACGGCAATAGTTGTGTGGCTCTTGAATTTAAGGGCGCATGGGCTATAAATAGTGAACCATATGTTAATTTATCAAGAAAGTATAATGTAGATATTAAAATTGAAGCATTTGAACGAGGCATGGAATTTAGCCAATTTATTCTTATCGAGAAAGGCGAATTAAAAGAAGATAAGGATATAAAATATGATGATTATGTATGGGATTGTGTAATGCCCAATTTGGGCGGCTGATGGCTTACAAAAACAAAGGAGGAAAACAAAATGTTCGCAGACCTTTTAAAATTTTTACATAATCAACGTGATTTTATTCTTATTGTGAAAGTAATCGTAACTTTCCCAGCCACTTCGGTATTTGAAAATGAAATTCGTAAACTTAGCGATAATGCACCTATGATAATAACAAAAAAGAGAAATGTGTCGGAGTGCTCATATGCATTTCTGTTCTATCCATCTTTATGTTGCAAAAAAGATTGTGGATTAACAGAATATCAAGAATTCGCTGTGAAAGCAGATGAACACAAGTACAATTGGGAAATAAACAAAATAGTGCAAAAATATAAAGAGAAGAACAATGTAAGTGAAGCTGCTTATAAGGTCGAATATGACGATTTTAGTTGGCAATTAGAGTTAGAGAAGGAGAGAATATTTAATTATGGAAACAGTTTATGTTGTTGAAGAATTATTTTATGATGAAAAAACTACTAAAGAGGTAAGAGCTGTATTTAAAAATCGTAAGAAAGCGGAAGAATATTGTTCTTGTCATATTGACTGTAGTATTAAAGAATGTAATTACAGTGATGATAAAACTTACACACCTTTCAATCGAGTTCTTATACAAGGCAAAATTAATGGTCAGTCATTTCCTAGCTATACATTTCAGCGTCTGTCAAAAGAGGATGATGATTCGGAAAGTAAAGAATTTGTATATGTTTTCCAATCATTTGGTGACACTAATGTTAAATTTGTAGTAAACAAAATACTTCCTGATAATTATGACGAAGAAACAGAAAAATTGAAATATGCACAAATATTACAAGATATTATGAATATTAGTAAAATACAACTCGAAGAAATTCAGCTAGAAGGATTTGAACAAACAAGTGGTGGTCTTGATTCAACTCGATTCAAATTGACAAAAATTATTGCTGAAAAGTTTAATGTGAAAATTGAAGATTAAATAATGAAAAACGAAACTTTCGTTTCAAAGAAAGGAGAATATATTATATGAAATATTCAGTAGAAATAGGCTTTAATGGAATAATTACACAGTCTTTAGAGGGGGTAGGTTTCCCCAATCAAACAATAAGTATCTCAACAGAATATCCAGGTACAAAGATAGGATGTGGTTTGTCTAATAATATAAAGCAAATTGTCAAAGATTTTAACGCACAACATTCTGGTAGCATAGGTAATCGAAATATTTACAAGATTCTAAGAGAAACAATTAATGAGTGGTTATTGAAATTAGAAACGGAAGTAATGATAGAAGATGTAGAAAATACAAACGAAGAAAAGAGCAGATAGAAAGATGGAGGCGGAAGAATGGGAGTTTTAGAGGTATTGGCAATAATGTTTATTGTTCTGAAAATACTTGGGTTAATACAGTGGTCATGGTTATGGGTACTTAGTCCAATTTGGATAATAGGCATTTTGGCTATTATACATAGCATTTTTAAAGATATATAAATAAGGAGAATACATAAAATGAAATTTTCAAACACATCAGTAATGAACTTCGAAAACAGTTTTAGAGGTTTAAGAAATCCACTTGAATCATGGCGTAAAAATGATACGGTTGAGGAGAACGGAAAAGTC